AGTAGCTATATAAACCTAGTAATATGCCCAACCTTAACAAAAAATTACTAAAGAAACTACGAAAAAAGTTAGGACCTGGCTGGCCCGATTGTCCGTGCTGTGGTAAAGATTCAAAGAAGCTTAGAAAACTATTGAAGAAAGCAATTAAAAAATTAGATAAGAAAGAAGATTTACTAGAAGGATTAGAACAAATAAATGATTGATATTAATGATCTAAAAGAACGTGGCCGCCCATATTTACAAGAGTATCTGACAGAAAAAGGAATTGAATTTAATAAGAATGGACTATTTAGTTGTATCCATCCTGACCATGATGATAGTAATCCTAGCTGTGGTATCATACCCGCTAGCAACGGAGAAGAATTTCACTGCCTAGGGTGCCTGGATGAAAATGAACATATATGGACAGAGAAAGGACTAGTCCCTATAGGTAAAATAGAAGTCGGGGATAAAGTTTATAGTATAGATGGAACTTTAAAGAAAGTTCTAGCTAGAGAAGATAAAGAAAGAACTGACATTCTAAAGATTTCTACCGGTGCCTATAGAGATCCACTAATCCTAACTAGTGATCATACTATGGTTGTGTTAGAATTTGAGGATCTAAAGAAAGAGGTTCCATTTATTTTCAATAATTCTTCTAGGCCATATGGGATAGGATGGAAAGGGATATATAAGAAGCCAAAAAATATATCAGTTCCTTTTGTTGAGAAGAGAGCAGATGAAGTTTCTCCGTATGACTTCATAGCCTTTCCTGTTTGTAATATAGTAGGGAAGGTCACAAGTATTATAAACACTTATAAATGGAAAGGTAAAGGCCCTAAGCCAGTAGTAATAAAGCAACTAAACCAGTCTCCAGAAATTGCCAGGATGCTGGGACTATACATGGCAGAAGGTAATACAGGAAGAGGGTATATAGAGTTTACGTTTAATATAGATGAGACATACACTCTGGCAGATGATGTAGTTTTAGCTTTAAAGAATATAGGACTAGAGTCTACAAAATTTCTAAAGCCAGAGCGAAATACTTGCACAGTAATGTGTGGGAATACTTCATTAAGCCATATGTTTCAGGAAAAGTTTGGAGCAGGAGCATGGGACAAAAAAATTCCAGAAGAGATATTTACATGGGATCTGGAACATAAACTGGAGTTCCTAAATGGATATCTAGATGGAGATGGAAGTTCTAAATTAACCAAAAAGAATAGAGTATATAACACTTCAGTAACAACGTCTAAAAAAATGATAAACGGTCTATTCAGATTATGTGTAGATTGTTTATTGTTACCGTCTGTGTCCTATAGCTCTGCTTATACAGATAAAGACGGAACTTATCATAGAGAAAGCTGGATTCTAACTATAAAAACTAGAGAAGGACTGTCAGGATTCTATCAAGAGATTGACAATACAATCTATTACATAAGCCAAGTTGAGGCAGTTGAAGAAATTACTGATGGCGATACTAGAAGGATAGTAGTAGATATATCGGTAGAAGGAAACGAAACCTTCTTAACAAAGCTAGGAGTAGTTCACAACTGTCAGAGATCTGGCGATATTTATACTGCCGCACACTACCTAGAAGGTAAACCTCTTTATGGCCCCGGCTTTTTAACTGAAAATTTGTCATATATACTAGACAAATATGAAATAGAGCATGAAAAGATAGAGCTATCTGAACAACAAATCTTAGACATTAAGTATACTAAGGTATATAATGCCGCAGTTGCATTAATGTTTAGTAAGAATACACTAGGAAGCTATAGCTTTATTGATTTCAGCCATGCTAGAACAAGAGGCTGGGCAGAAGATACTGCAATATCATTAGGAATAGGAACAATCTTAAACTTTGATGCATTCATATCTGCACTTGCAGTAAAAACTGATCTATCTAAAGATCAATTAATTGACATGGGAATAGATAGTAAACTATTTGGTCCCACTAAATTAACATTCTGTATTAAGGATCATAAAGATAAGGTCCGCGGCTTTGTTTGTCGCAATATGGATTTTAAGAAAGATGGAGACATCGAAAAATATTGCAACACCAGTGAGTATAAAAATCCTTTCTATCAAAAAGATAAATTGTTATATGGTTTAAATATAGCTAGCAAATATACTGGGCTAAGACTAGATATATTCGAAGGCTATGGTAGCTATGTAACTGCTTATCAAGCGGGCTATAGAACTTGTGTAGCTATGGGCGGCACAGCCTTTACTGCTGATCATGCACAGCTACTATATGAGCTTGGCTTTAGGCATATCAACTATGTAATGGATGTAGATGATACGGGAACTAGGCTCTCTAAAGTCTATATAGAGAGATTCTCTGGGTTCCAAGGCCTTAAAGTAACTATAACCAAGCTGCCAATTCCAACAGAAGACATCGAAAAGGATAAGGGTAATAATGATGCTGATTATTACATTAAAACTTATGGTATAGATGCTTATAGAAAAATAAAAACAATTGGCGCCTTTGAACACAGCCTAGAAAAAATAGGAGACCTAGTAAAAGAGTCTGAAGAAGCTATTTCTTTTGCTAAAGAAACTATTAAGCTGTTGATGAATGAGGAGAATAGAATTGAGCGCGGGAGAATGATTAAGATACTGTCTGATAAGACAGGAGTATCTAAAGATGATCTTGAAGCTGAAATCTATAGAATCCAAGGCTCACAAGCCAACTCTATAAAGAATAAGTTAGAAAAGAAATTAAAAAATACTAATGATCCTGACACATTAGAGCAACTTCTAAGCACTTCTTTATCTGAGTTAAAAGAAGGATCTAATACTAAAGAAGATAAATATTTGATATCTACGGCCGAGTCTGTTGAGGTATGGTCAGGAATATTTTCTGACATGAATGCCCAAAAGTCAGGGATACATGGCTGGAAAACAGGATATCAAATCCTTGATGATAAGCTAGATGGATTAGCAAAACCAAATAGAGGCGGCGTAGCTATTGGATTAGCTGGCGCACCGCAGCATGCCAAGTCAGCCATGCTTTTAAATATTGTCACTCAAGCTATTCTAAATAACAATGAAGATCTAAGTGTATTATATTGGGCCATAGATGATAATAGAAAGACAATAGGCTATAGACTAGTAGCTATGCTATCTGGAGTCCATATAAAGAAGGTTAGAAACATGCTTCCTAGATCTCCAGAAGAAGATGAAGCCATTAAAGCCGCGCAACGATTGCTTATAAAATGGACAGAAGAAAAAAAACTAATAATCAAAGATGATCTGTTTGGTAGATCAAAAAATAAAGCAGAGCATTGGATTAGTAGCTTTCAGAATGAGTCTAATAATCAGATCCTATTCTGTATTGATTCATTAAATAATATAGCAGGAGATGATGGCGCAGAAATGAGATCAAAAATGATCTCCAGTTCAGGTTGGGCTAAAAGCCTAACTACTAGAATACCATGCACAGTGTTAGCTACCATGGAACTAGTAAAAAATAGGACTGATGAGAAGCCTAACCTAATGTCTATAGCTGAATCAGGAAAGCTAGAATATGATTTTGATGCTATTGCTGTAGTATGGAATGAATCACAGGGTAAGTATGGCAACATACAACACTGTAATGCTAAGTGGGGAACAGAAGGATTCTGGAAGCCAGTAATAGAACTAGACTTTCAAAAAAATAAGTGCGCTGCAGGAGAGAAGGGCTCAATCTTCTTTGATTTTGATCCTAGCACTACTAGGCTTTTAAATGCTCGATCTGAATTGATAGTTCAGACGGCACCAATAGAAATCAAAACTAAAAGTGGATCATTTAAAATACGCTCAGAGTTCGATGTCAACGAAGAAGCGCCACCAAAAGTAAAGCTAAACGTATAAAGTTAGATCGCAAACTATTCTAGGAGAATACCCTTATGATCAAAAAATTGATAGCATGTTTATTAACTCTTAGTTTAGTTTGCAACGCTCAATACCTTTGGTATCCTAAAGACTATAACTTGTATGCTGGAAATTCCCATACAACTATATCAACTGACCCTGTAAATGGCGGCACAGTTGCTATTTTAATAAAAGATTTACCGCAGGGATACTACTCCTCAATTAGTTTACGCAACAGCTTCAGACTGCTGCCTAACCGCATGTTTCCAGCCTGTAACTGGCAGGTAGAAGTAGCTATCTCCTTCGGAACACGTAATCCTGAGGATATGATTGATATAAATTCACATAACCTATTGGATTATAGAATAGCAATGCTATCAAAAAATATTAATCTACCATTAACCTATCCTAGGTTCCCTAATGGGGGTATAGATGCAATTATAGGAGATTATATAACAACTGAACTAATTTTTGATACGCCTGTATATAATCCTAGTAATCAGAACGCGTGCATAACTTTGTTTACTACAGGGATGTTGCAGCCGCATAGATTTTTTGATACTGTAATATCTATTCCAATGACAGATACAGTGTTAGGATCTAAATCAATTTTTAGAGATACACAATGTTCAAGCTTACAGTTTGAATTTGAAGAAGAGGTTAATGTAATTAGACAGGGCAATAGCACTCTACTAAGAGCCTCTTATCTACTAGAGGCCGATGAATGTTTTGTTACAGTGTCAGCAGGTATAGCTACAACACCAACACCTATTGATCACGGCGAATTACATTGCTTATCATATATTGACTATTCAAAATCAATAGTCTATATTGGTAATCATATATCTGAACCAATACCTAGTGCTGTTACAGCCTCGCGCCTACCGTTTACTGTGCAAGTGACTGCTAACCACGGAAATAGCACTTACTTCGGCCCTACCTGGGTCCTATGCTGCCCTCCTTTAACTAGCGCTCCTCGTGAGTCGCGCATGATGTCCTCGTTTGGTTATAGCGGCCCCACTGTTTGGAACGAACTGTTTTTCGTATTAAAAAATTGATACGTACACGGCTATGTAGCTTAATAGATAAAGCGACAGGCTTTCAATCCTAGTAGATATGAGTTTGAATCTCATCATAGCCTCCACATAAACTATATGACTTGAATACATAGCTAGAGCTCCACCATACACTTCTTATTGTTCTTGTATTAAATTTTTGATATAAACAATAAGGAGAAACAGTATGAATGAATTGAGCTTTTTAAAAGTAAAACTAAAGTCCTTAGCTGAGGAAGCTAAGATAATAAAATTCGAAGAGAAAAGAAATAAGAAAGCAAGAGAACAGCTCTACTTACATAGGATACAGGTAGTAAGAACCGAAGCTAGGGCGACGCTATTAGCCTACGGCTTTCTCAGAAAGAGAAAATATAAACAACTTGAAGCAACTGGTAAGCTTCCGCAGACTATAAAAACAAGAGCGATAAGTATACTAAATAAGTATTGGTCTGAAGAACTTACAGACAGAAAGACTACCATAGATAAACTAGTTAATGAGTGGATAAATATGCCCACAGTTTAAAAGACTGTGGGTTTTTTGATTTTGGTAGTACAAAATTCTATTATGAATAAACTATCAAATAAATTACATAAAGCATTAGCTAGACCTATCTTCCAACAATCTAAACCAGTCACGGCGAATCATCCTTCTACCGCATCTATTGTGTTGGATGATAGGACAGTAGGAGAATGCCTGCGAAAGCTGTTTTATCAATATGTAAACGTCTCCCCATCTAATACGGGAGAGGTTGACTGGAAACTAGCAGCCCTAATGGGCGATAGCTTTCATGAACTCGCAGTAGACCTAATCATAAAAAATGGTTACATGATGGGCCTACAAGTAATAGGCAAAGAGCAGTCCTTTTATGATGCAACATATAACATATCAGGCCGTGTAGATATCATAGCATATGACACAGATGATAATGAAATTGTAGGCATAGAAGTTAAATCAGTGGGCGAGTATAAAGCTAAGTATACCATGGAAATGCCAGATGAAACACACATACTGCAAGCCATGATATATTTAGATTGGTATGATAAGCATACAGCAGCCAACTCATCGAAGATTAAGAAATGGTATATATGGTATATAGCTAGAGCAGAAGGCTGGGCTTTAAAAAGCAAGAAGCACGGCTCCCCTTTTACACAGATGTGGGACTTCTGTATTGAATTAGAAGATGGTAGTCCAGTAATACATACTGCCGCAGGTATCAAAAAATTACCTGAGTTTCATATATCAAAAATATATGAACGATATGAGCAGTTAGATATGTATAAAAAAGAACTAGAACTTCCTCCCAGAGACTATGAGTTAAGATTCTCAGAAGAGAAGATACTAGGACTATACAAATTAAATAAGCTAGAATTCAAGAAAGACATAGAAGTAGTAGAGAAATGGATCAATAAAGGATCCAAACCAGAAACATTAAAATTAGAAATGGGCGACATTGAATGTAGATTTTGTCCATATAATAAAACATGTTGGGATAATTATGATTCAGGATTAATTAGCAAGTCAGTTGTTGAATTTAAGAAGCATAAAACCACTACTAAATATGATGACTCTTTATGAGTAAAAGATATATACCACAGCATACATTAAAAGTTAATAAGCCAAATAAAGAAGACTACACACTTACAATACATGATGTATATATAATTGTAGCAAAGAAGAAAAATAGAATCTATAAAAATGAGCTTGGCTTTTATGCTATCTTTTCTTTAAAAGATTATGATTTAGCTATTGAAGAACTAGAACAAATTGATCCATCAGGAAAGAAATATCTACTTAAAAAAGTAAGAATGAACTTAACTATCTTATGAAACAATATAGCTGTATCGCTGTTATACTTCCACCACATGATACTGGTAAAACTTATGAGTCACTACTAAACTATAGTAATGATCAGAATTTTTTCTTAAACATGTTAGATGTAGTTAATGATATATTTGAAGAGACGGCGCCACCTTTAATATTGCTGTGTGATATTTCGAAAGAACTAAAAGGTATCAAGCATAAGGATCCTGATGCTCTACGGAGAACAGCCGAAGGAACTATAAAAGCAATAGCTAATATAAAGAAAGCTATTGAACTAAGTGGGTATAGTTTATTAGTTATCAACTCTAACAAAGATAGGCTACAAGCCGACATAGATCTTGCAAGTCTTTTAAAGAAGAGTATATCAAATATAGATATAGCCCTGTTTAATGTTAAAGATCCAAATAAAGTTTTTAATGAGAACAAAGATATACTTGCATATGCTGTCGGTGAAGGATCAATGCAGACACATTTGAAAAATATAATAAAATTACAACCAGTAGGGCCGCTCTACGGTGTTAAAGATTTACTAGGAGACAGCTAATGTATATTGAATGGGCAGGAGAAGTATTAACTAATATTGGTTATGGAACCTTTGCTAGAAAGGTAGTTAAAAGTTTGATGGATAGTGGTATAAAAGTTAAGCTACTACCCATGGAGCACTATACACCAGAAGCACAGAAAATTAATGATCCCTTTTGGATTATGAAGCTGGCTGAAAGCCAACAAATGGTGCCGGCTCCAGTTAGAGTTAACTGTTGTATACCGCCAGTAGCACAGCTAGGAGCTGGTAAGAACATTGGCTTCTTTATGTGGGAAACAGACAACCTACCAAGATCTTGGATACCATTAATTCGCAGATATAATCAGGTATGGACTGGATCAAAATTTTCATCTACAATCGTATCACAGCACAATCCAAATGTTGTTACAGTCTATCCTCCAGTAGTTGAAAAAGGAACCGCGCCAGTTGACTTAGAAGGTATAACTAATGATACAATAGTATTTGGTTATGTTGGCCTGTGGATACCTAGAAAGAATATGGAAGATCTATTCACTGCTTTCATAGCTGGTTTTGAAGGTATCAAAAATGTAGCTCTAGTAATAAAAACATGGGGAGGGGATAACAGTGCTGGCTTCAAGCAGACTGTTACACAACGCGTAAGAGATAATATAAATAGCCACACAGGTCTAACAGATAGACCAAAGATATTATTGATCAATGACATTCTCCCAGAATCTCAAATAGCGAATATAATAGCTAGAATAAATGTATATGTTTCTCCCTCACATGGAGAAGGCTTTGATTTACCATTGACAGAAGCAATGTCTCAAGGTAAGATAATTGTGGCAAATAAGTTTGCATCACACTCTGATTACCTAACAAATCAGAACAGTCTGTTGTATGATTATTCACTAGAACCAATTGCTGGCGCCATGATTCCAGGCTATGAAGCCTATCAAAATTGGGCGCGCCCTTCTGTAGATTCTATGATAGAAAAAATGAGAGATGCATATCAAATGATTGTGAATAAAAACTATTCGCTAGGGCTAGAAGCTAAGAAAACTTGTAAAGAAATGTTTTCTGTAGAAAAAACAGTTCAAACAATTAAAGAAGCTCTATCAAAATTATGAACCATCACCTAGTCATTCGCCCAGCATTTACGTAACTGTGGAGCGCAAGATGCCAGATCCTAAGAACCAACTTGTAACAATTGCTGCTACAGATCCCGATAGGATAAACGTAAAAAGAATACAGCGCCATATAGAAAGAATGTTAGAAAACATAACAAGAAAAAATAAATGAAAATTTTATTACCAGACATGCACAAAAATTTTTCTAGATCAATGGCATATGTTCTAGGAGAATTATTAAACCATGAAGTCTATCTATTAGATGATAGCTGGGCTGGTTATATTAATTATGGAGACAAATGGAACTCAGATAAAATACTAAAGTATAATCTAAAAAATACTAAAGTGATATCTTATGCAAATTTTGCTGATGAAAAGATTGATGTAGTAATATGCCCATGTGTAGAACAAATAAATGATATCATAAATAACATATACAAGCCTCACGGCAATAAGTATAAGTATATCTCATACTATGGAAACGAATACTATTCAAATGCAATTCCATGGGGAATATTTAAAAACCATCTCTCTGCTGATATCCATTCCCATGTAGATGCTATTAAGAATAGGGTTCACAGTATAGAATACTTGCCTCCTATAAAGTATGAGGACTATCCATTCTCTTTTTCTAATTCAAATAAGATTAATACCTATATCCACTACTATCAGCACAGTTGGAAATCAGGTTATGCTATGTATAAAGCTGTTGAACAAATGTTTTCACCAACTTTATTATTTACGCACTATGGTAAGCATGGTGAAAAGGAAATAGATGAACTAGATATGCCAAGAACAATAAATGATTCCGTGGCCACCTGTCATTTTAAAGACAGGGAGGGATACGGGATGGCTGTAATAGAGAGCATGGCAAGTGGGCGACCAATTATAGGCTACTTACCAAACATAAAATCCAAACGACTATCAGCCTGGGTTAGAGAAGGCAACGCGTTATTATTCTCCTCTTATGAGGAGTGTATTCAGATAATGACTAGATATGCCAACGACATAAATTTTAGATATATGCTACAAACTAAAGCTGCTAAGGAAATTAGACAAGCAATAGATCCAGGGGAGCAGGCATATAAACTAAATAAATACCTAAATGAATTACAATGATAAGCATAGTAACAGCATACCATAATCGCCGACTACAACTAAATAACACTACACTAAGCTTATCAAAAATTTATAAGCCTGAATCCTATGAACTAGTAGTAGTAGATGACGCGTCAGATGAGCTAGTTGACATTGATTACATCAAAAATTTAGGCATAAACTTAGTTCATCATAGAATAGAGAAGGAAGATAAAAAGCATATTAACCCATGCATCCCTTTTAATAAGGCTTTTAGGCTAGCAAAGGGTGATATATTTTTAATACAGAACCCTGAAAACTATCATTTATTTGATATGTTAGAGCATGTAAGATTAACACTTCAGGAGAATGATTATAACATATATTCATGTCTATCATTAGATTGGCAACAAACTAGTTGGCTTAACGAACCAGATGGTATAGCTAAGATACTATCCGCTGTTCCTAATAGAAAAGCTAGAAGCGATGGAGATTACGGCTGGTATATACATCCAGTATTTAACCCACGGCCGCTCCATTTTATGACAGCAGTCCATAGAAAACACGTTATAGAAATGCAGGGCTTTGATGAACGATTCAAAGATGGAACTGCCTATGATGACGATGAATTCGCATCTAGATTAGGTAAGAAGGGTCTCACATTCAAGCTATGGGAGTTCCCATTTTGCTTACATCAGCGACACGTCTCTGTTGTAGAAAGAGGTCTAGCAAATAAAGCCCCAATCAACTACAATTTATACCTATCTACATTAGAATCAACAGAATGGAAAGCTAACAAGGAACAAACATGGGAACTATAGTAACTGTTACAGGAATAAGACCTGACTTCATTAGAATGTCAAAGGTCATAGAGAAGTTTGATAAAAATTTTGATCATATACTAGTCCATAGTGGGCAGCACTATCAAAATACTTTATCCGATGTCTTCTTTAAAGATCTATTGATTAGAAAGCCCGATTTTAATTTAGAAATAGGTGGCGAGGGTAAAGAACATTTCCATCAGGTATCCGAACTATCAGTTAAATTAATAGAGTTACTTAGAAAGCTAAATAAAAAAGTTGACTATGTAGTATATCTTGGAGATAGTAATTCTGTATTAAGCGCTTTATCTTTAGCTAAAGAAGGATACAAAATAGCTCATATAGAGGCTGGCATGCGCAGTTGGGATGTGCGTATGCTAGAAGAGATAAATAGACGCGCCTGTGATATGGTATCAACAGCACATTTTTGCTATCATTATAACTACAAGAAGAATCTAGTCCTAGAGGGTGTAAATCCTGGGAATATATTTACTGTCGGTAATACAATAGTCGAGCCATTAAAAGAGATCTTAGCATCACGGTCTTTCAACACAGATATAAAACATATCTGCTTAGATATACATCGGCCCGAAAACTTTAAAGATAGCACGCGCCTTGCAACTATCCTTAGATATGCAATAGAGCTAGGAGAGCATTATAAGCTTCCAGTAAAGCTACTGGAGTTTCCACGAACCATCCAAGCTATTAAGGCCGCAGGAATAAATATTAGTAAACTACAAACTGTCCCACTAATGGGCTATATAGAGTTTATTCAGTTCCAACTAAACTCTATGTTCATAATATCTGATAGCGGAACTGCACAAGAAGAGCCTGCTATAATGGATATACCAGTTCTAGTTCCTAGAGAGTATACCGAAAGACCAGAATCCTATTTAAATGGAAACTCACTCAAGCTAGATATCAATAAAAACATAAGCGACCACGTTAACTGGATAAACAACTATCCTAAGTCCTATAGAAATAGTGAATGGTTAACTATGGGAAAGTTTAAAACATCAGATCTAATAACAGCACACTTAAAGAATATCATATGAAGATAATAGGATTCAGCCAATTATACAACGAGCATAGAAATAAAAATTTGACATATTGGTTCAACTGTATGGACACAGTATGCGACAAGGTTTATATCTATGATCAAAATTCTACTGATCACTCTAAGGACTTTTATAAAAGAAAGAACGCTGTTGTAATAGAGTCTGAAATAAATGATTTCAGTAATGAGCTGATCTGCAAACAGAAGTTACTAGATAAACTCCTAGCTGAGAATCCAGATACTGATTGGATTCTATGGCTAGACGGCGACACGCTACTAGATAACCGACTGCTAAATAAAGAAGTCTTGCACGATCTATGTAAGAAAGCAGGAGATAATTCTATAGATGCTATTAGCCTAGGACATCTTAATCTATGGAGATCTGATATACACTATAGACTAGACAGTAACTATGATTATTTTGACAAGGTTGGTCGCTGTCCTCTATGGAGAAATAACGGCCGCTTAAAGTTCGCCGTAGAACCTGGGCTACATAAGCATCAAGAGCCATACCTAGGATTTAATAATATTGCTAGAGTCGATGCAAAGCTAATACATCGGGGCTTTGCCACAGATCAGCAAATAATTGATAGGTATAAAAACTACAAAGCTAGAGGGCAAACCGGTAATGATTTATCAAGACTCATTGATGAAACTACTTTAGCAGTTGCTACAGTCCCTACTGAAATACTACCTCCTTGGTATCAAATACTACAAGTTATTGATCCTACACAGCGCCCAAAAATAAAGACATACATAAATGAATAACATTGAAATAATAGCTCTAATCTATAAGAGCACCCAATACTTAGATTTTATTGCTAATGAATTAAAAAGCGATTACTGTAAAGTAAAGGATTGGAACGTAGGACTACGTATCATAGCAAACGATGCTACTCCAGAAGTAGTTAAAAAATTGATATCATTAGATATCCCATATGATATCTATAATGATAAATATCCACACGACTATTATTTAAATCGTGTCTATCGCTGTTGGAATTACGGCGGCCTAACTAGTAACTATGATCACCTATGCTTTGTAAACTCTGACATGGCTTTTAGTCCAGGCTGGTTAGAAAACTTATTAAAGCACCTAGATGATAACACAGTCCCTTGCTCGCGCCTAGTAGAATCTGGTAAAATGCCAAGTGGTAAGTGGGGCGTATCACAAAATTTTGGTACACATCCTAACAACTTTAATCGTGACGCATGGCTAAAGTATGCTGAGCAGATTAAGAAAGAAGAAGTTAATGACGGCGGATTATTTATGCCCTGTATACTTAAGACTGATACCTTTAGAAAGACAGCTGGGTATCCAGAAGGCAACATATATGAAGCGGGCATAGGAGCTTTTAGATCTAAGTTTATAATGAGTGGAGACGCTGCCTATTTTAAGGCTATAGATCACTATCTCAATATAAAGCATAAAACAGTTTTTGATTCTATTGTATACCATATACAAGAAGGAGAAATGGATGAGTAAGAATGATATATTTTTGACTAACTGTATTTGGGGAGTCAATGGAGCAACAGTATTTTATGCAAAATTTTTTGCAGACAATTTGCTTCCAAATTCTAAAGTGTTATTTATTGGAACAGGCTTTGATGATTGTCAATATTTAGATTGGCCCGCCCTTCTAGAAAAAATAGAGCCAACTATACAAGTATCTTATTTAGAAATATTTAAGCCCTATATAGATAAGTTCAAGGATGGTAAGTATCCAATAATACACGGAGATGTAACTAAAATAGACGAGGTAATTGCAAATGGAACGTTTGATATTATATGTTGGTTCCATGGTCCAGAGCATGTGGATCAAAATAAACTACTATCTACCTTTGATAAGCTATACAATTCAGCTAATAAAGCTATAATTGCAGCAGCTCCGTGGGGTAAATATTATGATTATCAAGAAGAGTTGCATACAAACCCATATGAAAAGCATCTAATAAAAAACATGGGCTATCAAACATTTGATAATACATTTAGCAACTACTCAATAAATTACTTTAATGTAAAAGATACTGGAGATGGATCAATAATAATAACCAGGATAAAGCAATGAAAAAAGTAGTAATGTATTGTCAAATAGGTAAAGCTGTTGACATGGCAGACTTCTCAGTAAAGTCAGCTATTAATAACGCGGGCCTACCTAGGGATGAATTTGATATCATTTTTATATGCTGGAAAACTAGTCCTGAAGCTTATAAGTGGATAGCAGATAATAACTGGAAGCACGTAGATATGGAGTATGATGAGGGTAAAGGGTTCCTTTGGAACCTATATAAGGGTTGGAACCTTGGATATACTGAAGGTTATAAATACTCTAACTTTGTATGCCCCATAGCTACGGACCATGTTTTCGCTCGCAACTGGCTCGCGAACCTAGTTAAACATGCCCGCTCTAACCGCATTGTTAACTGCAAGCTGATCGAACCCGGCGTATTACCGACCATCCACACTGCTCTAAACCTTGGGGAGACATTACCTGGCAAATTCAACGAGCAAGCCTTTACTAACCTAACAGATTGGTTAAGCTATGCTTATAAAGATTGCCTAGTAGATGATAGATATTATGGGCGCAGACTAGATGCTATGCCCTTCATATGTCCTAGAGATGTATGGGAGAGATTTGGGCCAATGAGCGGTATATTAGGACCAAATAATATAACCGGCGACACTGACTTTTTTGATAGGTGTAAGGCTGGAGGAGTAGAGATACTAAAAGCTTTAGATGCTATTAGCTATCACTGTGGTGGTTTAGAAACTAAAAGAAACCAAGGATCATATACATGAGCTACGGATACAAAGCAGATTATCAACTTGATAAGGTAAAGATACTAGAAAACTATAACACAATAAAAACAAATGAATTTAATTTAGAAGACATTGAATCACTTATGGATCAACTTTATTTAGGTGATTCCTCCTTGCACTATACTTTTAAAGAAATAAAATGATGTCCATAGGAATAATAGGAGTTGGTATTGTAGGTGGAACTATCAAAAAAGGTTTTGATGCCTTAGGATATAAGACTATACCAGTAGATAAAAAATTATCAAGCACATCAATAAAAGATGTAATTGGAACTGATATAGTTTATATCTGCTTACCTACACCAAGCACTAAGACAGGCGCGTGCGATACAACCCTAGTTGAGCAGGCAATAGAAGATCTATGTAAGCTAAATTACAAGGGCGTTATAGTAATTAAATCAACTGTGTCCGTAGGAACTACAGACAAACTAGCCGCGAAGTTTAACAGGCCAATTTACTTTGTGCCAGAGTTTTTAAGAGAGCGGTGTGCCTATGTAGACTTTACCGAGGGACATGATGTATTAATAATAGGACATCAAGAAGTATTCGCACCAGCTCACATTAATATAATAGTAAAGTCACATGGAAAGTATCCAAAGTGTGTAAAGACTATGAAAGCCTCAGAAGCTGAGCTGTGTAAATACTGGCTGAATGCTTTTAATGCATGCTTAGTAACATTCACAAACAGCATGTATGATATATGCAAGCATCTAGGACTAGACTATAATGAAATTTTAGATGCAGTAAAAAATAAAAAGCATATACCACAGCTATACTTAGAATGTAATGAAAATCTAAGAGGATTCGGTGGAGTATGCTTACCAAAAGATGTAAGTGAACTAGCTAGACTAGCTAAAGAAGCTGGTTTAAAAAGCACATTTTTTGATGACATGTTAAAAAATAATGCTGTCTGGAAAACAACTGTTCCAGAAGGAATGCGACTATCATGAGTGGAACCTTAATTTGGTCTGTAAAAAATAGACCAGATAACATTATTAAATCAGTAAAAACAGCTGACATAACTGCGGATCCAGCAACAAAATTCTTAATAGTTGATGCAGCTTCTGAGTATGAGAACCTAGCTAAACTGAAATACACTGTATCAAAGCTTGAGCGCGAAGTTAAACTCATTGAAAGCTATAAGTGTATGACACTACCACAAGCTTGGAACTTAGGAATGATGTTATGCAATACAGATAATGTATTCTTTGCTAGTTCAGATGTAGTGTTTACTAAACAAGGGTGGGACAAGGCGTTAGATCAATTTCTAAATCAAGTTCCATATATATTAATTGATAATCATTCAGTCTTTGGACTTAACCTTAAAGTAATGATCCCATCAGTAGGATGGTTTGACGAGAACTTTAAGTCCGGCCCACACTTTGATCCAGATTATATGATCAGGACTTATGAAGCTGGACTACAGATTGGATCTATACCAAATACTTATTACATCCACGAGGATGATATAGAAACTAAAGAGAAAAGATTGACATCGGATGTTAAAGACAGATTGCCGATGAATGATTTTTTTAATGAGAATTACTTTAAACAAAAATGGAATACAAGCTGGCCAGGATGGAAAGATGCTATTGAAAGAAAAGAACTAGACATGCCACATCCACCAACCCATATATCACAAGTCAGCAGAAACATTCCAGAAATAAACTTTCATCCTGGGTATAAATGATACAAGTTGTAGGCAGCAAAGGATTCTTAGGATCTGAAATTTCATTACATTTACCGCCAGTATCAAAAAATATTATTATAAACTGTGCTGGTAAATCTAGCTTAGAATACTGCGAACAGCACCCAGAAGAGTCACTTGAGTCTAATCTAAATTTAGTAAAAAGATTAGCTTCTGAGCGCCCACATCTTCTTATCCACTTCTCATCATATTATGTTTATGATGATGAACCTATATGTAACGAGCTTTCAAATACTACTAGGGCTTACCAATACTGTAAGCACAAGTTAGAATCTGAACAAGTGGTGCTAGAAGCAAAAGGTATAGTCTTTAGAATAGGAAAGCTATTCGGTAAGGCCTTACAGCCAGGTAAATTATTCAACTACATAGCAACTACTAAGGGTACAATAACACTAGATAGAGTATTATTTAATCCTACATCAAACAAACTGATAAAAAAGATTTGCTTAGATGCTATATTCAACAACACTTTACCAAGTGATGTATATAACTTAGGATGCGATAATCCTGCTTCTGCTATAGATATAGCTAAGCACTATGACAAAAGTCGCTATATCCGAGCTATAGATAAGATAGAGAAACCTTTCCACAACTATGGAAGATTCTTAATGGACTTATCCAAAATTAAAAGCTATTATAAACGTCTCCCAACTTGGGAGGAGGAACTATGGAATTACTCTCAATCGGAGAGCTTCTAGATAAGCTGATTATAGAAAACATAAAGATCTTTAATCTAAGAGATCAGCTGCATAAGGCTGAAAACAATGAAGATGTCGGGCTTCTAAATGAAAAGATGATGAGTCTAGTATCTAATAGATCGGCCATCATAGCGTTCTTAGATCAAAAAATAGAAAACGTGGCAAATAAAAATGACATCAACAGACATCTCAAAACCATTAAAACTTTCTGAGGCTATCCAAGATCTAATAGAAACTTGGAACGGTTGGATGCTAGGTAACTCTATTGCACTAGATAAAACCAACGCTAATGTTATAAAGGGCATAGCTGCAAATTTTTGTGAGACAAAAATAAAATTAAGATATTACCTTATAGAGAGTATAGATGAAATATTTGAACAAAAGCTCCTTAGAGATACTGATAAAAAGCCTAATGGCTGAATGGGCCGAGCTTAATAAAGCTGAAGAAGATAAGCTAAAGAAGGTTAGATATGCCGGGCCTTCTTTTGATAGCAAAGAATACACAGCTATCCTAGATGCTTTGTTTTCAAATTGGTGGTCTGGAGGATCTTTCAGCTATAAAGCTGAAGATAAACTAGCAGAGATTAGTGACCGCAGACACGGCCTATTAACTAATTCAGGTAGCTCAGCCAATCTAGTATTAATGAGCGCAGCTAAAAAGCTCTACTTCAAAGATAACGATAAGATTCTAACCCTTGCTTGTGGATTTCCAACTACTGTTAACCCGATCATTAGCAATAATTTAATACCTGTATTCTGTGATATAGATTTAAACACACTAAATCTAACACCAGAAAAGCTAAAAGAAGCTCTAGTAGATCACGATATAAAGGGTATATTTGTAGCCCACACTCTTGGATTCAATAGCAATATTAATGAAATACTTGATATAGCTAGAGATAATAATATACAAGTATTTTTTGATTGTTGTGACGCTTATGGGACTACATATAATAACCGACCCATCACAGCATATGGAAAAGCTTCTACCTTTAGTTTCTATGTAGCACATCACATCTCTATGGGAGAAGGTGGCGGTATAGTAACTAACGATGATGAGCTCCAAGTAACTATGCGCGGCTTTAGAAATTGGGGACGTTATTGTGCAGCAACAAACTGTTGCATTAGATCTATTAATCCAAATAGCTTTTGTCCCACAACTAAATTAAGCAAGAACTGCGAGCTTCCAGAAGACTATATAGTAAACTACCAGTATGAATGGCTTGGATATAATCTAAAACCATTAGAGTTACAAGCTGCTATGCTAATGGAACAGATAGAAAAGCTTCCAAGCTTTAATGAAAAGAGAGTCTACAACTATAATAGGCTCTATAATATCTTTAATAGATACAAAGATATCTTTACAATCTGGACTCTTCCAGATGAAGTATCACCATTTGCATTCCCCATCTTGATTAAAGATGGCAGTAGATTTACTAGAAAACATTTAGTTGACGCATTTACTAAGAACAAAGTTGAAACTAGATTACTATTTGGTGGAAACTTATTAAGACATCCAGCTTATAAAGATACAGTGCGCGAAGTATCAGGCTCCTTATCTAACTCAGATAAAATAACTGACAGCTTATTTATGTTAGGAGTTAGTCAAGTAATAAATACTTCACATATAGACATTATTGAAAAGACCCTAACAGATTTTGTAAAGCAGTGGAAATGAAAAAAGTATTATTAACAGGTAGTCAAGGATTTATCGGCTCTTATATCTGTAAGAACCTATTAGTCGACCATAAAGTATTAGGAATAGATAACTATTCCAAGTATGGAAAAATAGCCAGAGAACATGACGATCACCCTAACTTTCAATTAGTTGATCTTAATCTAACTAATCCACAATACATTAGAAATGTATTTGAAACATTTGATCCTGACTATATAATAGCAGGAGCTGCAATGATAGGAGGAATAGCATACTTTCATAAGTATGCCTATGATCTTATTTCAGTTAATGAAAGAATAATGGCTAATACATTGGACAATGCTATACTACTTCACAAAGCTAAGAAGAATATAAAGCGTGTTGTAAATATATCTAGCTCAATGGTTTATGAGAGTGCAACTCAGTTTCCATGTAAAGAAAACGATGTAATGCCGCCACCATTATCTACATATGGTATGCAAAAATTGATGACAGAATACTATTGTAAGGGTGCATATGAACAATATGGACTAGACTATACAATAATCCGCCCGTTTAACTGCGTTGGAATAGGTGAAGAAGATGTAGGAACTAGCTTAACGCACGTCATTCCTGATCTAGTCAAAAAAGCTTTAAACGCTAAGAACAACGAACTAGAAATCTTAGGCGATGGGAATCAAGTTAGACACTATACACACGGCAGTGATATAGCGGAAGGTATTAGGCGCGCCATGTATACTCCAGAAGCCAGTCGCCAAGCTTTTAATATCTCAACAGACTATCAAATAAACGTATTAGATTTAGCCACGGAGATATGGAAAAAGATACATGGTTCTGCACCATTAAAAATAATCAATACACAGCCATTTGTGTATGACGTAAAATATAGATGTCCAGATGTATCTAAAGCAGAAAAGATACTAGGCTTTAAAGCTAGAGTGACATTATCAGATGCTCTTGATGAGGTTATAGCATGGATTTCGACACAAAAATAAGCGAGTTAATAGACACTAGAATAGAGGTTGCTTTAAATAGCAACCCTAAAGAATATGGACCATTGGATCCACTTATTGGTATTGGAGAATTAATTGATAGATTGTCAATAGTTAATCAAAAATTATATCAGCTTAAAGATGATGTAATACATAACAAAGACAATAAAGAATTTCTAGCCCAGGCTGCAATTAAAGATGTCCAATTAGTTATAGAAAGATCCAGATTAAAATCGGCCATAGATCATAAATTTGATTATATAGCTGAACAAAAAATTGTAAAGAATAGTTATATAAATGATGAGGTTAAGAAATATGGATAGTCAAAACATATCTAAATTGATAGTTGGAGGAGCTGGTTATGTTGGAAGCGCTATAACACAATTACTAAAGGTATATAACTTAGACATAACAGTGTTAGATAATTTAGTCTATGAAGATAGATATTTAAACGAAATTCCATTTATATACGGGGATGTTAGAGATCCAGAAATCTATAAAGATTTAAATAAATATCATACTATCATATGGCTTGCTGGCATAGTTGGAGACGGCGCTTGTGCTATTGATCCAGTTCAGACTAGAGCTATTAACGTTGATTCAGTTAAGAAATTAGTTGATACTTATAAAGGTAAGATTATATTTCCTTCTACGTGTTCAGTCTACGGGATGAACAATGAGCTATTAGACGAATCTAGTCCTACTAACCCGCTATCTTTATATGCTGAAACTAAGTTGGAAGCTGAAAAGTATATAGTCCAAAACCACAACAACTATGTAATCTTTAGATTAGGGACTCTATTTGGAATGGGCGATACCTATTCTAGAATTAGACTGGACCTAGTAGCTAATGTGCTCGCTTGTAGAGCAGCTAGAGGGGAGAAGCTAACAGTGTATGGCGGCCAACAATGGCGTCCATTACTACACGTTAAAGACGTAGCCACAGCCACACTACAGGCTATTGATGGCCTAATTCCTACAGGTGTATATAATCTTAGCATGAAAAACTACAACATAGCGGATCTAGCTGCCAAGATAATAGAAATCTGTCCAGGTTCTGAAATTGAATTAATTGATATTAAGTTTGAAGATGCTAGAAACTATAGGGTCTCTTCAGAGAAAATAAAAGACGCAGGATGGGCTCCACAATATTCTTTAGAAGACGGCATAAAAGAAATAGTAGATACCATTAAACAGAATAGAATAAAGAACGTTAATAATGCTATTTATTCTAATGTAGCATATTTAAAGGAACTAAATAAACATGCAGCTAGGATCTAAAATAACAGACGACCGCGGCCATATATTATTCAATAATAATATAAAGCTAGAAGGGGTAAAAAGATTTTATATTGTAGGAAACCATAAAGCTAATTTTATTAGAGCATGGCACGGCCATGCACATGAACGCAAGTATATTACTTGTATATCAGGCGCCGCAATTGTCTGTTATAGGCCACTAGATATTTCAAGTAATGAAATAAAGAGAGTAGTCCTAAGCCCTAATGGTACAGTATTGGAAATACCGCCAGGTAATTATAATGGCTGGATGAGTCTTACAGATGATACACAATTATTAGTGTTATCATGCTCTACCGTCGAAGAATCGATGGCAGATGACTTCAGAAAAGACGTTGATTTTTTTAACACAGATGTATGGAAAATAATTCAAAGATGAACATCCTCTTATTAGGAGGAAATGGAATGCTAGGCTCTTACATAAAGGCATTCTTTAAGCATAAAACTGCCCACAATTTAAAAGTATTAGATATTAGAAAAGAACAAATTAATGATCACATAGCAGATTATGATGTTCTAATTAATTGTGTTGGCGTTATAAAACCAAGAGTATCAAAAATAGGACCAGTTGAAACTATAAAAATTAACTCCCTGCTACCGTGGGAGCTGCAAGAACTCTGCTTGAATCATGATAAACAAATGATTCATATAAGCACAGATTGTGTTTTCTCTGGTAAAACATCAGAGCCCTATTCTGAACAATCTCCCTCAGATGCTGCTGACCTATATGGTAAGTCTAAATATCTAGGGGAGATAGATCAACTGACTGCAATAAGAACTTCTATAATTGGAGAAGAATTAAAAAATAAATACTCACTAATCGAATGGGTAAAGTCCTGTGGAGGCCTTAAAATAAAAGGATATACTAACCACTACTGGAATGGAGTAACATGCTTAAAGCTTGCAGAGTATATCAATAATATGATAAATACAAAAAACTTTTGGCGAGGAGTTAGACATGTTCATTCTAACATAGTAAGTAAGTTTGAATTGGTTTCTGATATAGTTGCTGCGTTTAATCTTAACGTAGAAGTTGATCCAGTAGCCGATGCTAATTACTGTAATAGAGCGCTAAAATCTATACATGACAATCAAATTGTTGATGGTTACATTCGGAGTCAATTATTTGATCTTAACAATTTCTCACCACTACTAAAAATATGATAATACTAACTAACGGATCAAAAACCTTTCATAGAACCCAATGGAAGACTATTACTATAAACCCTTCTAAGATACCAGAAGGGCCATTTTATGGGTTTGTAGCCGATTCCACAAGAGCAATATATCCAGCCGTATTAGGCACCAAGCACTCAGACAATGTGCAAAACCTGCATATACTATGCAAAAATATGGAGCCAAAAGCTGAAATAGAAGGATCCCTAACCTCATTCAAGGCGCCACTTAACTCTAATTGGATTGCAAGTCCATGGGTATCAGATAACTATCTAGAGCTACTACCAACCTATAAGCTAGGACTTTATAATGCTGAAGGTAAAATAGATATCTATACTAGCACATGGGATCTATCTAAGCTAAAGCTAATAGAGGATACAGAGGCTGTTAAGGTAGTAGAGGCCTACGGGACTCTAAAGACTAATCAGCAAACTCTGCATATTCATGGCTGGCTATCAATTTATTCTAACCAGGATGTTGTTCCTTTTGAGTTTGTTATAATAAACTCGGACATGTCTGTTCCTTTTATGGAACAAAAAATAGACGGGCTAACAATGGAGTTTAGAGACTACCCGCACCTACTATTTGGTAAATCTAATGGGATGTCAGATCCTATAGCTGCCGAAAATAAGCACACTGTTATCCTAGCTCATGATTTTGTTCTTGGCGATGGCATGGGTATCCCTATTGTTGGGTCCTTACTATGCTTGCCGCCCTCTATGGCACCTATCGGCTCGCAGCCTGTAGCCGTAGACGCGCTATTAGCTACTAAGGATGACACTAACTTTAGATTAAATAACCTTATCGCTGAGGTAGACGGCCCTATATATGGAATGTCTAACTGGTCAGGTGTATGGGGACCATCTGGTAAGATGGCTGCGGCTGTGCAGAACCGTGACCAGGTAAAGGAAGCACACAATGGATTCCTATGGATGTTGAAACAGATTGGATCTGTGGAAGATGCCCCGCCACTAGGTCTTGCAAAACGGCCAGGTCAAACTGGTGGTCAGCAAGATTTTGGTGTAGAAAAAGGCTCTCCAGCTGTATCAATTATGTGCCCTCAGTATATTCTAGAACTATACTACAGCGCCATAAAAGAAGCACTAAGACCATGCCACTATAGAAATAGTGATGGTAGTATTGTTATAGCTGCAAACATGGAACCAAGACTAGTTTACTGGTCAGGTAGACCCCACTGGCACCCTTCACAGTCGCCCAATAGAATGGGTAAGCCATTGGTTGATGGCTACGGAGCTCCAGAGTATCAGGACTATGGGTGGAAGCCACGAGACAATCAGCACGATAGCTGCAACGTATTAGCTGCCGCATTTGCTTTAACAGGATCAAACCTATTAAAGAAACTAATACAAGATGAGGTTGAACTAAAGCTAGGTGGCCTAACTATAGATCCTGAGGTCTCAACTACTGGCTCTGATGCACCAAGAGCAATGGGCCGCTATTCTGACGCAATGTGTTGGCTACACTACTGTGTAGGAGATGATAGACTTCTAAAGAGATTAAATGATAGATATCATTCTTCTTTAGAATGGATCACAACTCTACCAGAGTTCCAAACTGAAATGGCAGCACTAGAAGTAGTCAAAGAACCAAACTACTTAAACGGTATTCCATCTATAACTGTATGGAATAATGCTCTAGGTATCACTGGACTATATAGAACTGGTAAGTATACAGCTAACTTAAATTATATCAAGCTAGCTCTTAAGACTGCTAGAACTATTCTTAAGTATGGTATTACAAAGCAGAATGGTGCCTGGGTATTCTGGGACAACATTGCTTATGAAGCTGCTGGCCTAACCGAAGCTGACTATACCAAGTTCGGTGAGAAGGTATTTACCAGCGGTTGGTTTGCTGAGTGGGTCATAGGCGTAGCCTATATTTACCAGGAAGCAAAGACTTTGTATCCAGATTTAGTGGATAAGGAACTTTGCGATAAGGCTCTAGCAATTATAACCGAGACTGGGACAGGAAATTCCTGGGACTCAGCTCAGTGGCGAGCCTACTAAAGCTCTTCTTCATCTAAGAAGAAGAAGGTAAAGCCGGGAACAGCAGTTTTGCTCTCGGCTTTTTTTATTATCTCATCAGTAAGCATACTGTATGTATAAAAATCTCTAGTGCCGTCTTTTCTATTAACCACTAGAACTTCATTTTTTCCTAAAGTTAATAAGTATTGTTTAACTTTAGCTAGATTATCATTCGTCGAATTCGTCATTTTTTTGAAAAGATTTGAGAAAGGTTTTAACATTGTCTTTTATTTCACCAGACATATTATCAAAATATGTAAACAAATCTCTTAAAGCTTTATTTCTTCTATTGAGACAAGTTGACTGGGCGACATTTAAATATTTGCTAGTTTCAATAAGTGTCATATTTTTAGCAAACAAACAATCAATTACTTGTGCATCTTTAGGAGAAAGAATACCAGTAAGAGTAGACCAAGTATTGCTTGGTTCATGGTTGTACTGACGATGCATATAACCATCATGTAGCATGGCTGTGTCACCGTCATGAGCTTCAGTTAAATATTGAAACTTTTTTGACTTTGCTTCTTTCTCTTCTTCTATACAATCTTTTCTTGGACGCTTTGGGAATGACATTATGAATCCATGTTGGCGCTGATATTCTATCATATAATAGACTAAGCAGCCACTAAAATACTTTTCAGGTTCTTTAATTGGATTATCACTATTTTGACGGTTAGTCATTATAGTAATAATAGTAGTTGTAATATGCTGTAATATATCATCAAAATTATAACGATTGAGTATCAAATATTTTCGAGAAAGATTTTTTATTAAAGTCTTGTTCTTAGCTATAAATGATTCTACAAATTCGTTAACTGTCATGTTCATTTTGTTGATATAGTATAGGAGCCTACTGTATTAGTAGCTGTAGTAGTTGTACCAATATACATTGGAACTAAACAAGTGCCGTCATATAATCTAACTCCTATCGTAGGATCTATAGGAGCATTAGCCCCTTGATTAGCTATCGCCATAGAAGTGCCGGCTATCATTCTAGCAGCTATAAGACTTATAGGTCCGCCAGATGGTAGTGTTGGAAATTGTATACTCTGTATACTTTGTATGCCATGATCACCGCCTGTCAAATTATACCAGGCCACGGTGCCAGCCACTGCTGTAGCTGGAAAGCTTTGTATTCTGCCAGTTCTAGAGCCTTGCCCGTATTCATTAGTATAAGTTATAATAGCATTTGTTAATGCAGAAGCATTTGTAGTTGCTGTATGGACTAATATACCTGCCCATAATCCAACCCCTCCGGTAGTCCCATTAGCATCTCTAGCTGGAAATCCAGCAGAGTTAACAGTTTGAACACCAGTGCTTGTAGTATTTATACCAGTATTAATCCATAGGATATCAAATAAATAATGAGCATGGACTACGCTACTTGATACAACAAAGCTAGTCAAATAATTATTACCACCTGAAGCATTTGGACAGATAAGAACACCAGTTTCTGTCGGCCCATTTGTAGCTCTACCATTCATTCCAGTAGTTCCAAAATACCAGTTCCAAGTGCTTGGGGCGCCTGCATCTTTAGCATGACAATACCAAACACCAGCAGCTTCGGAAGCGCTGCCAACTTTCATGTATGCATAAGTATTACCCTCTAGGGCAGCTTTATTCTGGGATATTAATTTTCGACCACCTGTAGAAGTAATGGTATTAAATCCAGTAGACTCAGTATACTCTAACACTTCCCCAGGTGCCAAAGTAATGTCGGCGCTTACTCTATATTCTGTTCCTGACACATCAAGCTTTATATTAACTGTCTGAGAAGTAGTTGTGCTTCTATTCCGCACAGAAAGAAATTTGATATGCCGCTGAGTAGACGCACTAGGAGCTGATACTATAGTTGTGGTAGCAGCAGTTGCTACGTTACCTTGATTAGATCCGGGCGTTAATGATGTTGTAGTTATATCTACATATGAAACATAATAATCGGTTGAAACATTTGCTCCGGTAGTTAATTCTAAAATCTTTGAAGTTGTATCTAATATCATATTCTTAAACTCGCTATCATCATTGCTGTTGAAAATGAAACACCACCACCTGGTCCTCCACCATCTTGCCATGTTGCTTCTGTGCTACTAACTGCAGTTAGCACCTGTCCTGAGGTTGGTGCGGCCGACCCGCTAACCATAACTAAACCAGCTTGCGCATGCAAATGGGTAGCAGCTACAGTATTGGATAGGCCAGTAATAATTTTATTAGTAAGTGTTTGAGTGCTTGCTGTTCCTACTATGTTACCAACTACACCGTGAGTTGATGTGCTGCCTTCATGTGTTAATATATATAAACTGATAGTCAATAAATCAGTTTCTATTTGATCATGAGATTTAGTTCCTATACCCGCAAGAGTGGCGTGGGCTATTTGACCAGGAACTAAGTTTAGATAAATATTATCTCCATGAGTAGGATCAGCATTTGCAGCTCCAACTGTTATCGCGCCAGTAACTGATCTAAACTTTAATGTATCTCCAGTAGCTGAACCAGTAATGTTATTGGTGCCGTCTGTTATTAAGCTCCAACCATTAAAAGTAGCTCCAGATATGCTTATACTTTGCCAAGTAGCACCGCTAGAGCTAATGGCTGTTAGGACTTGTCCTGATGCTGGAGCTGAGGCCCCAGATACTGTAACCATAGCTGCTCCAGCTTGGAGCCTAGAAGCACTAATATTATTTGATAGGCCAGTTAATGTTTTATTAAATGCTGAAGTTAAATTTGATTGATCAAGAATAGCTACGCCATTATTTTGAGTGCATTGACCAAAGAAGGCGCCAACCCCGTTAGCATTATCTAAAGTAAATAGTGGTTGAAAATCATTTCTATAAACTTCAATAAGATTAGCACTGGCTTGATCTGTGCCTTGTGTAATAGTAAGGGTTACAAAATTATTACCAGGATCATTTACTAATGAAATATGATCAGAGGTTCTACTGGCATCACCAATAACATACTGAGGATGATCATCAGCAGTTAAGTTTCCTAGGTTTGCGTGAGATATTTGGCTAGGAACTATAGTAAATAATAAGTTATCGCCGTGAGTTGCATCATTATCTTTAGCAGTTATAGTTAAAGATGCACCGGCAGATCTAAACTTTAACCAATCACCAGTAGTAGAGCCAGTTATTTGATTGTTAGAGCTGTCAATTATTCTTCCCCATCCAGTGAACGCTGAAGATCCACCAGTCGAAGAAACAGTTTGCCAACTCGCACTCGTTGCGCTTATAGCTGTCAATACTTGACCAGACGTAGGAGGAGCAGAACCACTTATAACAACTCCTGTTGGACCAGCCATTAGATGACTAGCATATATTTGATTAGATAGGCCAGTTAAAGTCTTATTGGTTAGTGTCTGAGTATCAGAGATACCAACGACTGCAGATGTGGTGCCATGTCCAGTAGTCGAAGTAACATGTGTATCTAGCTGTGTATGTGTTACGTTACCAACACCTGAAAGCCCAGTGTGTGGAATATTTGATGGGTTTAGACTATATAAAACATAGTCACCATGGGTGCCATCATTATCCACAACAGATACGGATAGCATTGTATTAGGAACTCTAAACTTAATAGTATCACCAGTTGCAGATCCTGTAAGTCTATTAGTTCCGTCTGTAATAATACTCCAACCAGTAAAGTATCTGTCTGCAGGTAGCGGCTGCCAAGTAGCTAAAGAAGAGCTAACTGCTGTTAATACTTGGCCAGTAGATGGTAAAGCCGCGCCACTTATCTGTATAAGTCCTGATTGTGCATGTAAGTGTGTAGCAGCTACTGTATTAGTTAGCCCTGTTAAAACTTTGCTAGTTAGTGTTTGGCTATCATTTATTCCTACTACAGCACTAGTTGTGCCGTGTCCAGTGGTGGATGTTACATGCGTATCTAATTGCGCATGAGTAACAACTCCAGATCCGCTGATCAACTGATGATTAATATTTGATTGAACTATAGTAAATAACGCATTATCGCCATGCGTAGGATCACTATCTGTAATACCAACAGTCAAAATATTATTCGCACTACGAAGTTTAAATGTGTCTCCAGTAATGTGACCAGTAGCTGTAGCACTGCCATCAGTTATTCTAGCCCAGCCAGTAAAGGAATAAACTGTAGGAGCCTGCCAAGCAGCATTAGTAGAACTGCTTGCTATCAATAAATATCCAGTAGAGGGCGCTGCAGAACCAGATATAGATACAAGACCTGCACCTGCTTGAAGGTGTGTTGCAGCAACTATATTTGATAGTCCTGTTATTGTCTTATTAGTAAGGGTTTGGCTATCAGAAATGCCAACAATAGCAGAGGTTGTATTATGGGCAGAGGAAGAACCAGTATGTGTAGTAAAGTTAGAGCCTAAGGTAGAAACATCTACGCCGTCAACTAACCCTGCTGTTAATATATTAGCTCCTGAGATGTTACCAGTAACAATTACTTGCGCCCCGAAGAACCCTCCAGTTGGAGTTATATATGCTAATGCCGTGAGCGCATTATTTTTCCATTCTTGTAAGTTACCAGATTGATGCGCGCTCCCTATTAGAGTTAATACTGATAGACCACTATAAGCACTTGGGTTATAGTAAACTCTTTCAGTAAACCTATTAGGGAAATTCATCATGTAAGACTCGCACCAAATACAGTGACAGTTAATTGATTGCCGGCGCTTGCCTGAACCCCTAAGCTACCAGAGCCATAGAAGCACACTAACTGGTCATAACTAAATACCTCGTAAGGATTTAACTCTCCAGATCTTCTAAGCATGTGGCCAGTTGTAAAGCTACTTCCACCAGTCATACTAAAGTATAAGTTATAATTGATACTAGTGCCACTAAGATTAGATAGATTAATATTTCTAATTATAATACTGGTATTAGTTTCGCCTGTAACCATAACAATGTTATTAGTTCCAGTCAAAGTTTGTTGAAAAAAGCATTTCTCTATCATAGACATAACAAAATCTCACATCATAAATAAAGTATATCGTCTAGAATCTTGTAGCCCAGCTAGTGAGTTTACATAAAATGTATTAGTCCCAGTATTATAAATACCACTTAATCCACTATTAAACACTAGTGTGGTATTCATCCACTGCCCTGTAATATTGGAACTTACTGCTCCACTATTATAGACTAGCACTTGGGCATGCTGAACTGAGCCAGATGGTAATAAAAAGTCAGTAAGATCTCCAGCTTCTTCTACTAGCCCGAATGAGGACATATACTCCCAGCGAACTTTTAAAGGATCGCTAAGTCTTGAGGTAAGAACCTGTCCTTCAAATCCGATAGGAAATCTTCTACCAGTTCCAATACCACTTCCAATAACTAGATCTCCAATGCTTTGGAAAATTTCAGCAGTATTTATTTGATCAAAATAGTAATCATTAATTTGACCAGTTACTATACCAGTTCGTCCGTTAAAGCTTTGAACGTATTCACCAGTTATACCACCACTAGTCGCCCTCCAGGTAATCCCATAGGGCGCTGTAGAATCAGCTGTGAGAACTAAGTTATTTGCCCCAACACCAAATCTATAAAGATCAGCAGCTCCGCTTGCAACGATTAAATCGCCTTTTGTAGTTGCTATACTCTTTCTTATATAGCCAGTATGTGGATCACCGACATTAAGATTGGCCAAAGAATTATGATCAATCTGGCCTTCGTTAACAAATAATTGCTGAGATGTAACTGTAAAATCTGTAGATAATCTAATTGAATTAGGTAGAGTAGATGTTTCATTACCTGAAGTAATATACCCTATCCCTGTTCCAGCACCTCCACCCACACCAGTGCCATAACTGCCGCTAAAAACAATAGTGTTTGAGTTATTAAAAACTGTAACACTACCCTCTCCAGTTAAAGTTATGTTATCATATAATGATGAGCCATTAATTACAGTAGACCTAACAACTTGCCCATTAGCAATTTTACCACCAGAGATAGTATTATTTGCTATATTGTTATTATAAATAGTTCCAACGCTTATATGATCGCTTGAAACAATTATAGTATCGTCACCACTAACTTTGATTATCTTTCTATCTACGTCTTCAAAAACTAAACCACCAGCTATACCTGTTATACCAGTAGTTCCGCCCGCTATAATTACTGATCCACCATCAATTGTATAGGGGAAAACCTGTATACTATATATAATATCTCTTGTAGAAACGCTACCATCTGCAGATCTTAGGGCTCCAATTCTAAAGTCATAGATGCCCGCGCTTGTTATAACGCCACTAGTAGTTATTCTTACTGATCGTCCATCAGCGTCAACGCTTATCTTATTGAGAGGAACATTAGTTTCAGTGTTATATGAAGTAACTAATTTGAATAGTCCTAAAGTATTTAAGGTATAGTTCCTATCTAAAGGTTCTCTAAATACAAAAACTATTTCCCGTGGAGCAGCTGTATCTATCGCTAACGAATAGACATACGGATAAGCATATAGTAGCTGCGGCTCTAATGTTTTAAAGTAGACAAAGAAAATATATACCTTGTCTATTGAAACATCTACTGACGTAGCTGCAATTAATCTATCACTAGTTAATCCTTTCTGTGATAAAAATTGATTGATTCTATCTGCTGGCAAATAACTTTTATCGCTAACAATACCCTCTATAGCTATTAGTCCTCGCCGCCCTAGATCAAACGTATAGGGCACAGACATACCAGGCTGTGGAGAAGCCTTGGCATTTATATTATAGGCAACTATAGCAGAGTGCTGAATGTTGCTGGCATTCTGATAATAAAGTTTATCAGAGTTTATCTCTAGGGAATGGTAGCCGCCTCCTGTCCTAGCTCCTGGTGGCAATAGCACCCTTACTATATAGTTTCCACTTTCTACATAGATGCCAGTGGCAATACCACTTCCATCAAATGAGAATGATCCACTAGCTAATCTAGCCGAGTCGATCTTATCAGAAAACAATATACTAGCGTGATTAATATCTGTTCCAGAAGGAACAATGGCCCCAGGTGGTGGCGAAAACCCTAAGACAGAAGTTTTGTTTTGAGTTCTATAATATAAAGTTAATTGAACGTCACCATTTCCAAGTGACACAGCCTCAATAACTTTTATATAATCCCCTTCTACTCCGATATCCTTAGATATACTATCAGTAACGGCGCCGAAGTTAGCGCCTTTAGAGACATCTACATAGAAGCTCTTGGATTTATAGGACATTTAGTATAGATACCAGCCAGTTGGTCCTGCTCTAAGTATCGCGCTATCTCTGCTGCCTGTAAGTGTTTTAGTCAATTGGCCATCAATTAAATGACCGGCGCTATGTCCAGTAATCGTTATAATATTAGTTCCTGTATATGTCTTTTTAACACTATACATCATTCCTACAACCCCAGTAGTATTAGGAAGTGTTATAAGTCTATCTCCAGTAAAGGTTACAGCTATATGCTTTGCCCCTGTAGAAGTAAATGTATAGTTTCCAGTAGTCTCTAAAAATCCAGTTAGAGCTATGCCATAGGCATAATCTGTTCCAGTTTGTAAAACGTATCTAGTATTTTCAGTAAAGATAGTATTAGAATACAGTCCTTGCAGTGTATTAACTTTATCTCTTAAGTTAACTAAAGTGCCATCAAAACTATTTACACTTTGATTGACTACTTGCTGGTAGGCATTTAAGGTTTCTATGGAAATTTTTCCTAGCAATAAAGTTGTAAGACTAGCAACACTCTGTTCTAGAGCGGTTACTTGGCCAGAAAGTCCAGTGATGTCTACCATTTTATATTCTCTCTAGTGTATAACTTAGACCTAATCCTTCTATGTATGGAGTAGTTCCAATAGGAAACGGAGACAGTGATCCGCCATTTGTATTAACAAAGTTCAATTCAAAAATAGCATATATGATTTCACTAGAGCCTAAAGATATTGGTTGTAAAGACTCTTGCGGTGGTATGGTCGAATCACTATTCCAAATGACGTTATCAAAATTTGGAGTGGTGCTTAATCGTAAGTGTATATGCCTATTACCCTTATCCTCTAATAAGAAATTAGGAGTAGGATCTATTCTGTATAGATCTTTAAATCCATACCCAGGAGGAGCTGTTATCTTTGCTATAAAGGAATTATTTTTTCCAAATGATGCGCCAGCTTGATATATCTTATCATAATCTACAAGCTTTAATCCTAACTCTTGCAGTCCATAATAAAATACTTTCTTTCCATTCTCTTCTACCCAATTTCTCTGGCGTAATCTAATTTTTATCTGTTCTATACTTATAATAGGGAAATGATATCTAATATTTGTTGCATTATTAATTGCATCAAATACCGATAGTGAAGTAAATGAATCAGCAATGTCAGCAGAAGTAGATAGGCTTGTTATATCTACAGATCCATTTGGAAATGGAAACAGCTCAATTAAGTTAGCTTCTGTGCTTGTTCCATCAGGGACAACAATGGTCATTTCACATTCAACCTGATCAACTTTAGAATCTATTGGAAACTCTACTTTTCTAATCCATATCTGTCGATTGTTACCATTGAATGCCCACTCAGATTTTCCTGGTGTAACAATTCCACCGCGCTCATAATCTACTAAACCTTCACCTTCTCCCTTATCGAATGTGCTAGTTACGTTAATAACTAGATTTGATCCCTGAACTACTCTTCCTGTCCTAGCACTAGTAGAATAGAATCTATTCTCTATAGCATTTGCAGGAAGAGTTGCTTGTCCAAACTCAGCGTATACCATAGCAGATAAATCATCATTAAGTCCATTAGGATAACTTATGCCAGCAGTATCTGAAAAATCTACAAGCCTGCTAACAAGATATCCGTTATTAGCTGCTACTTGCTCAATATATTGATTCTGTTTAAGAAGAGCATCGACTTGACGTCTTAAAAAAGAGATATCATTATGCGAAGCTATAGAGGTTTTTTCTAGGTTGTTGTATACAGTATTAAGAGCTTTCGCCAAATTCTGTATATCTTCAACAACAGACTCTTGGAAGTCATTTATATCAGTAGACTTTAGAGGTCCTCTATGCTCAACAGGATATCGAGTGGTAGTAGGTTGAACTATATTTATTTCATCTGCCATGATTAAATTACGCTAAGCTTGCGCCCTTAGTTAACACTGCTTTAGTGACAAATAAAGCCAACTTAATAACAGTGTCCATAGTTTTATTTGCACTTATATAAGAGTCAATCTTATCATTTATCTCTTTAATTTTATCTGCAGAGAAACTTTTGATAAGCTTATCCATTTGATCGGGAGTAAGTTCAGATAGATCTAATACAACTCCCTCTGCCTCTTTCCATGCTGCCATTACTTAGTGGCCTCCTTGATCTCTTTATAGAGAGACCAACCATCCTTAACTAAGGCCTTCCACTCAATTGACCCCAAGGTCTCAAGATAGTCTGCCTGCTTATCAACTAGTTGTAGATACTTCTGACGCTCTGCAGCTAATCGTATTAGGAGAGATTCTTTCTTAGCTGGTTCTAAGCCTGTTGACTTCTCAAGTAGCATGCCCATAGTATCAAACAAGTCAGTTGTTATGGTATACTGAGCAGCTTGATTTTCCATTAGTGGAGTAGCATCTTGCTTGAAGAAGGGCGAGCTACAAGCCCCGAGGGCTAGACTTAGAAATAGTATTGTGATTAATTTTTTCATACTTGTTTATCTTCTGCCTTTGGTTGTTCTTTTGTTAGAGCACTCTTAATTATCTCTAGCTTTGGTATGTTAGACATCTCTTCTTTTGCTTTACCAAAATCAGCTGCGCCTTGACCAATAAGTAGAGCTGTAAATAAAGTTATAATGCCTGTAATTGTATTAGGATCGGCATTGAATCCTATCTTAGCACAGCCTAAAACAATTAGACCGGCTACTGCTGAAATAAATTTCTTTGATGTAAGTAATTCTTTAAGAACTTCTAAAAACGCTTTCATTATTCACCTGCTCGTAAAAAGTATTCAAAAACTTTTGGTGTTAGTCCACCATCAACATTAGGTTCTCTAGATAGTTGACATCTAACTATAACACTAGACCCATTAATGATATTTGGGAGTTTAGATTCCCATATTAGTTGATATATCTCGTTAATTGTAGCTGGAGTAAGCGTCGCCGAATTATCTTCTTGCGGAGCTTTAAGATATAAGTCTTTTGTTAGTCCAGGTTTAAAGTTTAAAACAAGTACGTTTTTTGATATGTCTGTTATATCATCAAAAGCAAACACGGTATGGTCTGTAACAAGGGTGTTTGACTTTAAGTGGTTTAAACTTCGTTGGATCATAGGATCTCTAAAGGCTAGTATTTCTTTAAAATACTTTCCATTTTCTTTAAAGATACGCTTCTTATCATAGTCTCTTAGTTGAATTATTTGATCAATCAAGTTACCTCTGTTGTCACTTTTTTGATTTGCGTCTGGATTCTTACTACGAACTAAGAATTGAATCCAGCCAGGGCCCAACAAAGGAGTAACAGTAGCTCTTGTTAAATCAACCAAGCCGCCAGGACCATTAACAAAAAATCTTTCTCCAACAGTATCATCAGATACAATTGTATTTTTTTTGCTAGCCGTATCTAGTTCTAACTTAATCTGTAAGCCGCGCTCTTCAGATATGTAGCACCATGTCAAAAAAGTTTCTACTGAGCTATCGCTAGTAGTATAATAGTAATCAATAAAAACTTCACCCTGTGATGGTATAGAACTATTTGGAAGCCGTTGAATAGATCCAGTAGCAACATCAAAGACATAATCAGTTCCTTCTACATAGGACCGAACTGATTTACCAGAAGACTGTATATTATTTTTTACCTTAACCGACGACTTTATTATTTCATATGGAGCCGTTGGGACAAATCGATAGGTGATTTGGAATGTATCACCAGCATTAAATGTCATATTAGACAGAGTTACTACTGTTCCATTTATAGCTGTAACTTTGTAAGTCACATCTGGATCAAGAGTTATGGTAATATTTAAGGTTGGAGCAGAGGCAGTATTGATCTGGCTTCCAGCAGGAATATCTAAATTGCCAGTCGTGCGCAAAGAGCCGTCTTTTATTTCTGTTTCTATAATGTAGTCCTTACCCTCTTTATATGTAACAGTATTATTACTGTTCTTTACAATAGGAGCATTGGCGCCATTGGGAACAAAGCTGTCGTAGCTTAGTTTTATTTTGCTAGCATTAGCTGTTACAGTGAATGTTTTTCGACCTTGATCAGTTATATATAGGACTTTATATACTGCGTATCCAGGAGTTGCATCAGATCCTGTGCTATTGTATTGATTCCCTATAGGGACAAGCGGCCCTTTACCATTATAATAGACTGGTAAGCTTGTTACTAATCTTGTAATATTGACACTACCGATTGTATCTTTTAAGAAGGTTGGTGTCTCTGTATAAAGCGCATATACCTTTTGTATATCACCTTCAGCAAAACTAACGTAATTGTCAGATATTTTATTAGTCTGAATAGTAGAACTTATATCGCGCGACCAAGCCTTATAGCCTCTTATTAATTGAGCTGAGCCAAATATTGGCGCTGGATTAACATCTTGAGAGTATTTATAAAAGGTATGTCCTCTAATAGTCCCGTTAGTATACTGAGTAAACAACGAGGAGTCTGCTTCAAATCGCAGGCTATTGGCCTTTGTTGAACCGAATACAACAACTTCTGAAGTTCCAGGTTTAGCATCACCCTGTGTAGGCTTGATTGGAATAAAATTGCTAGTCGTTTCTCCATCAGTTAAAGCTACACTAAAGTCTATTGATGTTCCATTTGGAGTTGAGGTTTTTGCTTTTATAGAGACTCTAGATATGTTTTCTTGCTCTGCTGAAAAATCAAATGGCTTACTTTGGTAAATGGCGGCCTGCTTTCTACCTACTGAATAAGCACTAAAGCCTTTCAAACCAAATCTATAGACGAATCTTTTGTCAGAACTATTACCAAGCTCCTCATCAAATGTATCCTTTGTTAATGTAATTCTAATAAACTGTGCCAGCTCAGTTGTAAAGTCAAGGCCATAAACAAATTTTTGATCTTTTATAACTAAGCCGTCTTCATAACCCTCTGGGGTTTTATAGTTTACATCATCAACTGAGAACTCAATTTTTGCTTTTTGAGCAGTAGCTGAGTGAGATGTTAATTCAAATCTATTTACTAATACCTCTACATTCTCAGATAGAACTCCAGCTAATGGGAATGTAAAAGTTATTGAAACTGACTCTTGTTTATTAGTTACGACTTCATAAATCCAGCCAGTAGCTACATCACTAAAGATGTCACCAAAGGATGTAGACGGAACTTGGTTAGCTGATACAAAATCTAGCGGTGTCAAAACTTTGACTGGCCAAGTTTTAACTTCATACATGTGCGATGTTTTTATGCGCTGTGTATTTTTACCACCATAGGGAAGCATTATAGCTTTTTCAGATAGGTTTATAATATCTGAATCAGATTTTTCTATATCTGTTTTACTGTAATCTGTAAAGCTATCAAACGCACTTAAGAAAAAATAATCAGCCTTATCAAATGTAAATAAAATGGCATTTAATATAGCTTCAAGTTTATTTAACTCATGGCTATGCACCCTATAGTAGGTATCTGCATAGTTTAATCTGCGAAAAGCTGAAGATAAAAGATCTATGAACTCTTCGTTTAATGTCTCAATGTCAAAATTTATTGCATTCAGCTGTCTATTAAATAGAGTATTATTAAAGACCTCGCCCTTTAATTGGGGAACATACTTATAAGTTATGTTACCATTCTTCTTAAAGAGCTCATCTAACTGAGAAGATATCTCTGCAATATTGGGCAGCCTACCAGCAAGTAAATACTTGAGTAGTTCTCTAGTTAATAGTTTAGAATATTGTCTTTCGTATATTGCCATTATAGTCCACCACGCGGGAATAGTGCTAGCCTATATGATTTTAATATAGGCGTATAGCTATCAGCAGACGTATCAGAATCAACTACTGTATCTGGTCGCATCAAAACTGCTCTAAATCTAATAGATTTGACCTGCTCTTTTGTAGTTATATAAGCGTCTTCGATCCTAGAATTAACGGGCTTTTCAGTATTAAAGTTTATAATCCGAGGAACTATTGTTCCTTTATCATTGTAAACTGTTCGAGCTCCAATAGGATTTATTCGAATCCATTCTTGATTCTCAAGTTCGGGCTTGATATAGTATTCTATATAAGCCGGCCCAGGATCAAACTGTGGGGGAATAAACTCATCTACAATCAAGGTTACTTTACTAATATCCTTAGGAGATGACCAGGGTTGACTAACAATCTCACTAACTTTTTCATATCTAAACTGAGCAAATGTAAGTTCTCTAATTCCTATGGCATATCTTATCTTATCAAATTCTGGCTGTAGCCAGGACTTAACAACTTTCCACCCAGAGTCCTTTACTGTTTGTGTAACTTCTCTAGAAACTTTCTTACCGAAAAGTCCATTTAAAGTTCCACTTAGTAGTGGATCAAACTTCTTTCTAAGTCTAGTAAGAGGATCATCAAAAAACTTTGGTAGCTTATTAGATGTTTCTCCATTCTTTATGGTCTCATCTACTGCTTCTGTTTCACCTGCAAGTTCATTGGTATTGGTTATGCCACCAGTTACCGCTAGAGTTTGTAGATAAGAAAGCTTAACTATTTTATGCTCTACAATAGTCTCTTTAAAGTTCTCCTCAGTAGTTTTCTTTTTCTTTTTAAATAAACCCACTGTATTACCTCTATCTAAATAGACCTTTAGTTGTAGTTGTCTTGACGTTAGTTGAAATATCTACTTGATGTTTCATGAGTATATAATATCGTTCATAGACCGCCGCCACAGGGTTATCAACTTTTAATTTTACTTTTAGTTTCTTAGCTATTTTTGATGGGAATGGAAAGACACCTTTACCGCTATATTCATAACGACTAGGAGCTAGGAGCTCACCGATTTGATTATCATTTAAAAACTTGTTAGCTTCTGGTGTCAAAATTTTAGCATACTTACTAGAGTTCCATCCGTCTACGGTAATAAATGCACCATCATCTTCGGATGCAACAGCTATATCTAAGACTTCAACAAATGAATTTACTCCAAACACAACCGGATCTATGACGCAATAGTTAACTGTTTGTTGCTGTTGTAAGGTAAAAACAATTTCTATAACTAGATCTCTACCATTAAAATCATAGGCCTTAGCTGCTTGTTCAGCAGCTTTATAATCAATGACTACAGAAACACCACGAGCGGCATCATCTTTATGCCCCTTAGATTCGTTGTCATCATTATTTTCTACAGACCCATTGTCTATTAGACTATCGATTAATGGCTTTGGAACATCATAAACATACTCACACTCCCAAAAAGTTGATGGATCTCCATCGAACATTTTTTGACGGGCTACTTTCTTTTCTTCCTCAGTTGCACCAATCTCAACAAAGTAACCTGCGGCATTATTAGAGTATAGATTGCTATCATCACTAATGGTTTGGTTATCTTTAGTTAGCTCTTGTTTTTCACCTTCAGCAGGCTGTAGCAAAAATTTGATATTAAACAAACCACCTTCGGGCCTAGCCGAATTTATAAAACTATAATACATACCTTCATAGAACCGTTCTACGTTCCCAGGAGTTGGCTCTAAGTTAACTGATGTGCCTTTAGCAGGATTGCTAGGACCTAATGGAAATATTTCTATTTCAGTAGAGCCGTCTATAACAGTATTGTTTGTAGCTCTCTTTAAAGATATGCCACCAGATCCAAACATCTTTTCAGCTTTTGAAGAGGCAGTGGCAATAGATTGATCAACGTTATCCAATGATCTAAAATCATCTCCGGCTATTAGCACATCTCCCCTAGTAAAGTCACTAAGTATTTTTAGATCTAAAACTGTGCTAGCTAATTGATTAGCTCGCGTTATTAATTCTGCATTAACTACCTGTGCATAATTAAAACTAGATATACTAGCTTGTGATAATAATTCTAATTCTTTATAGAACCTAGTTATGTCTTCTAATATAAGTTCAAAGTTTTTATTATACAATGCGGAGTTAGCTGTATCACCAGTCTTTAAGTATGTAGGATAGAAAGCAGGATCAGCTAGAGTATCAAAAGCTTCCTTAAAGATCTCATTAGCTTTGGCCATTATATCGTTCAAAGCGCTAGATCTATTCGTTTCTTTAGCTAGCTTTGCTAACAAAGATCGAAGCTTTTCTACATTTATATTTGTCTTAGCTAGAACTTTATTTGCCATTTTATATAGTTGAAGTATTCATTAAAATTTTGATACCATTAACTTTTGGTGTATAGTTAGGATTAATTGCAGTATTGCAACGCAGCACACCAAGAACTTTTATATACTCAGTTAACCAATCATAGTCTATTTTTATTTCACTATTAATTGGCTGATTGAAATACAGTCTTCTTCCCGCATGAATATATTGATACTGGTTGTCTTGATTTGTAGCAATAGAAAATGCTGGATGTTGTAAGGTCTTATAGTCTGTTATATTTTTTGCTTCCTTGCCGCCAACTGTAACTCTTATTGGTTCATAAGTAGCGTTATCAAAAGCAAATATGTTATTCCTTATATTTATTCCAACACCAAGTGAATACTCTGCCAATAAGAATCCGCTAGGAGCAGATAGATTAGTTAAATACATTCCAGTAAGCGCGGCCTCTGGCATCTGTAGAATCTCATTTATTGTAAACTCAACAGGCTCATACAAAGTAAATCCACTAGCGGAGAAAGTTCCACTAAGCTGGAAGCTTCTTTTTACATCTTGTATCTGTGTATAATAACCAAACGGATCATTAAAGAACGCGTTATTAAGGTTAGTTAAATTCAAAAATGGCTGACCAGATCTAGCTCCCCATGATCCACTTTGAGTATATCCAGTTATACTTCCAGTATAAATAGTTTCGCCAATGTTTGTTAGGATGGTTGGATAAACTTTTATATGCCCAGTAAATAAATTACCAGTAGGCGGTATATATGTCCACTTAGCTATACCAGTTTCATTAGTGAACTGGCCAGTTCTATTGACAATTTCATACTCAACGTAGGGATATCTTTTAAGAATTATATCGTTGTCTGGCCCAAGAGTGTCATATGTTTCTGGCGTAGTTAATGATCTAGCTTCAAAATTACTTAGAATATCAATATTATAGCTATCCAAAACTACTTCATAGTCAACAGTATAGATGCTATTCTCGTCAAAAAATCCATCAGCTAAAGTAACTTTAATTCTAGGAGTGCCCTGTGTCTGACGTTCTTGAGTATATCCAGTGAATGGAATTGGGGTTCCATTCTTTTTAAGATTTAAGACATTGCCTTTACTACAGCCAAGTCTAGTAAATCCTATGCTTGTGTTTCTATCAATTTCTAAACGCTCATCAATAGCAGCTGGATAGCCAAACTCACCAGTCTTGTTAATAGGATGTATTGGTATTACTCTACCTTCTCCAATGTCAATAGACCATTCAGTAGACGTAGGATAATAAGTTCCCCATGGATTTTTTAATTCTAGGTGCCGCTCGTCAACCTCTAATTGAACTTCAGATAGGGTAGCTTGTGGAAGATATTCATCTGATTCAAAATAGCAAGTAGGCGCATAAATTTCATAGCTAGTTTCTAGCTCACGGACGCCAAGAATATACTCATATTTTTTAATTTCAATTACCTTGTCTGTAGCTTTTTCTGAGTTATATAGTTCAAGTAATTTAAGTTGTTCTGGATCATATTGATCGAACACCAAACTTAAAGAAGCTAATAGGTCGTTGTTTAGTTCGATCTCGTTATACCTAGACTTTTCTAAACTAGCTGCGCCGATTATTGCCTCTAAATCTTTTATGGCAGAATCATATGCACTAGTCGCTCTTCTTAATTCATTGGCAAGATCTGAATCAAAAAATTGACTTTTGAAATTCTTATCTGTTTGTTCTCTGACAATGTAATTAAAGACATCAGTATTATTAACCAATGCTTTTGGTAGATGATATATAACTTGTTTTGGATTTTCTTGGGCTATTGTTATTCTTATTTCGGACGCATAGATTGGAGCAAAGTTTACCTCAATCCAATCCAGTGTAGCTTCCTCAGAAATAAAAGGGATGTCATAATAAACTTCAGAAGAAGGATTTGGCTTATACGAAAGCTTTAGTAGCTTGATTGGAAACTCACCAAATGGTAGTAGGCGTATAACATTCAAGATCTCCACATGACTATAGGAAAGATAAACTTCGACTATAGGTCCGTAGATATTTAATGAATCAAATTTTTGATAGACAGGGACATCAGATAATATTGATGTCAGCCAAAAAGTTTCTGGCTTTTGATCTATCATTCCCTCAGGAGGGAACTCCACAGACAGGTTCGCTTTAAGGCCAGGGCTTATAGTTTTCGTGTATACGCGCGTGATTCTGACACCCCGATTTGGTAAATGGGCTGTAACAGAGCTTAGCGGTATTAGTTCCAAAAGCCTAGTGTTATCATCGATAATTGCCTTAGGAACTTGTGCTGTCACATTCCTAGCCGAGTTAAAATCAATTATGTTTATTTCAGTAAACTTATTATACTTCTTACGAAGTGCAAAGGTTCTTGCATCGTTTATCAATTTTTCGATAGAAGCGCGCGACTTATAATAGTCACTTTGTAAAGCAGTGGCTTTTGCTGATTCAGATTTTCCTATAGCATCTATCTGACTATAGATAGCATTTAGGTCAATATAGATTTCCTCCATGTTTTTGTTATGGTCGATAGATGAAATTTTATTATCAGTTATCGCATAACGTGGAGCGTCAAATAATTGACCGCCTAACTTGTTTTGAAGATTTTTATATAGTGCTTCTGCCGCAGCTAACTCTTCTCTAGCCGTTCTAATTTCAGCAGCTTTCTTCTTAGAAGCTAATAGCGATCTAATAGCTAATCTTTGAGCTTGAGGAAGAACCTGTATTATCTTATCCAGTAGAGCCATTAGATATATGTGAAATTTTTACCAGTTATAAAACCATAAAGAGTATCTGCCATGCCTGAGAATAAAGAATCATATGCGCCCCAATCTATAACAGTATAGGGAGTATAGTCTGTATCATACAGCCACGCTGGCGTTGAAGATGAAATTCCACTGACGCCAAGTAAGTCTCTTAAAGCAAACGTTGCTAACGTTCCAGTTATAGTTACCTCTTCACCAGATGTAAAATAGTTTCTAGCATAGGCGCCAGTAAATCCATATATACCATCGACTAAGAAGTTAAGATCAGTTAAGCAAGTATTCAGATGGTGCTTTTTAAATAAGTATAATCTACCCTTCTGTGAATCTGGAGTGTCTACAAACAATGGCTGTTCATGCCAAGTGGCAAAGAAAGAAACAAAGTCTCGGCCAGAATAGGTAGGCAGGAATGGACTAAAACCGTAAGGTTCTAGATTTGATTTCTGAACATACTGTCTAAAGGAACCAGTAGGTGCTCGCTGTCTTCTAGCATGAGACTGAATTTCTTCTACTGTCTTGGTGTTCATTATCTCGCCATCATAGAATATAACCCCACCTAAGTTGTTTAGAATCTGATTAAAGTGGGGAGGCGCAACAACGTTGTTATAAAACATGTAGCCAACACCAGTTGCTATGGCATATAAACATACGTCCTGTGGAAGCTGTGCATTAGTAGGACCACCAAACTCAGAGATTATAAGTGGTTTTCCATTAGCCGATTCTTTAGCAAGATCAGTAAAAGAATCAAAAACTTCCTTAAAGACTCCATACGGATGGTATGAAACTACGTCTAGTCCAGAATAAGATAGCGACCAGTTTGTAAAGAAACTACCAGGTCTATGGACTGATGCAGCATATCCTACAGTTACTGGTATATCTGGAGTTATTGTTTTGATACCATCTATTGTAGATCTTATTAATCCAGACGCCGCTACCGGATCCATTTCATTTGCTACGTCAAACATTAGTATGTTTCTAAATCCAGTGCTGGCTACTACTACATCTCTAACGTAGTATTGACCAGTTCCTGTATACCAAGCTGTTGTTCTATAGCTTGAATGCGGCATGGATACCCAATTATACAGGAAGTTATATGGCTCTCCTGTTGGATTCGTGCATAGGGCCGTGCCATCGAATAGCACCGGCATAACTTTGATATGGTTATTTTGCGCTAGTGTTAAAAATTGTTTGTAATTTTGTATGAACGGATTTGAATCGCCTGTTAGACCTAGAAGCCTATGGTATTCATACATATGAAGACCACAGAAAAGTCTAATTGAATTAAATCCCATACCACGTAAATACCCAAGCTGGGTATCAGTGCTTCCTGTTCTAAAGAATCGCCACTGGGAAGTAGTATTGGCTGCTCCAGAGAATGGATTTTCTGGAGTCAAATATAGATACTCAGTATACACAGGAGTAAAGTTAATTCCTCTAACGTTACTATAGTCCTGGTATACAGGCTCCCACTCATCAATGGCGTATCCAGTAAATGGTTTTCGCATATCTATAAACTTTGATGCTAGGTGTGGTCCAAAGTTTCCAGAAAGATTACTATCTAATGTTGAGTCAGGGTAGTATCCATTATAACTCCACTGGCCAGTTGTGTTAGTAAATACACCCTGCAGCAGTCCAAGTTCATTTTCTTTCTGATAATTTAGCTTTAAACTATCAAAAATTTCTAAAGGAGGTGTTCCTTCTACAGGTAAATGATCTTGATCTACAGTATCTATTTCAGCTATGGCACCATCTTCTCTTATGATAGACTTTGTATATAGTCTTATTCCTTCAATAAAGAGAGTATGGTATCCTGAGTAGTCAGCGGATAATAACTTATTTGCGATGCTATCAATTGCCCCTTCAGCGTCTAGAGCCTGATGGGCATACCACCCATATGCATATAATAATTTTGATACTTTCTTATCTAGAATACCACCTCTAGATATAGTTTCAAAAAAGCCTGAGTAGCCATGATCCAATACTGTCTTAAGCCCATTAAGATATCCTATCAAATAATTGATTGAGAACCCAGTAAAGCCAGGCTCTTTAGTATTTTCCTTATAGATACTAAATAGGTTCTCATAGGTCTTGATGATATCAGTGGATAATGTTCCAAGGTATTCTCCGTATCGATCAAAAGGAGCATACCAAGAATTAGCTACTGCATCGCCGCTATTATATTTTTGACTGTAGATTGAGCTAGGTAATCTTGCAACTGCGGTGTTAATAGTATCAGTTACCAAATGCATTAACCCAGTATAGCCCGTTAATGTAGCTGTGTTATATACAGGAAATCCCTTTATAGATAAGACTATACTTGGTAACAATTCTGTAATACGATGATCTTCAAATACTGGATTTACATCTATATAGGCCGGAACATTTAATGGATACCTTGCAAATTGCGCCGGATCTATACTACCATCTAAATAATACTCAGGGGATATATAAGTTTGACCAATATTAACCCCATATAGCTTGGTTAAGATATTTTTGACATCAGCATATAAGGTTGGGTATAGCCCAGTTAAATTAGCTTTGGCATAGTTTAAGCAGTAGGCTAAATTAGTTAAGTGTGGCGTTACTGTAAATGGATTATTAATTGATATCTGAGAATACGATCCAGCACTTGGGTCATAGTATTTAGAAATATAAGATGAATCATATCCAGATGAATAACCAGAAACAATATTGTTTACAAAAGAAGCAATGCCAGTAGTCATTAGCTCTGGACTTTCTACTGCTAACTTCAATACTGGTATATACTGTTCAGGCATACCATAATAGCCATCTGCAACACCAGTCCAATTATTAACAATATTAGTTACAGTTCCAACTAAGGGTCGTTCCCCAGAAGGACCTGCAAGAGCAACAACACCAGACATTATACTTAGCAACTCTTGTTCTAGTTCTGCTTTAAATATAGAAGTGTCTTTTAGAATATAGGGTGAAAAAATTGATACATCGCGGTATTGTTTATGTTCGTAGGGAGAGTATAATCCTAGATATCCCTTGACTAAGTGTCCTGGAGTTACTTCTCTATCGTCAATCTTTCTAACAGTTTTCCAATCTGAAAACTTATCGCCAGTCGCTAGTATCGACCGCTCTTCCCAGCTTATGATAGCCTTTGGAGAAGACTTTAAATATGTTTGGTAGTATCCAGTATGTGGCGTAGATTCTAAATAGAAAGTATTATCTAAGCTTTTAACGATAACATTACTCTGTATTGGTTCTTTCCAATAAGTCAGAACAGTTCCACTTGGGATGGTTCTATTAGACGGGATCCAATAAGATCCATAGATACCAGAAAAATTACCACTAAAGTTTGGATTGTCTAATAAAGATATGTTGTCTGAGAATCCATTTACATAACCAGTATACTCTGTATAGTAGTCAATTATTGGATATACACCAGCTGAGAGAAATTTAGATACCTTAGCTTTTATAGTGGATAGAGGGTATTCATCTTTAAGATAATCCGGAACTTTTATGACTACAGATGCTGCGCCAGGATACGGCTCTCCATCGTAGTTTCCAATATCCCAGAATGATTTTGCATCGTCATATGTCTGTTCAATTGGTTTAGTTTTAGAATCATTGTTAAGAGTAAATACAGTATCTACTATATGAACGGGGCTCTTTAGATCTTCTCCAACTAATCCACCACCCAATACTCTAGTATCTAGAATAGTAATTCTATCAGACGATAAAACTTGCTGTATAGAATATGCTCCAATAATAGCTATTGGAATATCAGCGTTCTCTATTTCTATAGAGTCAATAGCTTCTTGGAGGTTGTCAGCAATTTTATGATAGACTGTTCTGTTATTTTTTACTGCTATAGTTCCTTCAGCAGGTAGTAAATAGAAAACTACAAACTTATCTATTAGGTTTGGGTTTTGATTAAAGTGCGCATTTATATTTAGGTATGGATATATAAAGTTATTTTCTAGATAGGTATAATCAACAGTAATGTTTCCATTTGGAAATGAGCCTGGCTTTATATAAACTAGACCATTGTTAATATCTATATCTTCTATAATAAAATTTGATAGTGGGGAACCATCATTATAGAATATTAAATTATCACCATTCCAATGTATTGGATATCGTGGCAGCTGTAATAGGTTTGTGTCCTTAACAGATACTGAAGCAGACTTAAGATCTTTAAATGGCATGCCATATAAAGTCGACCAAGTTTGGAGGTTATACTCTGGAATATAGAAATTAAACTTTCTACCTCTGTAGTCCTGACTAAATGCTCCTACGCTTATGCGCGGATACCATGGCAAGGTATAACTATCGTTATATGGCGGCAGTAATTTTATTTTAGCCGTGTCATTATATTTGACAGTCCACTTTGTGGATCTAATTGCGACTCCATTATCAGTTAGTCTATCGTAGACATTAAAGCCATCTGGGATAGTTAGGAATCCACTAGTCTGAATAAAGTCTCCTGAGCTTAAAGATAGACTATTAGATAATGCTACACACTTAACTGGCACAGATGTTCTATTGATATCTGCGGCTACTTGTTCTACGCTTTTACCAACAAACAAGACCTGCTCTTGTGTTGATCCATACTTTACTGTAATAGTAGTTGAAGAGATGCTAACCTGGGGCTTAGTGCTACCTGACTGAATATCAGGATAGATTGCCAATGTCATTTGAGGTCTTGTTATTCTTGAGTGTAAGACCTGTCTTATAAAATCTATGTTATTAATATTCATTATGCAAAAGCTCCACTATAACCACTATAAACTCCATGTATAGTTACAGCATATCCTTTACCATCGCTACTAGGTGTTACACTATATTGGCCGCCAAGCGCAGCTTCAAATGCTCTATGTTCTCTCATTACAGGGATTGGATTAATTATTTCTTTTTTGGGTCCTACCGAGCCGTCACTATATCTATAAGAGCTATATTGAATCCACATAGTTTCTTTAGGTATTTCATTAACGATCAATATTACTGAATAGATACCGCTAGGTAAAGTAGTTTGATGTGTAGTCGGCCCTATTCCATCAGTAGCAATATTTATTCCACTTGCAATGGCGAAGTCTAATCCAGATGGACTATAAGGACTATAGACTACATCCCACAATAAGCTTCCGGTCTTTCCTTTATTGTCTGTGACATATATCGATTTTTTAATATTTTCTAGATTGTAAACATAATTAGACACTCTAGAACCTGATAGTGTTGCAGTTATAACTCCAGACAGATTTGCCATATAGTCTGGTATTTGAACTCCGTATAATCCTCTACCAACTAGGTAAGCATAAAAAGCTTCGGCGCAGGGGCCTTCCTTGCTAGCAACGCTTAGACTAGTAAGTCTAATGTTATTAGTATCTGACTGCTTAGTATATACCACATCTATCTGGCCAGAATATCTATCGGAGTTAATTCCTTTAAATAGACCTGAAGCTACAGTTCCAGTAAGATGTTGATTAGTTTTATTTAGTGTAAATTTCCCACCGCGATAGGCAAGAAGATTGCCGGGATTTTTATCAGATAGGTCGACAGTAGAAATTGACGCCGCTGTAGAGTATTCTGGCGAATCAAATCTGGCTATATTAATTGCATGTTCTGGAACGACATTACCAATTTTAATAGGAGAATCAGTGGCTCCAAAGCTTGCGTTTACCTGAGTATCATCATAAGACATTATATAGCTATCAGCAAACTTAAATGGAACACTATTGTATAGTGCAAATCCTGCAACATTTGGAACTTCTTCTGCTTGGTTATTATTAGTTCCAACCCAAATATTTAGATCATCGTCATCGTCAATTATTTGATTACTATTTACTATGATGCTATAAGAATCAAATCCATTTATCTTATGTGAGTTTGCTATTCCGGTTAGTCCAGTGAATGGTGTATCATTTATATATAGCTTTGAGAATAATCCGCCCTTGTCTCCAGTGCTTGCTAAGGCAGCATAATTGACAATAGGAATAATATTAAACAGTATTAATTCTTGTTCATTATATGGATCTACTAATGTGTAAGCATCACACATATTAACATCAGAGTTATATCCATAATAGATTGCACTATTACCGCTATATAAAAATCCAACGCCAGTTCCAATTGTATCGCCAACAGCAGCAGCTATTTCGCCGTCCATAGCGATGTGGGCACTATATACACCAGAACCAGTAAAAGCTCTCCACTGATAAAAGAAACCTAAATGAGTCCAGCGATTTAATAAGTTTATAGAATCGCCATTTGATTCAATAGGAACATGGGTAATAGTTGCTGTTGCAAGACCTGTTGAGTTATAATTAATTAACCTTATAGTATTAGCATCCGTTATAGATGCCGCGATCTTATTTCCTGATCTATTAGTTGGATCGTTGTAGATAGTTATAAATTCGCCAGTTGTTCTTGGGTATATCCAGGAGCCGAAATATATTCTGCCTTTCATTTCTGAAACTACAGAAGGGATAGGATATGGTAGACTTAATCCTGGCCATAAAGAACTGTCATTTATTACTCGTTCCAAACTTGAGCTATATGGGCTAACTGCGTATGATCCACTACCAAATCTGGTAGAGCCTAGTCCAGTTTTATATGGGTTGTTAGTATCTTTAGATACATTGCTACCATAAAATAAAAGATGATTGCGGTTATTTCCATGATCCCAGTTAGTATAAGGTCCTGGATTATCTAATGGATATAGATTTGCAGCGAAGGAACTAGCAAGATAATAGCTATTTGCGAATGGATCGTAACCAGGCATGCCTAATGGATATGCAGGGGTTGATCCAGTTGTTTGTGTTTTATGCCCTGGCTTAATATGCTCATCAGGCATAAAGTATGGGATGCCTATTTTAGCAGTCTTTATATAGATTTCTGATTCTAAATCGGCGACTGGAGGTCTAGAGATAAATACATTATCTAGTTTACAAAACAATCCAGAGGCAATAACTATGTTGCCGGTGCCGTCAGCAACCATTGTAGAAAATGGTGTGGCATCTTTATAAGCATCATAGCCGGTGCCTAGGGCTCCAGTTGAAACGTAGCTACGCCAGAATTCACAAGTATCCGTAGTTGCAACTGGAAGTCCATCTATGGCTAGATAGGCTCGATTACAACTAGCCTGATTAGGAAGTATATGATGACCAGTGACGTTTCTAATACCATAATTAGAATGGTTCCAAGATTCGTGAATAAATCCCAGATGACTCCAATAACCCAATGGTATTTTACTAGCACCTGTTATTGTATAATTTTTGATATAGTCTGTATTATCATTGATGGCAAAATTACCACCAGTTATTATACCAAAGATACCTGTTATAGATCCTGTATACCAAGAGCGTTGAGCTATATCAAACGAAGCTATTGGATAGCCGTCATTATTAATTGATAATGTCACTCCCTTGCTATCGGCGGTCCTTAACTTTCTAAACAGTATATTTGAACCAGTTGGATAACTATCCAAATATAAATCCATTCCAACAACAGTAGCTGCCCGCTGAGCTAAATCTTTTCCTCTTGAAAAGACTTCTGGGAAGAGTAACAAGTTAGAAGATCCAACTGTATGATATAAACTAGGAACTCCAGTAGCTTCTATTCTAGCTGTAATGAATGGTCTTAAGGAAAGATTGTCAATTATAAACTCATACTTACCACTATATCCGGTGGCTGCGTATAGCTTTAAATAACTATTAGTTGTGGCAATTCCAGTTGGTAGTATAATGCTGGCGCGTCTATAGTCGCTGTAGTGAGTAGGATCGAGATAGATTGAACTAGAAGAGAAATTATCACCTGTCAGATATACACCAGAACCATTTAGAATTCTCAAATCCATAGAGAATACATAGCCTTGTGGGGCCACAGGATTAGTGTAGTATATCCCGGATGGAATCCAAATTGTTAGTCCAGCATTAGTATTGTATATGCCGGTTGTATTTTGTATAGTGACTTTTTGGGCGTAGTCGATATTATCAGACTCTTGCCTATAGGGTCTAATAACCTTTAATTTCTCAAAAGTCATTATAGCATCACCGGTATAGGCGCTAGGTAAAAATAGATATTGACCTATCTCACCAAAAACTTTACCGCTTAAGCCGCTTGATACATAAGTTGGGAGAGCTGATACTGACTTAAATCCCTTGTCAAACGTAGGATCTGGAATAAAATTGTAGACTTCTTTTATACCAAACAACTTTGATCCACTAGTTCCGCTTAAATAATAGCCACTTAGATAGCTATAATTTTGAAAGGCTGCGTTCCATGGGCCGTAATTATATAGCTCTCCAGTCCCACGGATATTTCCTGTTATACTAAATATTGATAGATCAGTAAAGGAACCGTAGATAAGTCCTGTGGATACTGGCGCTCTGTAATAGAAAGTAGAGTAGGCATCTACATCAGGAACAGTATTTAAAAATTCTTCAGACTTAATCTTTAAAAGAACAGATGTGTTTTTATTTTTTGGTGCCCAGTTTGGTATGGCATCTAAAAACCCACCCTCTTTCCTAGCAGTAACAGTTATGGCGTCGACGATCGGAGCCTGAGCAGAACCATTTGTTGATACCTGATCTATTTTAAATCTAATAGTATTGTAGGCGGCTATTGGCTGATCTAAGTTATATGTTCCAGTTAATAAATTGATACTATTGGAAATAGGAATTGTTGATAGGTCTATTCTAGCTGTAACACCACTAGACGTTAATGTCTTTGCTAAGCTAGTAGCCGTTATGTATACTCCAGAGAATAGATATTCTGGTGTGACTATAGTCGTGCCACCAGGATAGTAATCATATTGTATGACTGCATCTTGCCATTTACTTATGGCTAATCCAGGAGAAAACGGAGAAGTTCTAAGAGACTGTTGAGTAGTCGTATAGATTCGTTCAAGACCAGTTGGCAGCTCAAGAGCTAACTTCCCTGTGAGAACCTTGATATTGTCCCAGTAAGTATGCCCAACTATACCATAGATACCTGTAAATGAAAATAGGTTATAGCCAGTATGTGGTGGAGCTCCAAAAGCTAATATAGGCCTATCAGCAAATCCAGTGTATACAGGAGTATCAAATTTTGATATGCCTGCCACTGATCTTCCATTTTCACAGAGTATATATAGGTTATTACTTTCTATCCCTACTCTAAAGCGTTTAGGCTGGCTTAGTCCAACGCCAATAGATAACTCTGGATGATTGATAGATCTGATACCATCTGGCCGACACTCTAAATAATCCCAATTAGTTCCGTTAGATATATAGATACCATGATTAATAGAACCGCTTAACTTGGGCAATCCTGTTAATGTATTTTGACCACTGGTATAACCAACTATACTGCTACTAGTTATATATGTAGAAGCAACATCAAACTCAAAAGTAAATGGATAATTAGTGGGCTCGTTTCCAGAAAAGAACTTTGTGTTTGGAGAACCAGACCATAAAGCAAAATATTGATAGGTGGCGCCAGTAATACCTATACCTGAGCCAGAACATTCTGGAGTATAAACTTCCCAAGATCCACCTCCAAAGGTAGATCGCTGATAGCCGGTGATTCCGGTTAGTATCAAATTATTAACATACCCGCCAGTGACTGTGAAGTCAGTTCTGAGAGTTGTTAGATTAGAAAGTCCATTGTTAATCGTCCATCCAGAAATCGCTGCCCACTGATTAAAATATGATACTGATCTTTCTATCTGTGGGAGTAGAGCAACGAATCCATTTACAACAGATTGGAGGCCTGTATTAGATCCGGATATGCCGCTGGCATCTAAAAAATGTTCTACTGCTTGTAGGCCCTTATCTGGATAAAATGTCATGTAGGTATAGTCTTAGAAGCCCAGTTTGAAATTTTTGATTCTTCGCCAAATTGGCCTTTAAATCGGACAGCGTAACCATATGTATTTCCTGGGATTACGTCCATGTCAACAAATGTTGTATGGTCTCTGTACGACCAGTCTTTCCAGATGGAGGCCGAGCTGATAGAGCTGTCATACCTCCATATTTGATAGGCTGTTCTATCTCCAATAGCTGAGTTATTAACTGACCGCTTATTTATACTAATCTCAATGCGTTTTGGATTAGATAGAATTGAAACTGATGGGGTTGCTGGAGTGGTGCCCATTAGTGGGTAGATATCTAAGTTCTTATAGTTGCCATAAGAGTCTGAGAATCTTAATAGTATACTTTGTGGATCATCACCCTGTGCATAATCAACTGTAACTCGGCTTATCTTATCAGGACAATACTGTATGCTATTTAGGTTTCCAGATATAGAAGCGCACTGAATATTGCAACTGCATGGTAGATTATCATTGAAATCGAAGTATATAAATAGCTTACTATTACTAGAGCTATAAACGAGCCTGTATGGATTTGGAGTTGGACCTTTAGTCCAAACTTTGGAGTCTTTAATAGTCTTAGTTAGCTCTGCAAAATCAGGAATATTTAGAGCATCCGGCATTATTCCATCCATTATTAGATCAAATTCAACTACACTAGCACCTAAAAAATTAGGTATAACTGTGCCGAAATCAAACGCAAGTATATAAGTTTTGGTTTCGCAGTTAGTATTTATAGGTAGACTATTTACTGTGTTTCTATAATAGGATAAGAATATGGGCGCCTTTACATTTCTATCTTTATAAGAGCCGTCTTCATCTACTTTTAAAATAGATAATGTCGGAGTATAATTAAATACCCCATTCAAAGTAAATGTAATCCAGCATACCGATGGATTTTGCTCATCTTGGCATACATTAAGTATGACAATTTTTTCACTAACCTTTTCTAAAAATCGATTGCAAACTACGCAAGGTAATTTGCTTAATCTATCAGGACCTATAAAGTCTCTGTTATGCACTCTTAAATCGCCTGGCATTATACAAACCTCTCAGAATAGATTATATCATTAGCTATATTATAAGGATACCGTAACAAATGAATCCAGTTATCAGAGTTTATTAAAGATGTTTCTATAGTAAATGTAGTTTCACCAATAAGCGAGCCAGTAGCACTATAGGTTACAATCTCATCTGGAACATCATATTGATCTTTACCTCCGACAAGCATTCGAATCTCTTCTCCTGCATAAGGAAGATTATAGATAGCAATATCTGATAGGCCATCATTTGTCTTAGAAATCCTTACTGGAACTATAAGATTAGCATCATCATTTAAATACATTCTTACTTTTGCTGGGCCTTCTACATTACTACCATTCTTGGATATAGAAAGAATGGGTGTTACAATCATATCAAATGGCAATGATACAGGCTTAGTTCCAATTATGTGTTCGTTATCAAAAATAGTTACATCATTTATCTTTATCTTATCTTTGACAGTCAATACAGGATCTGAGTGTTGCGTAATATCAACTCTTCTTGTTGATGAACCTGCCATCGATCCAACGACATCAGGATCGTATACTTTTGCTATTAGGTTGGTATCTAAGGTAGTTGCGTTTAATGATTTAATGACAAAGGCTAATTGGCCAGCTAACATTCTAAAAATGAAGTAGCGTGGCTTATCATCTATATAAAAATCAACATACTTGTTTATATTAACACCTGCGTATCTCGCAAGATTATCTGATATATGCCCATTAGTAGGAAGTCTATAACTATTAATAGTCTTTGGTATGGCACCAGAGGACTCTATTATTTGATCAATTACTTCTGCTGTTTTACTGGCGCTAGCTACAATGTTGTTGCTACTATCAAAAAATAAAGCATTGATAAATATTTTACCTAGTGCATAGATATCTGTTCTAGTTGTTATAGCTATTTTTGATGCTTCAGAGCTATTAGCTATAGCTGCTATCGAGGTAGCAGCATCAATTTGCTTACCCTCAGTATCAACAATTATTAACTTAGCGTAGATAGAAACATCGGTATTAGGGTAGCAACTAGCTGCAATAGTCAGTAGTTCTCCACGGCGAACAACAGGATTTGAAATAACTATATCAGCATTATAAGCAACTGAGCTTGATGTATATGGTCTAGTAGAACTATCACTAGAGGTATCTAAGGCAGAATAGTTTCTAGAGTTATATGAGCCAGCGTCCAATCCTGCAGGCAATTCATTTATTGGAATCTTAGTAGATAAATCATCTGTTGTTATTCCAGGAATTAATGATACTGATGGAATTGAAGCGCGAGAATCTAACATTGATCCTCCACTCAACGAAATAGTTCTATTTATATAAACAATGCCACTAGCATTGCTGCCTTCAATTAATAGATCCATACTAGAGTTATTTATAGGTCTATTGGATCTTCCAACCTTGCTCATGTCTTTAGAGTTTTGATCTCCAAATACAAAGCTTGGTGTTAAATTTTTATTACTAAAACTTGAATCTGGATTTAATGCGTGCCAGCCTTCTGGGTCGCTGCTTAGCTTATTATCAAATTTAGAAGGGAGATTATTTCGATCTTTTTCTTTTTGAATAAACAATGGATTCTCTACAATTTCACCTGGGCCATTACCATAGAACAGAGAAGGCTTTATAGGATTATTTCCTATAGATAAGTCTCGCAATGGAATATTCGTATACTCCAAGCTGCCCTCGCTAAACTCAATAGGCCTTGAATAGTAGCCATTATCTGGCTGGATAACCTCTGCATAGGTTCCTGGATCTGGATTATTAATTCTTATTAGCGTTCCAGAATTATGAACTATAATAGGAATGTCTGGTATCCTTGGATATGGCGGCGCTCCATAACCTGGAGTTATTCGCCCTGGACCTTTGGGAGGATAGTATCCTGATTGTGGTGGCGCACTTATTCCCGTAACAGGAACTGATCCTGTTGTTCCACCAGAGCCTGTTTGTCCAGTGTTATTGCCAGTAAATAAACAGCCTTGATTAACCATAGTAACTTGCACTAAGTAACTATGTTCAGCATCAAAATCAGAAGGCTGTATGCCTGGAATACCACCGTAGTTCCAAGCAAATACTCCATATAATGATCCTGTCAAGATAATTAATGGCCTATCTGGAGAAGCATCTGTGTGTTGTGGGTGCTGAAAATTCGGATACATTATAGTCCAATATTCATCACAAACAGGCTTGTATCCACAATTATCTAAAGCATAAACCCACTCACCTGTATTGCTTAGATAGTATTTAATTAGTAAAGTTTTTTCTCTACTAAGGTTTTCAGTATCAATTATTTTTAATCCGGAGGCCATTAGTATTCTAGTGCTATGGTATTAAACTGTCTAAAATTTGATACTAGATGATTCTGTGCGGTAATGGTGTGGGTCTTAGTTATTGTATCAACGCCATTTGGTTTTAATACTACTATACTTAGGTCTATTAGCGCATCGTATCCAATAGTAATGGGCCCTGTATAAGAGCCGAATAGTTTTTCGTGATAGAATTGTAACCTATATGGGTTTGCGAGATTTATAAACACATAGCTAGGAACATACTCAACTATGGCTTCGTCTATTCTACCCTTTAGTAAAATTTTATTACTCTGATAATCAACAAAAAATTGATCGCTGTCTGGATTAGCTAGATAAGATTCTAGCAAGTTTATTCCATTCACTATTACCTTAACCGAGCCAGGAGTGGCTGGATAGTTCAAATTTATTATACTAAAATTTTGACTGTAAGTTGGTCTATAAATAGTTCTGAAAGCTCTGCTGGCTGAGGTTGGAATCTTATTATAGCTGCCATCTAATATAATCACATTCCCATGTTGTTCTGGATTTGCTCTATAGTTCAACTCGACTGAAGTAATTTGGTCATAGGTAGCGGCACGTCTTGTTGGAACTTGGCCAGCAAATTGTATTACTGTCTCGTCAGGTGGAATCCAAAGGATAGAAGAAGATCCTGCAGAATCTAGTTTACCATTGATAGTAGGAGCTAGCTGTTCATTAGCACCCAAATAGCGCTTATGTAGCCAGCCTGGAAACCGAGCTAAGGGCTCTGATATACCAACAGCATACTTGCCGCCAGCATATGGATTTCCTTCTGAAGTTGATACTTGGATTGTAAATCCTACCCCATTGGTATCGCCTTGCCTACAAACAATAGTTTCTGGATTTAGAATAATATCAAAAGGCTGATAGCTTATATGGTATGGTTTTATAATATCTGAGTGCTTCTCTGGTATAAGATTGAAGACCGTTTTACGTCTTAGCTTATCCTTTCCATTTAAGCGCGCCCACGGAATTATTAACTTACGACCTAGCGGCCATCTAATTTCATTTAGAGTAGTTACATTAGGATTTAATGGACCGTCGTAGATAGAAGCTGGGATCTCTGGTATATGGATAAAGCCTTGGCTAAAGCTATTTCTGACAGGAGACATAGCAAGTCTAGTGTCAATAAATTCTTTAGACGAGCTAGTTTCATATTCTACAGTTAACTCAGATAGTCTAAATTTTCTATGATAGATAGAAGGCTTCTCAGCTTTTTCATATTGAAATCCGTCTACGTATAGATTGTAGTCAACATTATTTACTAGCCTAAAGCTACAGAAAGCGGATCTTTCAGGTATGAAATTATTTATTGATATTCCAGAAACATCGCAATCAACTTCTATTGTTTTATCTGCGTTAGCTCCAGAGCCAATAGTAATAAAGTAGCGCGTCCATTCTGGATTTACAGTATAGATTCCACTTAAGTCTAGACCAAGCCATTGGTAAGTAGAATCATAAAACTTGCATATATAATATGAATTATCTTCTGGGGAAACGTTATAGTTACCAGTAACAAAAAAGCCAGTGATGCCAGTGATGGCGCCAGCTTTTGCGTGCCAGCTAATAGCGTGGGCATTATTATCTATAGGTAACAATTGCTCTAGATACCCGGCAGGCTCTACTACACAGACATAATCTCCTACATAGGGCTCTATGTTATAACCTTGCCCAGAATACAAATAAGTATTCTGACTATTCCAATTAAGTGGCCTATAAGCGTCGGATCCAGCAAACCTATCGAACTGACAATTTGCAGCCAGGTTAGAGTTATTAGCGAATATAATTTCAGTCCGCTGCATTTCTGTATCCCAAACTAACTTAAATTCACGGTTAGCTAATCGATCATTATCATTTGGTGCAGATCTATCATCAGTTATTACTACAGGACCATCAGGTATATAGTCAGGAGGTAAATAAAATTTAGTAGTGCCTTGAGAAATTTTAAACCTATAGTATACAGGAGAGTATATAAATCCACTGACATTACTCTGCCACTTTCTAATATAGCATTGTAGCTCTACCTCTTCTGTTCCATCCTGAATGTCTAGGTCATAGTGATACAATATTAATTCATTTCCTATTATGTCAATATATCTAGGATCTTCAACATTTTCACCGGCAACAGATAGCTTAATAGGTTTTGTAGTTATTACAGTCCCAGGTAGTTTAAACTTTGTTACAGCACATTCTCCTATAGTCCGGCAAGCTTTTTTAGAGTATAAATAATACTCTCTTTCGTGTGAGCTAAAAAATCCCTTTCTAATCTTTGGCAGCCAAATATCTAATCGTTTATAAATTAGATCTCTAAGAGGATCGATATCACAGTTCTTTGTAAGAGCTAGATCTCGCGGAGATATAAAAACATCTTGTCCAAAAAATCCAGAGTTTGATTTTTTATCATTGGCACCTGCAGCAGTTGTGCCACTATTGCGTAAGTTGTTTACTATGTCTGTTCTAAACTCTGATGATTCAATATAACTTGGTAGCCAGATTACTGCTTGAGCCAATTCAGAATGAAAGCTAGGAACTAATCCTAGCACAGGAGATATTGGCAATAAGCTAAGATCAATATACAATCCATTCTGCTTAGTTTTAGATTTAGCAACTTGTAAGAATTTAGGATCTTGTGAAATAGACTTAGCATCAAGTATAGAACTATCTGGATTACTAAGTATTCTTAGATCTTTCCATTCTGAAAGACTTGCGATATTTTTTCTTTCTCTAGGCTTATCTGGCACATACGCTTTCTTTTCTATAGCAATTAAAGTTTCAGCAGTCTTTACTAAGTCATTATAATTTGATACTATAGCTTTTAGCTCAATATCTTCTTGAAAGAGTATGGCAGCCGGCCCTATTGTATTCCATATAACATTGCCCACAATATAAGCTTTACCAGTATCAGCTAGTCCAGAACCGTAATCATTTGCTAATTGGATCCAAATACCGGCATCTGCATTTCCTACAGAGCCATTTAAAAAGATACTGTTGTGATATAAGGCTGTATTTTTGCACAGTCTAGAGACAACACCAAAGTCTCCATTTGTAATAACACATTGTAATACTGCTGAGTTGTTACATTGCTCTAATAAAATATTGACATTAGTATTATCATTTACTATGCAATTTTTTATCTTTACCTTATGAGAACCATTTGTAGCTCTAATTCCAACAGCAAAATTTTGAAATCTAAGCCCTTCGATTGTCACATTAGGATTGGCTGAATCTAAATCGGCTCCAACATATTGCTCAGAAGGATTTAATCTACCATCAAATACAGGAAAGAAATTTCCTGCAGACTTTATAATAATGCGTAACTCTGTTCCTAACAGCGCGAGGGTAGTGCCACGTGGAAATATAAATCCTGGATAAGTCCCAGCAGCTACTTGTATAGTTATATCACCTGTTAAAACTGGACTATCTTCCAATTCAGCTGCAATGGAATCTATTGCCTGTTGAACTGTTTTGTAACCAGATGCTGAGCTGACAGTATAGTTATAAGTTACCATTAGATAATATTACCTGTGAAATACTTTAAAGATGAATTGCCTGTTTCTCCAACTACTATACTAAACACTTGAGATAAGATTGGCGCCTTAGATTGAGTAATATATACTGACGGTTCTAAATCGAATGTGTGAGCGACTCCAGGAATGAAGCTGTTATAGTTTAATATTGTGTTATCAATTTTTTCTCCACTGTAGCCACTGAGCCCTCGCCCATGTGCATGTATAGAATCTAGTATAATATCATTACTAGTATATTGCACAATAGATGGATCACATCTTGTTTCTAAATGATCGAACCCTAAGTCTTTGTTATTTGCAGCATCCCAGTAAGCTCTATCTGAACGTAGGCTTCCCCATTCGATATTTGTATTGGATTTTAATTCCTTAATGAAGGAATAAAAACGGGTCTTCCTAAGGTTTTCATTATCGTCTTTATAGCTGTCTCTAAACAACCTATCAGATATTCTTCGTAAAACTATTGCAGCCCAAGCAATATCTACAGAAGAATCTACTGTTATAGGATATTCTCCTAGTAACAATCCATCAGAGTTTTCAGAACCTGATAGCTGGGGATCAATAGTGGCAGTAATTACTTCTCGATTTAGAGAGTCAGTAAATTGATTTATAGCTAATAGCAATTGTCCAAGATATGGATAATCAATATATTTGTATAGTCTAAAATATGGATAAGTTATTTTTAATAACTTCCCTGCCGTTTTTTCATCAGCTATTTTAATAGAGTATAGATCTGGATTTTCAGAATCTACACCATAAAAATCAATATCATTGTCGTCTATTTTTTCTCCATACTCGCTTTCAATTATGATTGGATTATCATATATTGGATAGGAGACTGTAGCTTTTAGTGTTATTGGATCTAAGTAAACTAGCTCAGTAGTTATTAGATCATCTGTTCTTAGTAATACTCCAATAGAAGTTACTACAGCAACCGCGCGCAAGTTGTAGGGTATATAATTTTTTGATATACCTAAGGTTATGCCTGCTGATTCTTTTTTGATACCTAGTTCTCTAGTAGAGCTATTTAGCACACCTTCATAATATGGTGCTCCAGGATTATTAACCGCATCTTTAACTCTATCAATTAGCTTATAGTTATCTTCATCTGGTAGCCGTTGGATGTCCAGTAGCGCCGCGAAATCGTCAAAGATATTCCATAGAGGCCGCTCACTAACACTTACTGCATTTGATTTTAACTCTAAGTATCGAACGCTAGTTACTCCACCGCCCTGATCCTGTCCTCTAATAGCTAGCTTCTTATATTCCACATCCATAAGAATAGTTAACTTCCAGCTATTAGCTGTTGGGTATTCTAGTCCTGGATGGTTTGCCTCTTCGTCTACAAGAACTGACATTCGCTGGCCTTTGGTTCCAGTAATAACTTTTATAATTGACTCAGAGTCTTCTACCTTATTTATCGTAAATTCGCTATCAAATATTTTTCCAACATAGGTAAATCTTCTTGGTAGGCCGCCTTCACCTATGGTGTTTGGTCCTAAAGCTATAGCCCGCCATAAGTAACTTCTAAAGTTCTCATTGGTGGCCTTTTGCATTTCATCTTCTGATAGAAATGCGGTAATGCTACCGTCTGTATTATCAATCAGATTTTCTTGTTCTACAGTATATGGACCAAGAGTTGTTAGGTGGGGGTTAATTTCATTGTTCCTTTCACCAAACATTGATAAGGTATCATGCCATCCAAGATCAGGAGTAATCTGAATTAGATATCCCGTTGGAACTATTACATCTGTAAATGCATCTCTAGCTAAGTATTCATCAACATGAATATCATCAGCTAAGACTATCATAGGATTACCAGTTGTAGATTTGGTGGCAGCACCCGTTAATGCTATCCTAACCGCATAGCTTGTAGGAGTTGCACCAGGAAATGAAGTTGTATAAAACTCAAAGCGTAATCCAGTAGGTGTCTGAGTAGCAGTCGTGTTTGGAGGCGTGGTATTGTTATACCAACTTCCTGAAACATGATCATAATACGCTATAGGTATACCTCCTGTATAGCCTATGATATGAACAGAAACATTTTTAGTAATATTCCCGTAAGCATACGGCTGCTGAATCTGAGCAAAAAATTGATGACGAGCTCCAGTTGTTAGTGATATCCCTGTCTGTATTAAATAACTACCAGTTGTATCATAGTTTACTAATGCAACGCTATATCCCTCGTAGATAGATCTAGTCATTACACTACCAGTGACAACAGGAAGGCCACTTAAATCTACGCCAGATTGAGGAATTAAATATCCTGTTGCGCCGCTTACTGCCCAGTTTGTAATACCTGTTGCGAATACACCAGTTAACCTAAGGTTAAGTATACCGGTGCCTGTTGGAAACACTCCAGATTCTAAATATCCATTTCTAACTCTATCAATAAATAGATACTCAGACTCGCTAGACACATCTTCGAATCTAAAGTATCTATCATTAATACCACGGATACTTAGATTATCTTCGTATTCGTAATTAGTAATGGGTGGAAGTATCTGTCCTTCCATGTTAAGAAATCTTTCTGAGCAGGTCATTCAGTTCTCTTTGCTATTAGTCTCAAGTAGTTAAAGGCTGTAACGCCACTTTGTGTAGGTGCTAATAAGGATTCGGAAATTTGAACTCCAGCAAGTCGGCCATCAAGATAGAACAGGCTAGCATCATTTTGAGTTGAAGCATTACTTCCGCGATTATTTAGATCGACAACAGTAAAGGCACCACTCAAACCAACTTGCCGTCTATGATCGTGTCCAAATAGACTGTGGCTAAATGTATTAAATTTGTTTGGCCATAATGTAGTTACATCCTTAGTGCCATAAGCTCCTAAGAATAGTTTGAAATCTACATATGCAAAATCTAAATCACAACCAAGATTATGATTAAAGTATAACTTGGTTGAAGCATTTGTGCTGCCATAATTTATTCTTGGTGTTGATCTACCTGATACAGTATCGACAGCAGTATTGATTGGTATCCAAGCAGAGTCATAATAACCACCCGGCCTGTAGGAAGTTATTTCATTTACTCTCCACTCAGTCACTCCAGTTCTAGTCAAGCAAACTTCGCCTACAGCTACTTCTCCCGGCATTGCAAAAGGTATTGCTCTTGTTATAAAAGTAGGAGTAGTTTCTATATTAGAATTATAGTTGCGACTAGCGAACACATAAACAACCCCAGTAGGTGATGTGTCTATAGATCCAGATACGGCATGACCAGCCGTAGTTGCTATGGATATGTTAGGGCTATTAGCGTTGAGTATTCTAATCTCTTCATCAAATGCTATGACAAGTGGACTTGTATTAGTGGCTGAAATTCTTATTGTAGGATCAGTAGCATTACTTGTTACATCATCAATAAATTGCCAGTGTCTAGCTCCAGGCGAATACAAAGAGTATGGAGGATTACCTAGTGTGCTCTCAGTAGGCTGCTCTGGTGTATACACATTAAGGCGGCGTATCTCTCCACTTGCTGTTCCAGTTAACTCTTCTACTGTATAGCCATATATTGGAGCGCTATAATTTTTTGTAGGAAGATCTATGTGTAGAGCCCCTGGATCCATCATTCCTTTAGAGAACCAGCCGCCATCCACAAAGCCAAGTATGCCTGTATAAAAGCCGCTAACAATAGCCATTCTAGTTCCAGTGCACAGTAGCTGTAGTATGGATAGATAGGCGCCAGAAGAACTTGCAGCAGCGTTTAATAGGCCAGAATAGTTAAATATTTCTCCAACAAAGTTACCACTGCTTATAAAACCATTAGGTGTATACGCGCCTCGTTTTGGTAAAACCGTTCCATAATACTTAGGAGCAGCTACAATATAATTTCTTAGATTGCGCTTCATAGCATACTTATATGTATGAGCAACTTCTGACGCATCTAAATTATCTACAACTGAATGGCCGTCCGCTCCTGCACCTGCTGAGTTACCAGCAATCAAATTTCCTTCATAGATTAAATTTTGATTTACTGTAACGTTGTTAGTTTCTACAGGACCAATTAAATGAGAAACACCATTGACAAACAGCTCGTCATTAACAGTGAAATCTCCTAATATAGTAGAAGTCTCACCAGTTGAATGGACAACAGTTACGGCACCATTTACATATAGGTTTCCTAAAATAGTTTCATTTCCATTAACTCGGAGCATAGCTCCAGTATACTGTGCTGTAGTTATGGAACCAAGAGCACCTGAATGGTTAGGCCATAGTGCGCCACCTATTGTAGTTTGCCCTTCTCCAGACAACGATCCGCGGTAAGTTATCCTATCTCCAGTATTATTACCTAGCTCGATTACAGTGGATATAGTAGCCAAAGGATTGGTAGCTTCAACATTGGCTGCAAGAGTTATTCCAGTTCCTTCTAGATTAACTTTATCGTATCTTGACCCAACTTGAATTAAATGTCCTGAGCCCAGTGTAGGATAATAACCAGCTGTTTCAGTAGATGATATGCGAAGGTTTTTATTTAAATGTTGTAGGTATAGAGCATTACTAAATAGTGAAGCTATATTGTCTGCAGGATCATTAGCTAATGCATATCCAACATGGCGTAGGCCTGGCCAACCTGTATAGTTTGTTACACCAATAGTTTTTTGAATCTCCATTACATCGTCTTGCAATGTGTTAAAGTGCCACATTGAAACACAATCAGGAGATGCGCTGTAAGTAATTACAAAGCTGCTGGCCGTGGGAAGCGCTGAAAATTCTATGTATCCTTGCTTAGCATTAGTGTTGCTAGTAGCTATAGTTCCATCACTACTAGTTATAGTGGTGATTGTTCCATTGCTATTTACAAGTGGTCTATGATACAAATAGAGTCGTGTGCCTACTATCTGTGTCAAATAATGTTCTTCTGCTACTTGGAATGAGCCATCTATATTTGATTGTTTATTTACATAAACACTAAAGTTAGCTGGGAATTCTATACGACGGCCTTCAGGCGCATATTCATTAGGAGATACTACAACTCTAGCACCAGTTATGGCTGCTCCAGTTGGGCTATGAGAACTAAATGTATTATAATTTGGCATTTATATCACCTGTATCTTGCAGATACCGTAATCTTCAATTGTGTAAACATTCCTATTAGAGGGATTTATATAGTAATAATCGTAATAAAGTCTTATATGAATGGTGCGACCCAAAGTAGTGGTTATCTTTAACCACTTATTATCTGAGTCTGAGAACGTAATAGTCTGCACTTCATCAGAAATTTGATTTAGTGCGTAGGTGTTTATTAAAGAAATTGGAAGTTCTATATCTGCAAAGCATTCTATATAATCACCAAAATTAGGCGGAACTTGTGGTTTCATTACTTTTAGCACATACATATTTCTATTGCGATATGTTTCTTTACATACTGCAAATAATAAATCATCATAAATTGTTGTGGCTAATACAGCTCGATCCACATTACAGTGCTGTTTAGTTCCATAACCAAAATTTTCATACCACCTAATATCTTTGATTTCATAAGTTTTGTAAACCTCAAAATCAGAACTTTGATCTACTAGGCAGAGATCGCCATCTCTGGCTATCCATTTTGTTGTATGTAATGACTTATAAAAGTCAATTTTTCTTCCAAAAGTTTGATTATTTATATATTCTTTGTTTTCAGAAATTGGCTGTGCTACTTCTGCACGTGTAGGAACACTAATGGTTGTAAAGTCTTCAATGTCACCGATTGGGTGTAGGCTAATAGTCCCTACATTGGATATGGCTTGTGCAAATCTATATGGTAAAGTATACTCAATATAGCGCGGCTTATCTATTAGGTTGGGCTGCCATTCTGTAACAGACTCTGAGATTTCAAGCTGTGGACATGCAACATACATAGTTCCAGTCTTTAGCTTAATAGTGGTTTGAACTTGATATACTTCTGAGTCTATTCTTACTGGAGCTATAAATCTTTGCCAATTAGAAATTTCTCCCTCTATTGGAACTTCAGCACTAAAATTGATACCATCAATAGTCTGTATAGATAAAACTAAGCTACCAAGTATGCCTGTTCCTTTTACATAAACAGAGCCTATCAATTTAGTGACATTTTTATTTATGTCAGTTAATTGACTTAGAATACAATTATCTAGCATCTTGATGCAGTATGATCCAGCAAAGCTATTTAAAGTATCCAAATATACTTGCTGGTATTCTGGTTTGCCATAGTCAGTCCAGCCTAAAGGCAGTTTAGATCTGGCGACGTCTCTTAATCCAAATCCAGAGTTCAATAGTAAATTACGAGATGCTCTATTTTCAAAAGCTTCTCTAGTAGTTACTGATCCACGGAATAGCTTGAATCTAGAAGACTTGTCGGCAGTTATAGAAAATAGATTGCGTAGTTTATTGTTTGTTAGATTAACTACAGATTCGATTGCCATGCCCCATGAGTTAACAAATTTATAACCTACAGAATCAGTTTTCTGACGCATCTCCATCCATTGTGGAAGATTATTTAATATCGATTGTGTAGCTGCGCCCATGTAGCCGGCGTAAGGTGGATCAATTACTTCAACACATTGGCTACCGTAACTATAACCAATAGTCATAGAAACAGCAGCTAAGACTGTGGCATTATATGAGTATCTTACATTAATGTAGTTACTAACTAAATCAATATATGCTAGATTGCCGACTATACTCTTTGGAGTGACTTCGAGCAAATAGCTAGATCTAGGAGGTATAGTAACTTGGAATAGATAGTCGCCGCCAGTTTTGCTAGCCTGTAAAATTCTATCTCCAATTGAAATTGGTGTTAGTGGATCTACTTCTCCAGTTACTGTATAAATTCTAGATACGTCATATGATCCGCTTATACCGTAAACTGCTGGAACAAACTGTCCACTGAATGTAGTAGATCCAGTTGTCCAATTTAACATTGTTATCAAATATTTACTTCTGGATCTATGCTTTCTTACTGTGTGCAGAATTGCGTCTTCTCCAGAAGCCCCAGTGTGTCTAGAAAATCTAGTTGCATTTTGTTCATAATTAAATGCATGGCCAGTTGCCCCACAGGCCCAATTTTCAAGCGGTGGGTATAGCAATCCTTGTGGCTGATATTCTTTAGTTACACCCACAACTCTAAACCATTCGGAAATAAAGCTAGAAACACCTGTCCAATTACTACCAGTAATCCAAGAAGATTCTCTTGTAAATATGCCAGTTCCAATGCCAGCATCACCGGTAGACTCGGCCCCTCTATGGTCAATTACTACTCTACCTCCATACAAAGCTTCTTTAGCTAGGCCTTGTGAGAAGCAGGTAGATCTAAAAGCTCTGTCTGTCGTAGTATAAAAAGTAGTAGTTATGCCAGGTCCAAAGCCACTAAATCCTGAGTATATATAGGATTGATTGTTACTATCTCCAACATTACCACCATGTGCGTAGTATCCACCATTATAGAATCTATTGCCATGCACTATAAACATAGTGGGCGTTAATAGATGCCAATAAGGTGATAGTCGATAAAAAGCCGAGGCGTCAAATGGGTTGATAGAATAGTGCTGCTTATGGAAGTTGTCCCCAACTCTAGTAGCAGATGCGCTAGTCTTATAGCTTAAATAAATATCAGTTGGGAATTCGGCTGTTGATAAAAGATCAGTTCTGGTCGCATTTGGTCTACTTAAATAACCAGACGCCCCAGATCTAAAAGCAGAAATATAGTCTTGATATATTAACTCATTGAAGAACCTAGAGTAACCAGCTCTAGGATGAGTATAGCTTATTAGTGTTCCAGCCTCTCTATAGATATGATTATGCGCATAACACCCAGGAAAATTTCCTAGGGTATCTGCATACATATGTGTTCCAGATTGTGCTAGAGTTTTAAATATGTTGTAGTATTGATTTTTAATCAGTGGTGCTGTCCAGCATCCAATTTGATCTACAGAGAAGATGCTATTACCACCTTCGGCAAAGCTGACACCAGTTTCAAACCGGTCTTTAGTCATTATAAAGTCAGCGTAATTTCGTCCTTTTATGATTAGATCATAACCAGAATAAGGAATCATTACTGTAGTATCATAAGGCTGAACTACGTTCTTTACTACATAAGTATTTACAGACGCGCCACTTGCCGCTAACTTATCCCAGACTGTGGACCAGACTGGGTTAGGTGGCAATACATCCGGCAACTTATAGTTGTTTAAGACACCCGTTGCACCAGTAGCAAAGCTAAACCAGCTCCATGTCTGACCAGTTGCAGGTAGTCCATTATTTGCCATAGCATGGCAGCATACTAATGGCGTATAATCTACCATAAAGCCGGTCTTTATTAAATTTTGATAGGTAGTTAATGCATCAATAAAGGTTGCGCCATCACCAGTTTTTAAGTAGCTAGTGAGTAAAAATAATGTAGATTCGGCGCTTCGTTGATCAATCTCCCCGCTTAAAGCTCTTTGCCATAATGGCTGAGTTATATAGGTTTGATTAGGAACTGCTTCTGTTCTATATAGCATGGGTCCATAAAAATCAACATGCTTTGTAGGACTCTTAAAAGGACGAAGTCTAGCAGTCCAACGTAATGAATAAGGACTACCTATAGAAGACTCTCCTCCTAGGCCGTGTGGATCTACCTCATAGTTAGAGTAATCCCAGATCTGTATGCGAAGCTTACTACCATCAGACCACCATTGAAAATTCTTTGCTGAAAGACCATCTGGATCCATTGCATAGATCAAAAGACCATTCTTAGTCGAAGAATTTCCCAATGATAGCATCGGGATATACATAAAGCCAGGATGAGTTGTAGACATTCTACAAGTGCTGGCTTTTGGTGATTGAGTCGGCTGAGCCCAAAAAATTACTGGGTAGTAGTTCTCATCTAGAATAGTCCCACCAGCCTGAATTAGATTGCCATTATCTGTGCTTACAGTTGGAACAGGCAGGTTAGTTCTCAAATTTTTGATAGGATTAGTTACAGTATCTCCTAAGCCCATTGGAGTTGTAAACATCCAATTATCATTGTTATCATCTGTAGGATCAAGAAGGGCTAAGTTCAACACACATACTGCTGCAAGAGCCACCTCTTGAGACATAGTAGGTATAGAAGATATCGTTACTGGCTCTCTTAATTCTAGAGAAGCATCGAGATGAGAAGAGCCGTCTAATAAAGTGACAGTATAATATGCGTCAAATAATAGATTCTTATCCTGTTCTAAATAGACATTACGCCAAACAAATACTGCTTTTTTGCCACCAGAAAACGTCTGTATAGCAAAAGAAGAAGACTGGAATGTGGAGGCACTGGGATAGACTCCATATGACTCTCCATCAAATTCACCAGCGTTTGCATGCACAACCCATAAGGATGAAGTGCTATTTAAAATCTCAGCGTTATTTTGATACTTACAACTCTTTAAGCGAACGCCTGTGGCTTTATCTTGTTGAAAAGTAAAGCTTACAATACCATTTGTAAGTGTTAGTTCTGTTTGATAAGTCGCTGTAGATCTTTGAGTATATAAAAATCCACCGTGTTGGAGGTTACCACCACGTCTCGGACGATTACTAGCAAACTTAGATGGCTTTAACATTTAGATTGGAGGCTGTGTTGGAACTGGTATGACGCGTTTGATTACCTGGCCATTTACAACAACCTCAACATCTAGAGTATAGGTTCTAGCTTGATCAAATTGTATACCAGCATTATAGGTTAGAACAAACACGCCTCTAGTGGAATCGTAGTAAGATCCGTCTTGTGTTGAACCAGACTTTGTGGCGACTCCATAGTTAGCTGGAATAGTCCAAGTCTTTATGCTGTTTAGGGCGCTGCTCTGTGGCGAGTAGAGTGTGGCTCTACAACCAGATACACCGGCTGTCAATATTTCGCTACCATAGTATATAGGGCCTATATGGAAGTGAGCTCTGGAGCCAATCGAAGTTACATTGCTATCATATTCGTTAAAGCTGATTTCAACAGAAATATCATCCTGAGCGACTTTCTCTACGTGCAAAGTTTTAAATGATCCAGTGTATTGAGTGCCTGTATAAGTTGGAGCAGGACGTAATACAAAGCTATTGTTATATGGTAAAAAGCCAGACATTAGGACGGCTGAATATTTACCACCTGGGAATGGGCCATTGGCTACTACGTAGTTATTACTTAATAGGAATACAGTAGCATTAGTGGTGTCAATTATTCCTACGTTGCCTGCACCTGTCTTTAAGAAAAATGTATCTATGCCGCCTGCGCTATTATAGCCAGCTATTTGTGCTGTATCTAATGTCGCGCCACCAGCCTTAGTGTAGACAATGTAATCGCCTTCTCTTAACTTGGAACCATAAACAATACCATTCTGTCCTGTTATGGCTGAAGATGTTACCACGTATTCTCTAAATCCATTAATAGAGCTACCAGCAACTATCTGTCCACCAGGACAATAGCCTTGAGTTCCTACTAAAGAAACAGTGTTTGGATATAGTGGGTTACGATTCCGTAAGTAATAATAGTTACTATTTTCTCCAGTAATGTGTTTACTTTGCCAAATAGATATAGTATCACCAGCAGATATTGCAGATCCGGTAAGCCCCTCAAGGTAGAGATCTGTTCCTTCAATACCTAGGAAGGAATTTCCTTGTCCAGTTATTCTATATACCATTCCTGCATTAGAGCCAGCCTCAACATAAACATAATCACCAACTACTCCAGTTCCAAAATAGCCGCAGTTTAAAACTGCTTCAGTAGATTGAACATAGCTAGCTGTAGCTGTTGTTACTAACACATAGGGCACATGCTGCCCTCTAGTTATTATTATCTCTTTGCCTGTGAAATAATTTGCTATTGTAGGAATAAAAGCGCCCTTACCCACTCCTGTATAAGCCTCATGAACAGAAGTTCCAGTGCTACACTTAAAGCTTTCTACTTCAAGTCCATAGGCAATAGGAACAACATTAGATGGCTGAGTAAAAAAGAAGTAGTTAGGATAGTTAAATACTCCAGAGATACTAAGATCAGGCAGCAATGTTCTAGGCTTAGGGGCTAAAGTCCATTGACCATTCTGATCCACTAGACCTACAGCTGTAGTCTGTAATCCAATTGGAGTCGTTAAAGATCCAACAAGATTAACTACTGTATATCCTGGATCATTTCCTGTGGCATCTGAATTTACTACACTTGAAAATAAAGTTCTACTATTCCAGTTTAAATTTGGTGATATACTATACATTAACTTACTACTCCTGCACCATACAACCTAAATGTTGCATATGGATCTGATTGGATTATTCCTGATAAAGTTTGTCGCAGCCAAACGCCGGTATAGGTGCCTGCCGCTAGAGTTCCTATTTGTAATGATGATTGGTAGCCAGTATATTCAGAAAATGACACTCCAGTAGGAGCGCCAGTTGGTGAAGAACATATCTGATTTGCACCAGTCTCAATACCAATTTGAATTTGTTCTGGATGCTCTATTGCATCCACATATAAACCAACTGTCGTTACTGATGTCAAATAATTGTTTTTTAAATAGACTTTTCTATATTGATAGAAAACACCAGTAGATCCAGATGGTGGAGCTGAAACGTGCGTGAATATTTCATTTATAACACCGTTAAAAGTTCCAGTAGTTATAGCTCCTCCGCACAGTCCAGTTAAGCCAGTGGGATTATAGATTGGTTTATAAAAGTTTAACATGGACTATAATACTTGTATTGGGTCACTATTGTCTTCATCTGGTATAAGAAGCTCATCGCTAGCCAGTTTATAATCCCGTATACCTCGGGGCCGACCGTCTATGCAAAGCTCTAATATATTGACATCTAAAATTTGCTGATTAGTGTTTAATATGGCAGCTTTTAGTTGATTAATAATTAATTCGCCACCTATTTTTATACCACCTAAGAAGTTCAATATAACACTCTGGACTAAATCTCTTAACGCAGTTTGTTCACCCTGCTCAGTTCCTGAAGCAAAGCGCAACTTAACAGTTAAACAGATAGGTATATACTCTGGCTCTTTTATTCTAGCTGAGATGCCATAAGCAGTCACAGACTCGATTGCGCGCAAAGCCTGATCTTTAGTGGATTTACTTAATCTATTGCCACGAGGAACTAATAAGACATCAAAAGTTCCAGCTCCTCTAGCAAATGGGACTAGCTCCGAAACTGATACGCCAGCAATTGAATTAGCGGCTGTAGCTATAGAAGCTGAAGTAGCACCAAACTTGGTAGTAAAAGCCTTACTTATTCTATACCTATAGGCATCATCAGATTCTTGATCTGATCCTACGGTAATAGTAATATCGTTAGTAGAGTAGACATCAGAAATGTTTAAGCTATTGACGGTTAATTGATTTACGCCAATGTTTCCTGCAGATCCAGTTGAGCTGGCTATAGCGTCTACATAAACACTTTTGGCATTGATTGGAAACAACAAGTCTTCTGATACTGAATATTGTGCAGTTCCGTCAGGATTAGTTACAGTCGTGTTTGCTGGAATTAGTCCTTTTGTATTATCCGTTGGATGTGGAAGTCTTTGGCCGAGTGTTCCAGATCTTACGTAGAACCTAATGGCAGCATCTTCTTTGTAAACTTTGGCACGACCTTCTAGCTTTCTAGCTATACCAAAGCTATTACCAATGATATCTAAATATGGCCCTTTAGCATTTGAAAGAAATGAGTTTTCAAAATTAGTAACTACGAAATCTTGTAGCTTAGCGACTTCTAGCATAGTAGCGTCTACTAATGCTCTGGCAATAGATCCTGCTTCTAGATATGTTATATTAGTATTATTTGATAGGTAAGTTATGGCATCGGATACCATTTCATTATATGTTCTTGGTCTTATTCCCATATGATTATTCTATAATAGGAGTTGGTTCAGCTGTGATATATGGAAAAGAATAGGCTATTACTTCAGGAATTATATTAATAAAGTTGCCGCTTGAATTAGCAAACTTACCTCTAAGCTGTAAGGCTATCATTAATTCTTGATGATCCAATGGGACAACTCTAATTTTTATATCCTCAGCCTGCCAAATATTCCTAACTAAAATATTATAAGTTTGGGATTCAATTAGACCAAGATTCTTGGCTGAGTTCTGTTCACCGATAAATGATCCTAAGTTGCAGCCAACAGAAGGGTTAGGAACATACTCACCTTGATCTGTACGGAGCCAAAAATTTGTCAGTGATTTTTGGGTTTCGTATGAGTCCGCTAGCTTTAAATCACCTTTTGAATCTATGACTAGATCTCCTGAAAAGGTTGCGCCTATATCTTGAAGAAAGTAGGTATTCATATGTTATTTTAGCGAATATTTTTTACAGTCAATTTTTTATCTTACCGTCGAGTATTTTTCTTTCAAGTTCTTGGTTCTCAATTATCTGAGTTCCAAGGTCTTTATAGGATCGATGTTCTTGATAACTTGTTTTATTTTTTGTAGTATCTAGAGCTTTTAGGGCGGCAAATAAGCTGGCCTGTATGAGCCTATACATAAAAATACAACGATAATCGCTATCTGTTAAGATTGGGAAAAGACTTTTTAGCCATTGTTTTTCTGGAGTTATATTACTACTTGGCCTAATAACCAATGAAGGATTCATTATTAATCCTGTCAAAGTTTTGATAGTCTCTGAACCAATTTTCATCTCTGTAGCTGTAGAGGTAATGGTTCCTTTTCCTTGATCTAGTCTTAAAGCACCAGGTGAAGGTCTGGGCGAGTTGTTGCTAAACACAAATCTGCCGTCTTCTTTTGATATGCTCACAGTGCCATTCGCCAGATAAGCTACGCTATTATCGGCAGTAGGAAACTTTGTAGCATTAATAGTATCAATATTTTGATCGTTGTATGAGCCTACTAAGTCTGATTCTAGCAATACCTTTGACTCTAGGTCAGACTGGGCTGCAGTTTTTGCTCCTATAGCGGAGCCAGCTATTGATTGTGGATTCATCTTGGCTTAATTTCCTTATTGATATTCGGGTCTTGATAAATATTTGATCGTGTTACTATATAAGCTTCGGGCGGCATAACTTCTTGAGTCTCAATAAATACATCATGCAGTCTGGCATCAGGGATACCTAGTAGAGCATCATAGCGAAGCCTTACTAAAAGTATCATGCTGTTTAATTGTTCAAGGATAGTTTGTTCCGAATCTTGTATGGTGGCGCTAATCTTAGCCACATCATCTGCCGTAAGTTCACTATCTTTATTCTTCTCTTTTAGTAGTTTGACTAATTGAAGTTGTTCACTTGATAAAGTTAACAGAGCTTCATCTAGCTGAGAAAAAGCAAATAAGGAATGGTTAGGAACGACGAATGCTAATCCAGATTTTACATCATAGCCTGTTAAGGGATTAATATTAGTGTATATTGGGATACAGTTATATTTCTTTAGTAGCGTTAAAATTTTGATACTGTTTATTATTTTACAGTATGTTCCACCAGCTACTCGTCTACTATCAATAGCTGCAGATGATCTTATTGTGTTAGTTAAGTTCATCTATTTAAAGCTCCTATATAATCATTAAAGGCAGTTTTTAGATCATGAAAGTTATAGTATGTATCGTAAAATGGAACATTGAATAAGATATCATCAGCTTCTAGACCAGCGGTCCATGGCGCCCCATTAAAAATCAGTGGCGATAATATAACAGGAAGCTGAGCGGTTTTATCCTTATCCGATGCACCTTCTGCCCAAGAAGTTGCTATCAAAAAATTAGAACTATGTTGTGCTATAGATCCTACTACTTGTTCTATTAGATACGAGGTAAATAATAGTTTAGCTGTTCCACGATATCTATTAGCTAAGAAGCTGGCTGCCGTAATTGGATTGTAATTAAACCTGGCAAGGCTTGATGATAGCGATTTAATAGAATTCGTTATAATCCCAAACGATCCTTTTAGGCTAGTGTTAAATACAGCCGGAACGCCTTTAGTAACAGCCTTTAGGGCTGTTCCTACTCCCGGAGCTGCTAAGATAGTCCCAAGATATGCTGCATTAAAAAATGTATCTACTACATTCATAACGCGCTCAAAATTAGCTTCTATAATAGCAGTTTGAATTACTGCTGCTCCAGGATTGGAATCGCACACAGCTTGAGGAATAATATTAGTTACCCAGCCTACTTGAGGATTAAAGTGATGGATTACGCTCTCCACCTCTAGCGGCCCCTTCATTCCATTAAACCTATCATTTAATACAATGCGATCGTAAGGCTTTACATATCTTCCTCTAATAGATAGAGTCCCGCGATACATTTTTTTGATACCTTCAGCTAGGTTATTACATGCCAATTTTGCAGCTAGTTCATCACTTATGCAGTTTAGTTCTGTGCATAATTTAACCTTCTTATTAGCTAAAGAGATGCCAGGGTGGAATTGCAATCCAATAACTTTACTGATCGCCGGCTTAGGCCAATAGACCCAGTTAACAGTCGTTTTTACTTGGGTTCCTTGGTTTAGTTGCGTGCCATCGGTAATAGTAGTATCAGCAGGATTTTCTGCTGGTCTATTTATTACAACAGTATTCCACATCTGTGTTGTAGTAGCAACAATATTATTCTCTATAATATCCTTGTCACTATCAATATAATGATGGACTCTAAACACTTTCATATTAGGAAAGTTAGTAGAGTCTTTTATAGATGTGCCAACTGCGGTTATTTCCTTTTGGTTGGTAGACTTTAAAAACTGTAGGAAATATCCAACAAAAGCTTTAAATAAATAATCGCTTTGGTCTAGCAATTCTTCGATAGTAGCGGTATCTGGAGTAGGGTATATAGATGTAAAGGCTACATTTTTGTTTGAACCCAGTGATAATTCAATTGCAGCTGTTAAAGCTTTGATGGCTTTTATGGCACTAAAGTCTTTTGCGGAGAATACTTTGACCTCTCTTGTGAACCTAGTGCCAACAGTCTTAGGCTTAGTAGTCTTATCTAGATTAGATAATAAGTCTAACAATGAAGAGCTTGTTGTCTTTAGATGAAATCTCAGCTGGTCTAGAAAGTCCTTAGCATCTATTGTATGCCTTTTTGTAGTGTTTATTTGAAATCTAAGTTCGTCCAGAACATCCCTGGCCTTAAGTAAAGATGAGCTTGAAACACCTGAGGCCAATACATCCGCATTGACTAATTCCAATAGCCTGGTGTCAACTTTTTTAATTTCATTATATAGATTTATAGTGCTGTCATTTAGTGGACCTAGTAAGGTTCTAATTACCTTATCATAATTGGGCCACAAAAATAATCGATTCGGCTTTATACCATAGAATAGATAAAGTAGTAACGGGATGCTATTAGCCGAGAGTATGTTATCTAGTTCTGCAATATTGGCTTTGGTAACTCCAGAAGATTTTATAGCTTGGATAACGCGAGGATCCTTTTTAGCTGCTTCCTTAAAAGCTTTGTAACTATACTTGAACTTACCAGCGACTATATCATCAGCTACTTTGTCAGCAAAATCTATACCGATTTTAATTCGATGTCCAGTTTGCAATATATACGCGCGCACCTGCATATCTTCAAAAGTGATAGTAGGTGAACTATCATCCCACTTTTTAAAGTCGTAAACTAATCTTACGACCTTGTCAAATAATTCTTCTTGCTTCTGAGAAGCATACTTTTTCCATTCATCTATCTTAGTTTTTTGGCCTCTAGTGTAATAATACATTTGGTCTGGATGCCCAAAGAATAAAGTAGACTCTCCATCATATGGGACAACTTGAGCTATATAGTTCCAAGTGTGCCTAGAGGCTTCTTTTATAACATCCCAGGCAGGCTGTATTGGGACTAGCCAATAATCATTTATAAAATCAGGCCCGTGTATGCCAAAGAACTGTCTCCATTTAAAGAAATTATTGATAGTCTTTGACATATCTGGATACCAAATGTTTTTAAATCTAGTATCGATACCTGGCTTTCTTGCATCAGGATTATAAATGTCTAATGTATCTAGTTGCAATAACCTTGTTATATCTGTTAAGATGCTAGGAGAATCCTTTACTAGGATAGTATCTACAGCGTTATTAAGACTGTTAGCAACTACACCTTCTTGATTATTTCTAAGCTTGGAAATTATTGCGTTTGCTTCTTTTTCAGGAATATGCTGGCCCATTCCATCAGGATCTGCTAACTGAATAGTCTGTATAACTAAGTCTTTAGCACCCCAGACCTTTCTATTGTTAGAATAAAAATTGACTTGTCTATTTATTAACTCAGCTTTCCAGCCCTGTGCCACAATAGTAAGTTCATCACCTGGCTCGACCTCTGTTATTCTACCAGTAAACACTATCGGCAGATGGTCTGGATTAGCTCCATAGCCTAATCTAATCTGTATGGCTCTCCCTTGTTCTATTTTACGCTGCTTTATAAAGCCTTCCTGATTCGCTTTTCTAGTTCCAAGAATGACGGGAGATACCTTATCTCCGTCTACACTTAGATTCTTTTGAGATACTATATTCCCCGTGCCAAATGTAGAGTTTTGAATTAGCCTTAGTGGATCCGCTATCTTTATAACAGCCAATGGGGCATCATCTTTATCATCAGTAATATCTATAGATAGAATGCTATCTGTGGCAAAATAAACATCGTCAGCTATTAGATCATTTCCTCTACGTTCTAGGAAATAAACTTTAGCAGCCGGCCATAATTTTGACATACTATTATAGTCATCTGGAATTTGAGACAAAGAACTTTTAACAGTTTCAAGTGTAGTTTCACGTTGATTACGTCTTTGAACATCTAAGTTACCAGCTCCAACAGTAGTCATAGCTTCGTCATGTAATGGCGAGGCATCCTTTAAAGATCCATTCTTCTGTATAGTGTATTTTAATTCATGCATTACCCTAATATAGGCAGCGCCAGCAATTGGTGATACTTGGAACCTGCTGCTTACATATCCGCAAGGTCCATCATCTTGTGTTCCTGTAGTAGTAAAATATAGGTTAATTTTCTTTGGAGAACTTGGATGTAGATACTCTTGATAGAAAACTTTATACTTACTAACCTTACTGTTATTAAAGTCATAGGCAGAAAGCTTATCTTCTTGTCTAACTAAATCTCTAGTAGATTCCAAATCTTCTTGGAACCTGCCAATGTCTATTTTTCCTAAGTCATCTGAATACGCTTGAGTAATAATTTCTACAAGTCTAGTTGCAGTGCCTTTAACTTCCTTGTTAGATAAGGATTCACCATTTGCAATTCTTTCTAGTTCGGCTGATTTATTTTTATCTAGGCTTCTTAAAAGCTCAGACTGCCTTATAGTTCTAAGATTCATAGATAGATATCTTTTTTCTGCTAGAGACAGATATCCCTGAGCATTTGAATCTAGTCCCTTTCGTAGTTCATTTTTTAATCGTTTGTTATAAAACCAAACATAGGGCGGGACTTTATCTTTGGCCGACACACTAATGTTATTTTGTTTATTCTCATTAGTGTTAATAGGCTTAGAAGCTCCGCGAGAGCTATAATAACTAATTCCAATATCATCATATGTAGGAGCGAAATGTCTCCAGCTATCACCAAAAAGTTCTTCATAGCTTGGAAGCTCTATATCTTTATAGCAAGATTGGCGCCATGCACTATCATTTACAGAACTAAATGACTCATCCTTATCAAAGGATGGGTAAAGATCTTTACTGGCTATATACTCAAGATATAGTATATTAAATGATATGTATAGTCCATCTCTATCATATGTTTTAGACAGCAAAGATATTGGCGATGGTCTAGCTGCTATTACATCAAATATAGCCTCTCTAAATTTGTTTGATAGCTTTAACTTTGATCCTTTTATTTTATTTATAGCAGCTATGGCATTCTCTGGAAGACCGAATAAAGATAGCAATATCAGCTCTGTTATTTCAAGGGTTTCGACTGAGCTGATTTCAAATAGCTCTGTAGCTAATTTGGAAGCCACATCTTTAAGAGTTCCTACTTTGCCGCTTTCTAATGATCCTGGACCAAAAAGTCCAATATCAGAAAAACCTATTAAGAATGCATCTAAGCTAGAAAGTGTAAGATTGCTATTTGATATTTTTCCAGTAGCTAGTGGAAGTTTCAATAGAGCTTCTCTTAACTCCACTGAGTTACTTAGGACAGAGCTAAAAAGCATAGCTCTTATAGAGTCTCTATTTATAATTCCTTCAAATCCATTACTATCCTTTGGGAATAAGACTGAATGGGCCTGATATTCGGGTGACCGTTCTAATATTAAAGTAGCTAAATTAGTTGGTGTAACATTGTTTCTAAATGTCTGATCATAATTGAACAGCCCTATAAACGAGCTTGTTATTCTTTTATCAGTGGTTTGTGTTAGATCGTCGTATCTTGTAATTGCCTGACCACCAAGTAAAAAGGCTTTTAAGTCGTTGTAAGGAGTTCCTCCACCATCTAATAGGATCTGAGTATTTTCTTTAAAGTCAACGTTAGATTCTAATAAGGTTATTGTGCAATTTTTGACACCAGGGAGCTCCGTTGTGTTGACATTTATATTCAACGGCAAGAACACGTTAGCGCCTTTATGACCTAATAGCTGAACTAAAGGTGAACTTACTGCCCATCCCATAGTTCTATCTATTATAGAATCAGATCTAAAAAGTTTATCAGATAACTCTTTAAACTGCATAAAGTGATCAAATGATGTTTCTGAATCACTAAACTGGATGGTTAAAGTTAATGAGTTTGCTGTTAGCCCTAAATGCTGGACACAGGGAAGGGCCTTTCCTACAATTCTTTGATATGCAAATTTATTTGATATACTGATTGCTTGTGTCAATATTTTCGACTGTGAATCAGAATTAATAGATAAGTCCTCGGGCTTTCCAGTTAACGGCAATAGATTACCAATAGCCTTGTCATAAAAAGATAGCTTAAAGTAGCTAAAGGCTCCTTCATAATCTCCACCCACCCCTACCCTAGGGAATGCAGAATTATATTCTGAGTTTAGTATTTTTCTAATCCAAGTTTTAAGCCAATGAGCTCTTCTAGGATTAACCTCAAATGTTCCTGGCTTGGCACCTAGATAAGTTATGACTCCAGTCTCAGTAGAAGATGATACGTCAATATGTGATATGCCTAAAGAAACATTTAAGGCACCAGGAATTTCAGGTATAGTCTGTATTGATAGATCTTCTAAACAAACAGGAATGTAATTAAGTTCATTTAAACTGAATATACTATCTGTAAATATACCATTTATAATGGCTTTAACTTCACTATCGTTAAAAGCTTTGTTACTATTTGTTTTTAAATAGTCTGTCAAATTTTTACCAGTTCTTACTGCTTCTTTAAAATCCTCATAGCTTTGATTTATTAAAGCTTGGTCATCAGACGTAGCATTTACAGTAGAAAGCTTTCTTTTAACATCTTCAATTATTTTGGCACTCTTAGGGGACCACATCCTAGATAGCATCTCATTTTCTATAGAGATTATAGGACATACTTTAAATAGTATTATCAGCGCCCTAAGATGCTTGTTTACCTCTTCTTCGCCTGTAAAAGTAAATGTAACACTGGCCTTTTGGTAGGCAGAACCCGAGTCAACTAGGACTGGCTTATTACTACGTGTGGTGGCTGGTGCGCTTATTGCTCTTTGCTCAGCAACTTCTATAGACTGGACAGAATAGGTGTATCTTAATGGACCAATAACTAAAGCTGAGTCGGAATCAGATGGGCCCTGGTCTATTAAATAATTATCATATTCCATAACCCTATCAACTGCTCGTTGATAAAATTCTGCTGAGTTAAGTTCATCCCCAGCCCATCCGTTAGAAATATCTAACGATGACTTCAAATTTCCATACGTTATAGCGTTAGTAAGATAGTCAGGCTTTATGTCGGTGCTATTAATTTTTTGCTTTGTCATATTTAATACACGAAATCGCTATTTGCAATGTGCTTCATCCTCTGAGAGATAATAGCACTATTCATACTACTAGTATCATCTTCTATACGGCCATTGATATTTGCGGAAGGGTATCCAGGGCTGTGGCGCGTATAGTGTCTAATTTTTGATTGTCTCGGCATATGTGCAGGATGTGTTGGACTTATCCTAGCAATTTTTTGATCAAGCTGGGGAACATTTTGTATTCCATAGTCCATCGGTTGCTGCAACATTGGAGGTGGAGGCAATGGCGCAGAAGTCTGATTTAGCTGTAACGGAGGTGGCGCAAGTTCGTCAGGATTAGAAGTCATAGCAGAGAATAAGCTATACGCTCCTAATAATCCAGCGCCCCAAAGAGCTAACCTGCCACCATCAGAACGCAAGAAGTTTCTGGCATTACCAAGTTGTGTTCCAATAAACTCACCGGCTCTAGATGATAAACTTGCTCTCAGCTTTTGCGTAGATGATTCTAGAACTTCATCTCCAACTGTTGACTCACCCATTACATCATCTAATAGAGAAGTCTGATCTGCTTCTAATGTTGCTCCTAAAATTTCTTTAGTATCTGGCGCATTTGCCCTAGTCATAGATAAAGCATCAGATACCTTTCCTCTTAAGGAGGAGACAGCAAAAAAAGCTCTACCATAAGTTTCTCCAACTAGCTTACCGGCACTTTCAGGAATATTATCAGTCAAAAATTTCGCAGCGGAGCTAGGTCTTATTAAATCTTCGCCAGCTATCTGCTGAAAAAAGTTAGTAAATACCTTAGAGCTAACATCAATAGCTTCACTTAAGTTACTGCTACCAGAACGAATTCGTTCCATTAGTCCAGTAACCTCTTCAATTAAATCATACATTGCAGTCTTAACTGCACCCTTCTTAACTCCAGCCTGCTTAAAGGACTGGAATAGTTCTATAGCAGCTGCGGTCTTATCTTTGCTTTGTTCAGTAAGTGCTTTAATGATCTCATCATTAATTGAATTTCTATCTACGCCTCTACTAGTTAGTATATTAATTAAGTCTTCAGGAGACTTAGCTTCTAAAGCCCTATTCAGTATACTTTCTGGAGCCTTAGATAGAGTATATCCAAGGCTGGCATTCATCTTCATGCCGAGGTGGGCTGTTAGTGTGTCTGAGCTTTGTTGAAAACCCTTAGTTGCCGACTCTATAAAGTTGGTTAGTATGCCATTAATGGATGGTGCTTTTGTATTAGATAGATTCTTTAGATAGGTATTAAAGTCTACAGCATGGGCAGCAACTTGTTGATTAAAATCAAGCTCCAAATCCTTGGCACTTATTTGATCGAATAGCAATAATCTGACAGCATCCTTATCAACGTCTCTATTTAGTCTAGAAACTAGATAAGGATCTAATGCCACATCCATTTTTGCATTAGGATTCCTGCCACGATTTATCAGCTTATATTTTATGATAGCTGCATGGCCACCTTTTTGCATAGGATCTGCCCTTACGAATCCATAAAGGGCATCATTTTCCGCCATTGCTAAAAACTTCTGAGCTTTCTCCTTACCAAATTTTACATGAGCCCATTCAGCAAATTGCCGCGAATCTAGTTCAGCAATAAACGCGTCGGTTAAATTTCCAGTGGGTGCTTTACCTAGCAATCTAGCGTTTACAGATTCTTTTATGGAGAACGTTGTAAGTGACTTTGCTAGTCCTTTCTTACCTGGTATGCTGGATATAAGTTTATCCATAGCAGCCGATATAGTGTCTCTAACAGAATATCTGCCACCAGTTTTAAGAGTGTGAACTACATCTAAATTACCTTCACTAGAATAAGCTCTTATAGCTCTAAAAACTTTACCAGCCAGTGACGAAGAAGATACATGAGCACCTCCTGGTCCGACCTTAACCCCTAGTATTTTTCTTAAATTTGGGACTGGTAAGTATCTAGTAGATACCTGTGTTTCTTTTCTTCCTCTAACTGAGAATCGTTCAGCTTGTCCAAAATCGATAAAAAATTGACGATCTGAATAGTTAGTATCGTAGATTGTTCCTTTTAAGCTTTCTGGAGTTAATACGTGTCCAGAACCAACCTTGGGCAGGAATGAATATGCGGTTCCATGCTGATCAAAGAATTGCTTATTGGCTCCTAATCGTAGGATATAGGCATCAGAAGGTAATTGGCCAGTCATTGCTTGACCAATAAAGCCTAGTCGGCCAGGATTTAATACGCCCTTTGATAAGCTAAATCCAGTCGCTCTAGCCATAGCTTGTTCTAAGAATCTAGATACAGAGTTACCAGAGATTCCTGTAGCTGCTAAGGATTGCTTATACTGATTTATATGGCTGGCATTCCATCTAACGTTATTTAATCTGTTAACATCAGATGCATCGGATCTAAGATGTATATCTGTCAAGAATAGTCTAGAAGCAGAAGTTATGCCCTTCATGCCTATGCTAGCTATCTTTCTTATGACATTGCCTGATGCTCTTATACCATCATACCCACGTATTATTTTTAAGGTTCTACGTGTTCTATCTTTATCCAAATGCTCAGCGGCAGTTTTAACTAAATGAGTTTTGAATAGCTCAGTAAACTTTAGAACCTCATCTTTTGTTACGCCAGATGGCATTACTAGAGTGCGAACACCAGGAACACTAGACGGTGCGAGTCTAAATCCATCTCGTTGAGAATTAAAGAAACCAACTAGCTCATCTAAGGCACCTTCTCTCTGAACCAATGAAATTCTATGCTGTGTAATTAAATCAGCTGGGGCTGCACCTTTTAAGTTTTCTGCTGACATGATGAAGTCAGCTCCAATTGAGCGCATCAGTTTAGAAATGCGTCCGCCAACAAATCCATTTACTGTGGCTCTAAGAGATCCCAACGGGCCCAGTAAGATGCTATCTGATCTACTGCCTGTAAACGCTCTAGTGGCAAATTTTAGTTGTATTGCATCTTCTGTGAACACAGCTTGGGACAAAGCTGCTCTGCCTCGTATAATTTGCTCTAATACACGTCTTTGAATTTTAGATTTTCCACTAAATAATTCAGCAGCGATTTCTCTGCGTTTATCAGAGAACATTCTTCTATTACGAACTTTAAAATAACCAGACTCATCTGTTGGTCTAAAATCGATACCAGGCTCTAAATTAAATGCTCCTGTTGGATCTAAATATTGATTTAATAAACTTACGTCTCTAGCTGACCAGTCTCTTAAAGTTACGCTACCTGCATATCTTTTTTGCTTTAATAGATTCAAACCAGTTCTGCTAGCATATACAGCTGAATCTTCAAATGAAGATCTTAAATTTGACATCGTATCAAACTCAGCAACAAATACGCCGCCTTGGAATGAGCTTCTTATGCCAGCTGATTCCCACTTTTCAGAAATTACAGACGGACCTACAGGTCTGCCAAGTTTTCTTAACCGCGCAGTATGGCTATTGGATATTGTTCCAAGTCTTCTTAGCCGACCTTTTTCAAAGCCTCTGACCTCTGGAATAGTCATATCACTTAATAAGCTGCCGACAGTTAACTTTAATCCATCATCTAATAGGGACTCAGCTTTGGAAAAAGCTGCTTGTGCGCCGATGCCTAGCCTATTAAGCTCAGAACTGATACCAGAGATGCTGCTTTCGATTATTTTTCTAGCTTTCTTAAAGTTAGAAAGGCTATTCCCAATGCTTAGGTTTCTTAATTGTATTCCTTGTTGGAGGTTTTTATAATGCTGGACAATGGGCGCATTACTTTCTATAACCTGTAAGACTCCAGCTTTTGCTGTAATAGCAGAGAAGTTCGGTAATCCCATCTCTGTTGGATGAGATCCTAATAAGGAGCCCAGTGATTTAGTTCCAAATACTTTAGTTCCTAGCGTTTGTCTAACTATATTTGGCAGTGCATATGCAGCATTGCTATCAGTAGGATTTAAACCACTTCCAATTATTCTATTCATATTAGAATAGAAGAATCGGCTAAAAGGGACTACTGTTGTTTTATTGTTTCCTAGGCTTAATAGATTAGTCACTGAGCGAAGCTTATCGCCCATATTTATTAATCCATTGCCTAACTTATTAAAGTTCTGCGTTGGTAGGGAAATAAAAGATGCTGCGTCTCCCAACCTACCAAACTTAAGAGAGTTTCCACGTAGCATGAAAACTCCAGCGTCCATCCCTTCTGCTAGTGCTCTAGCTGTTGGGGCAAACGAGGATACAAATCCTTTTCCAAATCGATTACCTAATTCAGAAAATAACTCATTCATTCCAGATCTGGAATAAATAGTTAAATCATCTATACTAGTTTGTCCTGATTGTAGTATATCAAATAGGTCTTTTATCTTACCTTTATATCCTCCAACATTCATGTATCTAGAAACTTGCTGAGGATCAAATTTCTTAATACGACTCATTATATCTATAGCAGATAGATGTTCTTTGACACCGATCTCAGTTAGATAACCATGAAAGATTTCTGATGCTGATTTAGATGTTTCTGCTCTTAGCATAGCAGCATGTAGTATCGCCATAGACCGTAACGAGTCAACATCGGCACTATGTGCGCCGGCAGCAAGAACTCCAGTTGAACCGCCAAACATTTTTGATACTGCTTTAAATTCTTGTGGAACATTATCAATTCCATAGAATTTTAGAGCATCAACTTCAGTGGCTGTCGCCTGTCTTAGTGGATCTTTTATTTTAGCTTTAGTCTTATTACCAGACTCATACATCATTAAAGATATAAGATTATCTAGTTCTAGGGCGCCAGTCTTTTCTACTGCTAGCTCAGGGAACATTCTAGTGGTTAGCTCATAAGTATCTAGGATATGTGTAGAGCTGCCTACACCCTTAAATCCTTTAACACCTCTGGCCATCATCAAATCGAATCTACTAGCGTTATGTCCAATAGCGACATTCATAGTATTAGTTGAATGTCCTAGCATATTATTTAGAACATCTGCTAGCTCGCCCTCAGTTGTCAATAATTTCTTACCTGTTTTCTTTTGAACAGCCTCTAAATAGTTAAGAGATCTATTAGTTAAGGCCTTACCTCTTAATCTTTCTCTATATTCACTGGGGATGGTTTCAAAGTTAGGAAGAATCCTATCTATTGTTAGCCCAACATCTTTGAAGAACTTTTCACCTTGGGTAGATATCTTACCACCACCCATCAATAAATGGACTGCTGATTCATCCTTTACATTACCAAATCTATCAAAAACTGCCTTTCTAGCAAATATAGTTCTTATGCCAGATGCGCCCTGCTTAAAGATATCTGTTTGGGCACCTAGTTTAGCATCGCCCTTTAATAGCGCGTTTGTTTCAGTATCGAATGCAGTAAAGTTATAAACATCATACTTACTGCCGAATTTACCTATAGTATCGAACAGTTTATTAAACGTTTGACGAGACCTATCAATTATTTCTTTCATCTCATTATATCGCTCATGTATCTATAGGTTTCTTGCTTTCTATCAATTTTTTGACTTATCTCGTAAGCTTGATTATATTGGCTATTGTGTATTTGTTTGATCTTTACATTCTCAGGATTAGCAAATGGATTTAGTCGTCTTAAATTAATCTGTATATCGTTTTTTAGCGAGTTAAAATTGGGCGAGCTAATTTTACTAGTAGTCATAAAATTGACATTTGGGAATCTATCAGCCGCCTCTAGGCCCTGACTTTCGTAAAATCCAAATCGATGTAGGTTATCACTAACGCCATTAATTCCGCCCTGAATCATTTTAATCTTCAAAGCAGAAGTTGGAACAGATGGGTGCCATATTAATGAATCTGTAGACGGTGGTGCGTTATTGCTAAAGTATTCTAATGTCTCTAAATCGTGCTGACGCTCTGTGCCATAGTCATTAGACCAGACTTTATTGAGCGCGTGCCCATAATATTGTGGCAATCTTGCTAGTAATTCCGATCTTCCGCTTTCTTCACTATTTACAAAAGTATCAAAATACTTTCTATCAAAGGAGTTTAAAGCTGATTTTGTTCCACGTTGGCTAGTTGCTCCAACTAGTGTTTTTCCAGCTAGACGGGCATAGCCGCTGGCAAGCTCTTTATCGCCCATCTCTGTTGCCGCTATTTCAAAAGATCTAGCCTTTGCGTAAACAACTCTATCCATATAGTCTTGAGCTTCAATTTCGCTTTGTTTATGTGGCGGAACGAAATGCTGATCGGTAATAGCTGATCTACCTAAGCTTAAAGCTGCGCCAACAGCTCCAAAGAATGGTATAGCAGTTGCTGAATTTCTAAGACCTACAACAGGGTTAAACAATGAACCGCCTACTCCTGGAATAGCATTGCTCATTAGGGCGCCGATTATAGCACCCTTAGCAGCCCCATATACTGGATTTGATCTTGCAGTATCATAAATAGCTGGCCGAACTATAGTTTCCCAGGGTCTATTCCAATCAGCAAAGCTATCTCCATATATCTGTTCTTTTTCATATCTTTCTAAAGCATCTCTAAATGGAGCGAACTTACTACCAAAATATGGAATTTCTGCTAAGACATCGTGTGTTAACGAATCCCATCCCTTCTGCAGCATTTGATAGAATCCGCCAGCTTTAGTCTTACTATTTAAATCATTTATACCTGGCTTTATTCTTTCATACTGATACAACTGATTAACAATAGTATCCTTTTGAGTTATTGCTGCTTTTAATTTATCGCGCCAATACGGAGCATATCTCTCAGGATTCCCAATTTTAGCTAGATATTTTTGATAAGCAGTGCTATATGGGGCAACGTCTGATAGTATCAAAAATCTATCTACATCTGAATACACGCCAGGCATATTAGAGTAGAGTGGATTTAATGCCTCATAACCCACTCCAGGTAATCGAGAGTCGCCAGATTCTAGCTTAGCATATGGATCTCCATGTAGAAAATCCATAAAGTAGTCTTGATCAGATTTTTCTTCACTGCCTATGCCAGGCAACCAGGTTGGCATTAGGTTTCTAAGTGGATTATATAATTGCCGCTGTTTTGATGCTAAATACTTTTCTGATGGGAAGAAGCGACGAATAAACTCAGTTTGGCCAAAGAAGCCTCCAAGATTAGAGTCATACAGCTCTCTGCCGGCGCTTCCCATTATAGAAGCAGAAGCTGGATCGTTGGCTTGATTATACTTTAAATTAACTCCTAGGTAAGTAAGGATAAATTGATAGATACCTAGAGGCTCTGTTGCGATTGCTGCTTGTTGCTGCAATCTAACTAATGGATCGCTACTGTCCTGTAGCATCATTTCTGTTACTGGTATATCTGTAATTCCTAGGCGCTTAGCAGAGTTTAGTGGCAATGTTCTATCTACTAGGCTAGCAGTTTGAGCTGGTAATCCGTATAGCTCGGATACATGCATCTTCTTAGTTGGTTTTATTAACTGACCAACAGTTGCAGAAAGCATAGGCCCAAAAATAGGGAATTCATCGAACATACCAGCAGTTTCCTGATATGGTCTTCTATAGTAGTTGGCCTCTTCTAAAGCATAGTTATTAAATAAATTACGTATACCAAATAGGTTTGAAGGGGTTGGAAGTGGTATACCTAGGACATTAGCATGCTTTGTATAATATTCTTCACGAGAACCATACAGTGATTTAGTTTTATAGTCGGATTGCATTTTGTAATACCAACTATAGTCATAATACTGTATATCGCCTCCGAAAAATGGCTGATATCCCATTCCCCAAAGGGCTCCGCGTCTAACTGGAACCTTTGTTATACCAGAATACTCTTTACTTAATTCTTCTGATGTTTGTTCTGGAGAAGAGCCTCCAAATAAAAACTCCATTACGCCAGCTAGTATACCAGATTTTTTGACACCTAATCCAGATTTAACTCCCTTCATGAAAGTTAAAAATGGTGCAGCAGCAGTTCTACCAAAGAATCCTAGTTCGCTATTAACGGCTCCTGGAAAATCCTCTTCAGCAGTTTTCATTAATTGCTGAATTCCAGTTATTTCCCTAAACTTCTGTTGAGCTACTCTAGCTGTAGCATAGGCATCTCCTAATAATTTTAAAGGAGATACTCCTATAGTAGACTCTGATAGATAATCTAAGTAGCCGGCCGTTTCTTTTATGCCCTCATAGGCAAGCGGTATTCCTGCTAATCTAAATAGATTAGTTTTTATACTGCCACTAACCTTGAAACCAATACCAGCTAACGAGCCACTTGCAAGACTGTTAAGTCTTGTAATAGCATAATTGGTAAAATCAAGGACTTTATTACCGAGTCCAGCTCTTGCAGTATAGAATTTTGACTTAAGTCTATTTGTAACTTCACCAGCGCCAGTATATGAGTTAGCAGCGTCTATGACCTGACCACTGAGCTTACTAGCAAAGAATGTATCAACATTTTTTACTCTACCAGTTGGCCGTGGAACAACTAAATCTGTGTTGGTTAAGACTTTATTAAATCGAAGTTTTTCTCTATAGGACCTAGCTTTTATTATTGCTAGTTCATCATGAACACCAAATGTTACTTTTAGCCTATCTAAAAATTTAAGTTCAGATAGCTTTGGTGTTTGCTGTCCTGCAGTTTTTACATAATTATCAGCTCCAAACGCTTCTGGGGCAATGTCTCCAAAAGCAGCTTCAGCCGCAGCCGAAGTTGTTTTCTTATACGGCTTTCTATATAGTATACCCTCACCAGTTTCTAGAGCTCTAAGCCGTTTTATTGGATTAATAAATATACTAGTAAACAGTGAGTCTCTATTTCGATACGCTGTTCCTATACCGAGCGCTGACTGTAGTTTATTATATAGATTAGTTGGCTTAGGATCTTCTACATATGCCTCTCCAGATCTTAGTCTTGTGGCTACGTGTAGAGGATCATTTGCATCTCGAAGTATAAACTTGCCTGGAACTTTATTAGTCTTTAATACTCCTTCCTTGCTTCTTGAGAAAGAGTATATATCGCCATCAATAAAGAATTTAAGTGGTCCACCAGCAGAACCAGGAAGAATACCAAATCTTTGATCAGCTCCAATTGTAACTGCTTTGACAACTGAACTTAGCCCTAGAAAGTCTACATTTTTTAATATTGACTTACCAAGTGGTTTTAGTCTAGTATCTCTTATTCCTTTTGATGTAGCAAATATTCTAGTATCGAGGATATAATCTTTTTTGATTATTCCACGCTCTTCTGCTGATCTAATAACCTCCCAGCTATTTTTGCCTATAGACTGTTGAAATCTTTTTTGATCTGCTAGGACTTCGCCAACAGTTAATCGTTCTAGCTTTTGTCCAAAAAATGATACTACGTTAGATTGTTTATACCTAGCAGCAATAGCATTTTTAGTGAGCTCTGTTAAAGCGCTCCTTTGGTCTGATGCCGAACTTGCTCCAATAACCCTAGCCTGATAGACTAGATCTTTAACTATACTTAGATCATCTAACCTTAAGGCGCCTGTTCTAACATCAATGCTAGTATCTAATACAGTGCGAGCTCCTGCGGATGCTCCACTAGTAGGCCTGCTCTTTCCAGCGTTAGCAGCATACTTTAGATCTATGCCCTTGCCGCGTAGAGTATTCCCTGTAAAGTGCAGTAGGTCAGCAATTAAGTTTCCTTTTCCTGCGCGACCATAAATTATTTGACCTAGGCCTATAACCCCAAGGCCGGCGAGAATAGAGGTAAGTATACCTGAGTTCTCAGCTTTTTGATTATTCGCTTCTTGATTAAACGAATCAGCCACGACTTAATCTCTCTCGGCCAGTTAAAAACTGTGATAAACTCTTATTATCACCTTCTATATCTGGCTTATCAGCAACGCTTTCAGATAGAATTGCGGCTGCTTCTGGAGAGAGAAGTTTCTGACCTTTCTTTACTTTCTGACCTATTGGAAGTGGCTTACCAGAAATAGCTTCGGCTAGAGCAAGGTGCTTCATCTGTGAATAGAATGTCATATCATCTATATCCTTAGGAGTTAAGTTACGGAAGGTAGACAAAAGCACCAACATTATTTGATTCTCTAATTTATTTAATACCGATCTTGCTTTAGTAAGTCCTTCTATTACATCTTCTTCAGATTGAAATTTTGATATGCTTACTACGCCTTTTGCGATTAAATCAACTACGCCGGCAGGTGCCACAGTAAACAGGTTCTGCTTTCCATTAGTGGCATAAAGACAACATCTAGAGACTATCCAATCATTAATATCATCATCTCTTAAAGATGCTCCAGTTGATGATAAAATTTTGATCTCGGCCAACGTCAATGGACGTATTATGCACTCAAATTCTCCAGCGCCTATAAAAAACAAATGCTCATGTTCTTGACGGAGCATGAGCAGTTCTAGTTCTAATTCCGGACTTCGCATCCGGCACCCTTTATAGTTCTTCTACTACAGGCTCATTTTGACCAAATCCAGATGCTTTTAGTATTAGTTCAGCTAGTGCTGTTATAACTCCGGGCGCAAGTGATGCTATCAACTCTGGTGTTGGAGTTGGAGAGATTAGTTTGTGTGATACAATAAGATCTTCCCCTGCTTCTTTTACTCCAATCCCGTCTGGATCTTTAGCAGTTATTTCCTGAGAGCTCTGAGCTAGAAGCTTTTGAAAGGCCTTCCAGTCGGATCTTAAAAAAGATGTGTAAATAAAGGTGATGCCAGCAATATCAGCCTTTTGGACTCTTTGCCCTAAAGACTTTAGCCTCTTAATCTCTGCGTCTAAATTTTCAGTTTTCATATTCTTACTATAAATTTCCTTTCTTTAGCTATAAATGAGTATACTTCATATAATGGCTCAGAGCTTCCTTCAGCTCCTGAACTGTTAATAGTTTGTGTAATTTCGTCAAATTCCACATTAACTAATTTGACATACCACGTAGTACGTTCTGGATCTAGATAATAGATATCTAGGTCCACACCTCCCTTGTTTAGGGGATGGCTATCATCTTGTGTAATTTTACTTACAGGAATTTCTCCACTTGAGAATTTTTTAATCAATTTCTCTGAAAAAATTCTACTCTCCTGGCTCGTTTGGTGTATTTTAGAATATTGCATTTCAAAGCCTTTATCACCACCAGAAACAAGCTCTTCAGAAGTCTCAGGAGGGAATAGTAAATTAGCAATATACTCTGCTCTAGATCGTTTTTCAGAATCTGTAGTGTAGTTTGGCAATGATTCAATGCGACTATTAGCTGCATTGACTACTGCATTATTTACTTGACGGGCCTTATTACGTTCTAGAACTCTTAGTAAGTAATTTGGTTCAACAAATACTAACGCTAAGAACCCCTGAACTAAGCGCCGACCACTCATTACATTAGAAAAATATCTATCATTATAGCCATACCTGGGGATTTTCGGTTGGCTTTCTTTATAGTCGAGCCTATGGAGCAAATCTATATAGATCCCATCAATAAAGACTGCTACAGTGCTAGCTGTAGGTATAATATAATTTGACATTATCTTAGTGAATCTCTTAAGCTTTGCCTAGATCCTGTTCTTTGTATAGTGTTTCTACCAGCAGAACGAGTCCAAAAGAACTCATCCTGTATTAGGCCGTTTGCTTGTTCTAAATTAATTGCCTCAGAACTACGTAGTATATTCTGGGGGCTTTTTAAGTGTTGAGAGGTCCCATCAAATTTATTTCGATCTGATGCTTTAATATTAGGAAGATCTGTCAACCCTATGTCTAGGGGAGTCTTATATGCGGGCCTATTAGCCAGGCCTCTCATAACTTGAATAGGTAATAGCGGTGTTACATCAGTGGCTACATAAGTGTAGGAAACTTCAGTGTATATATCATCGATACTGTATGTGACACCATAGTTAACTAGGGTAATACCCGAAATAATCTGTTGAGCCAACCCGCCGAGCTCGTTAGAGGCTGTAATTATTATAGAAAAAGGTGGGAGTTGATCAACAAAAAGACTTGTGCTGCTATCTATAAAGCTTTCAACAATGTCTGGGCGATATAGATCAGAAAAAACATCTCTTCCAAATGCTGCAAATACTAGAGTGCCAGCAAAGGTTCTTCCTCCACGAGTATACCCAATGGGATTTGATCGCCCAAGTGTTCTAACAGGCGATATAGATCTCGTAGAAGAAATCGAGATTGTTTGAATTTCACCAAGTATCCTAGCACTAGGTGTATTTGAGGATAATTGGGTAGGATCATCTAATAGTGGAATATTGATATAAGCTAATATATCAGCCCCAGCGTATGAAGATTCTTTGACTTGTCCAAGAGTGCCCTCTTTCAGACGCTGCTGAAGCAGGTTTGGATTCTTTATAATCGCTGGGTTACTGGCCATTAGGTTATTATCTCAGCTGAAGTTCCGCCATTCGTGGTTCGAATAAATCCTTGGTTGCTCCAAGGAGTTATAGAAGTAGCTACGAATGTGCATGCTTCGTCTGTTGTAATATCATCAATAGACATGCCTGAACCAGTATTCAAAATTTCGACACCATGAATTTTCATGTTAGCAAATGCTCCATATTCATTGGACGCAGTAATGACTATATCGAAAGGTAGAACCTGGTCAAGATATTGTGGTCTAGCGAGAACTTTATCTATAACTATTCTTGAGATAGTTATATTTGCAGAGCCGCTAGCGGAACCGATTAGACCTGTTCCAATTTCTATAGTTGGAATGTCTACATCATTTATTGCAAATCCAAGTGGAATATCATACTTGTTAGCAATATACGGAACATCTCTCATGGTCTCAAGTAGAGCGGAACGATCCAAAACTACGAATACAACAGATCCAGCGATACCTCTCTTTCCACGAGAGAAAGATCTAGCATCAGCTGAACCCATAGTGTATATCGGAGCTTTTTCGCGTTGTATTGTATAGGATAGGCCTTGCAACTCGCCTATAACTTTACCTCCAAACGTTACAACCATATCAACCCCTGAAAAGGAGTTATAGGTTTTTTGGAAGGAGGCCGCGCTTCTACCTGCACCAGAAGGAGCTATTCCTCTTTGAGCTTGTGAACTAGCCATTAATAATCACTCCTATTAGATAGAATCAGCAAGTGAAACTGTTAAGTTGATCTTAGTAATTTCAAAAGCTGGAACTAAAGTTAGACTGACATCAGCCTGTCCTAGAACACGTTGTTCTGGGGTTGAGGATACAACGAAGTCATATCCATTTAGAGCTTGAGCTGACTTCATACTTAGTAATACTTGATCTATCTCGGCATTAAGTGCGTTCATTTGAGGAGCGTTGTTTGGCTCACCTAGGAACTTATCACCTATTGCTCTGATTAGATCTACCACGGTGTGGACAATTCTTACTGTAGTTAATCTTACAAAGTCAGATCTTAAGTATTGATTGACGTTATAAGCTCCAGTAACACCACTAGCTACAACAAATCCCTTAGATCTAGTATACATTGTAACTAGTCTTAGCCCTGTCAAAATATTAGCTTGAGCAGCTGATATTGTCTTCAATGGAATTAATCCACCAATAGGCTTGTTTGTAGTAGACGATTGAGGAGCTAAGCTGAGTATCGCCCCACCATAGGCTGCAGCACCGGCTGTAGTATGGTAAGAGTTGGATATTGAAGCGCCTAAAACAGTTGAAAGAGTGCTAGTTTGAGTTGTTGCAGTTTTAACTGGTGAGCAGAATACGCTAATATACGCTCCAGCATCAACCTTAACGCCTCTTCCATCAGTTGCAAAAGCTCCATCAGATCCACGAGCTTGCCAGTAAGTAAAATAATCACCTGCTAATTGACTTGAGGTAGCAGCATTTTCGAATCTATTGAATGATAGGTCATATGATCCATGTAGATAGGAAATGTAGGCAGTATTGTAATACACGCCGCTGAAAACTGAAGTCTTAAAATAGCCACTTAGAACTGAAGCAGGAGTTAAGCCTGTCTGGTAGTAAGAATGATATGCAAGCCATTCATTGGTTAGCGTAGTCGATGGTGTCGAGAAGAAAACATTTCTGATCGAACCAGAAGCGTCTACGTTTGCTAACCCAGTCATTTCAGCAAAAAGACTTGGATCTCTGCTAGCTGCACCACCGGTTATATCAAGGCATAGCCCTGTATACCGCTGGATTGCCCAGTAAACAACAGGAGATGTAGCTATTACACCAACTGCGCTGTTCTGGGACTTGGTTGATTGATACAAGAAATTAGCTAACTGAACACCATAGTTAGTGTTAGCAGTTAAGCCTGTCTTTATATCATCGATATAGGCACCAACGGGCACAACTACGTCTATATCTCTATTCTTAAGAACCTCATAAGCTCCTGAGAGATCGTTATATCGTAAGCCAGTTCCAGTTGGACAAATATATTGAAGTAAGGGGTTACCAGTATAAGTCCCGATAATTATTACTTCAATGTTTGGGGCTCCTGCTGCCGTTGCCTCTTCGATCGCAAGAGCTAATTCCCCGGGAAAAGTAGGACCAGATGCACCGCTGAAATAAAGAGCGTTCATTGCTTTTTCAGCTGAGCTGACCGTCATTGGCTCACGTATAGGTAGAGTAGTATTACTAGTAATACCTAATAGAGTCAATTTAGGACCAGCGGGTGGTGGCGCTATTCTAAGCCCAAGGTCGTTGAGGGTAAGCTCAACGGATGGAAGAAAATCACTGTTCGCCATATGTGTAAACTCCGAAAATTAGTTTACTGAAGGATATTAATATTTCCAAATACGAAGTTTCCAGATTGATCGTAAAATAGAGACCTATATCCACTAGCTGATAACTGGCCAGACACTAATTGATCAGCAATGTAGCGTTTACCGACTGTAGATGGAAGCCGCCCGCCTTCGGCGAGTCCAATATTAACGTCCAACTTCAATAGGTCACGCTGATAAACAGCTTCAAGCTGTTCTGTTCGGAAGTAGTATTGCATCGATCGCTTCCAGACTGGTTGCCGCCATTGTTGTTTTGTCTCATCAACTAGCCGCCTCCAAAAAAGCAATTGATTCACTCCATACTTCCTTAGCATCCACGTATGATGCCTCATAAATTGTTCAAACCAGTCAGTAAGATTTTCAGTAGCCCTATTATTAGCATACCACATATCAAACTGAACTATAACATCAAACCATTGTCCATAAATTTCTACGGTATATCCATCAACAACAGGATCCTTTACTCTATCTCTTAGATGAGACTTATAGTCCTTTCGAGGACTAAAAGGAGCTCCACCAAGAGCAGCTGGTTCCTTAGTCTGTATAAACCAAGTAATTTCTGGATGCATTGGCGGTGGATTACGTTCTCCACCGGAATTATTTGCGGTGATTTCGTTCGGAGATACTGGGCTATAGCCATGATCAAATCGAACGTATTTCTTAGAATCTATCAGTGTCAAATTTTCTCCAGCCAAGCTATTAGGAGGACTTTGTAGGTCTAATCTTACAAGGCCCTGCCATTGATTGTTCTCTGGGTTCTTTATTATTTGATCAACAGTATAGATTTCTTCAGTGTGTTCATTTCTAATTTTATCACCCTCTTTTGGGGTAACAAACATAAATGGGAAGAATATCAAATTTTTATCATACTGGCTAGTCTTATAGACCGTCTGATATTTTTTTAATAGTGTGTCAATTAAATCCATGCTCTGAAGTATAGTCAAATTTCCTTCTGTTTGTGACTTATACCTAAGTTCTAATGATTTTGAGCTTGGATCAAAAACTTCTAGATACTTATCGGTAAAATTTCCAAAATCATTCATGATAGTATATTGTGGTCATAGTCTGTGCCAGCGGTAGGTGTTATGCTATTAGACAGGCTTCTTTGCTCTGCGGTAACTTTCCAAAAGGCTGGCTTATCGTCCCTTGCCTTTATAAGCGCGTAATCTTGTATCTTATAGGCTCTTTCTATCTTGAACGGTTGTAAAGGCTTACCAGTAGCCTTATCTATGTCTAGCTCTAAAATATATGATTCCGTAGTGATTATTCTATCAGACTCAATGATATAATTTTTATTCTGAGTTGCAATTTTTCCAGCTGGTGTGAAAAATTCGACACCTAGAACAGCGGGCCAGGCATAGCACTTAACTAAACAATCATAAAATAAATAGCCAGTATCAAAGCAACGTTTGCAGCCAGGTAAACTATCCTTGATCCCTTTTCCGCCACATGAGCATTTTTTTGACAGATCTGGAGTTCTAAGAGCCACCCAAGTAAACGAACCGCCGACTTGAGATAATCTGGCTAGCTCACGAGCAAAATTTAGATACTTTATTGGTAAATCAGCGAATCCCATTAGAATAACAACCCGTAATCAGTAGGATTATTAGCTTTAGCTTGTCTATTGATATCTATATTGCTTGCAGGTATATCCATTTGATAGAATTTGGCATAAGGATAGACATAGTTGCCGTTTACGTTATACCAGAGTCTGTTACCCCATTCAGCTGCATCAACAGCTGCACTGCGCAAAGTGGTTTTAAATTGCCAGCCCTGATTTAAGCTTTCCCAAGCTAGATCTTTGTCTTTAGTGGCTTGAGTAGCTTTCATAGCTAGCCGTCCGACTAAGCTATCAACTGAAATATACATATCACCTACTTGCTTTCTAGTTCCAGCCGCTAAGAACTTCTCTAGATCAGCATCTTCAATTATATCTAATACTGCTGCGTTCATGACATATTTTTTGACAGGCCACGATATATCTGATAACGCGAAAGCGCGCCCTAACTTCTCCCATAGCTCAATGGAATTCTTAAATAAGATAGTGCTTACGTAGGTATCATAAAGCTCAGGGCTAAGAGCCTTAAGCTCTGTTTTTATTAAGTTTGTTGGGAGTATATCAGGATATAGGGCTGTGGTTATATTATAGTCCATATTACCGCCATAAGTAGCCGTATCCTCCGCTAATAGCGTATCTTTAAGCTTTATATTGATACCGACGTTATTAGGCATGTTACCTGTAAAGCCAAAGACCAATTGTGAGCCTGTTATGTAGCCCGTTAAGGTTGGTATACTATAAGTAGACATTGTTCCTGATACAGCAAGATACTCATAATTGAATAATGGATATGTAGTAATCTCGCTAATAGTCTCAATATCTTGGCCTGTTTGTAGAGCTTTATTAAAGGTAAAGCAAATAGTGTTATCGCCGGTAAAATTAACTGCTACACCTGCTGAGTAATTCTTTGGCCTTACCTTAAGTATAGTAAAATCGTAGCCTAAAGCTTTAACGTTATTAGGTAGATTTAAATCTCCTTCTAATGTTAGGGCTTGTGAATTCTTTTGCAACGTAGCGTCTATAGAATAAGCGTCATCGCCAGTCTCGAATTCAATTGAAACTGATGTCGACAGGGCTAGTCCGCTTGCGCTATCAATTAGGTATTCATTGTTTACAGCCAAATCTTGGCCAATAAACATTAATCGATACGGCGTATTTTCTTGTAAATGATTATGTGGAACTATAACTAGCACAGTTCTAAAGGTATTTAGACTGAGAGTAAGAGGCAATCTCTTATTTGTTATAGTATCAATTAATATTACGGTATTTTCAGTAACCGAGCTGCTCAAAACAGGATTAACGAAGGTAACTATCAAATTTTTATTGATATACACATCTTCGGCTGCATTAGCTGGGTCGCTAGTTAGAATAGTAGGTTCCATCTCGTCACCTTCTGAAGTTTGTCCTAGTGCTTGGGCCCAATCACTGGACCCTGCTATATTTGTGGCTCTAACTCTCACATCGTAGAATGTGTCAGCCGTCAAATTATAGATAGTTGTATAAGTTGTAGAAGGATCTAGTGAGGGTAATGATATCCAATCGGATGCACTAGATTCTTTATATTGTATAGTTATTAGTTCAGCATTATTTGCTGTATTAGTCCATTGAGCGCGCAGTCTAGTGGAAGACAGTGTTACAAGGGTTAAGTTTGTTGGAGCGCTTGGTATTGTGCTGCTAGACGAGGTAGTGGCTGAAACTTCGCTGGTCCAGCTGCTTTGGCCGTAGCTATTGGCTGCCCTTAGTCTGGCATAATAAGTTGTTGCTGGCGTTAGGCCTGCAATAACTGTATTGTTTACATTTGGGCTAACATCAGGATAATCTGACCAACCAGTGGTAGAGGCCGGCCGATACTGTATATTTAATACAGAGGCGTTACTTGCTACGTTAACCCATGTGAAATAAAGTTCAGTTGAGCTTAAATTTGTTAAAGACGGGCTAATAGGAGCTTCTGGAGGCGATCCTCCAGTTGGATTGAAGGCATCAGCTCTAGTTGCCGCATGTTCAACAATTTCATTCCATCTAGGAGATGTAGAACCTACATCATCTATTTCTCCAGAGAATGAATTTATTATTTTTCTAGCTTTAGTTTGAACCTCAGAACTTTTACCAGAATAGTATCCAGACTTAGCATAGTCTTCAGCAATGACAGCAGAACCAATTTGCCATATATTATATGCTCTATAAGTCTTGAAGTTTTTCATTCCCCATTCAAGTCTATAGATTTCAGTAGCTGAACCAGAAGAATATACTCCTGGAAAGCTAGACGTGTCTAGTCCACTAAATCTTACCTGGTATAAATTAACTACGCTAACGACCCAATCACCATTAAGTCCAGTCCAAATTGGATCATTTTTTATTCTAACAATTGCGTTATCGTATAAAAAGTGTTCATCCCCAGAAGCAACTAGCGTCACAAGTGGATTTGAATTCTTTTCAACATCCATAATCGCAGGATTAGATCCATGAGGCTGATAAGCTTCGATTAAGACTGTTTCTTCAAGTTGAGTTCCAGTTAGGACGCTAAAGTCAGGGGTATTGGCCCTAGCCTTCATGGCTAAAAAGCCAGAGTATTCATATAGTCCAGTGGTAGTGTAGGAACTGCCAAATATATGTAGTAATTCAGCGCCAGCTTGGCAAAACGTTCCAGTTACATTTTTTAGCCACAGTCCATAAGCGCTCTCTAACTCTATTAGTCCAATAATAGTTCCTACAGCATTGCTACTGGTTCCGCTGACCGTTCTATTTAAAAGCTGACCAGAATAAGCAGGAGAAAATAAGGCGCTAGTATTATTTATTGCTACCGCCTTATAGTAATAGGGAGCTGTATGGCTACAGTCTAGCCATCCATATAAAGTTGTTTGTAAAGCTAAGTCGCGAGCCACTGTTTGTAACATTGCAAGCTTATAGCTACCACTACCTTCAGGACGACGAGACAATAATAATTGACATCCATCGGAAGCTATGGATGCAATAGAATCCTGCCATGTAAACGTATGTCCAGTATTTTGAAGATTTCCTGCTTGAATGCCATTAGCGGTCTCAAACCCACCCATCGTATCGTAGTAAGGACTAACTCCTGGCCTTACTGGTGAGTGCTGATATGATGATCCTGTGTTTAAATCTAATCCGCTATATGCAGTCTGTCCTCTGTCTAACATATAGGTTAGAATACCTGTTGTGCCTCTTACTGAGAATAAATCAACTGCACAGTGCATTATACCACGGCCAAAGGCTCTACCGGCTTCATTGCCTCTGATGGTGTCATTATAATTATATGGATCAGCGTTTCCTAACCAAACCTGCTCCATAACTCTAAAATACTGTAGAACTGAGTAATCAGCAGTGATTAATGCAACCGTCATTTCAAGCATCAACATGCCGTGTTGTCGGTCAAATCCGTATACGGCGCCGTTGCTTTGTGTTACAGGACAGTTCCAATCAGCTATTCCTAGAGCACCTATATCTCCATTGATGCCAAGCATATCTGTGGATCTAGTTGATTCACTTATATAAAACGGCACTCCCTGCCATAAAGCCAGGTCTGGAAAGCTAGAATAGGACCATAGGTCAGCAGAGCTATTAGGTAGGCGATTATTATTAGGCCTGCAGAACTCTTGACGGATATCTCTAAGTAGCGCGCCTAAACCTGCTGGGTAGCCAGTCCTTAAAAGGATCCACAGCCGCATAGTGCCATGGGCTATTCCTGCATTTCCAGTGTTCCCAGTGTTGGCATTACCAACGCTATCACCCCAAAAATATGGATCTTCGTCTCGACCATTGCTATACAGCTCATCTTCCCATTCCTCTAGCCATACCATAGCCTGCGCTAAAGAGGTGCCTGCAGGTAGCTCAGGGACAACATTAAATGGAGGTATTCCTTTTAATGGCCAGTCACTTGCCATGCCAACGACACCTTCTCTTTGGGCATCAGTTGTAGGGATAGCCTGTGTTCCAAAAAGCAGTTCTCCTGCTAAATGATGGCTCATACCTTGGACAAGATTTCTATGAAGATAATCAGTTCCAGATTGCCAATCAGCAGGATCAATTAGAGTATAGGTCGCCGTAGTTCCTGCTCTACTAATGCTATTAAACTTTTTATTCTCACCTAAAAAGAAGCTTTTAGCACCATTAATAACTAATGTTACAGGAACTGTAAGTGTCAAAATTTTATCATTCCAGGCATTACCTAATCTAATACCTGTTTCGGCCCATGAATATCCCCAAGTTATATAGACTTTTCCATGGTCTAAGTTTGACTTGCATTCGTAAGTAACTTCCCACCATATAGCTCTTAGCTGTGGATTAGTAGCTGTAGACCAACGTTCTCTAAATATATGGCGCCGAATACATGAGTTAGTCCCATAACCAATTTTACCATCAGCTTTATCTCCATTTACTGGCGAAACAGCTAATACTGTAGCCAAGGTAACAGACTTCGACTCACCCTCTATAGTGAAGGTAAAAGTTGTAGATGAAGCGCTAGTTACTGATGGATGGACGGCAAATGGAACTTCAGTACCAGTTCCAAAGACTATGTTAGCTTCTCGTTTTTCTAGCGAAGAAAACGAAGCAGGATAGTGAACTGCTATTTGGGCGTATGATCCGTCTGGATATATTTCACCATACGGTTCCCATTGCACTTGACGTTCTTCAGCGCCGTCAAGTAATTTTAATTCAGTTGCAAGAGATGATAACTGTCCTTGAAGTAATCTTACGCCATGAGTTACTATCTCATCTTTTGACGTATTTGATCTATTTCTAAGATAGACTGGGACACTTATCATTACTCAGCTTTAGATTTTAAACACATCATCTAAAATTTGAGATGTGTTGAGATTTCCGGCGACGATATCTTTTGGAGGCGGTGGAATATTTTTTGGAATAGCAACTTTTTGTATAGGATCAAATTTTACTTCTGTCTTTCCTTCCTCATCATCATACGGCTCCGGTATAGCTAGCTCATTGACCTCTTCATATGCAGCAACTTCTTTTAGGAAGTTTATGACATCCTTTCTATTCCTGGCCTTAGTTTCCTGCTCAATACAGTAATTTGCTATCTCTGAGATAGAAAAATTACCATCTTTTCCAGCTCTTATTAAAATTTTGAATGCTGCAATAACATTCTTTGCTTTTCCATTTGTCTTAACTAAGTCCCAGTATCGTTCTAAGACTTTAGTATCTTTTTCAATAGGCGTTATATACTTCTTTCCTAAAACAACATTGCCCAACTGTAATGCCTTCTCGATTACTTCATAATATTCTTTACTTTGTCCATGACTTATAGTTGCCCAATATCTTGTTGGTGTTAATTTTATGTCACCAATTGCAAACATTGAAGCATTTTTAAGGTTAATTGATATTATTTTGCCTGCAATATCACTTTTAGGTCCTATATGGGACTGGATATTTAATATCTTTGGAGTATTTTTTGGTTTTGCCATAGTTCTTTCCTAGCTAAAAAAATTGGGCCAACTGGTGGTAGCGAACAACCAGTTGACCCGTCTGCTTCTGATACAGCTTACGCTGCTCGTCTGCACGGTCCAGGAGAGGGCACGACACTCTCGCCCGGCGAAATCTATCTCCTCGTGACCGTTTCGCTACTCCGGTCACAAGGTTCCTACTTAGACGTTAGAGTTGACTAACTCGTCACCAGTCAAGGAGTGAACCAGACCAGTGAGGTTGAGAGAAATCTTATCACTAAAGTCAAAGCTACGGTTGAGGCTGATGTCCTTCATGAGGCCAATTCCTCTTCCATCGTTGAGTACTGCAAGCGCATAACGCTCACGGAACTTTACCTTCATTATATCCTTGCTAGGATCGTTCCACTCTTCGGTTCTAAGCTCCTCATCAACAATTAGAACACCAAGCTCATTGACATCGCAAAGAGCAATTGTGGTTCTATTTGTTGCCAAATCAAAAGTCATGTATGGAGTGACTATGATACGGAAGTTAGCAGGGAATATAGAGGGGACATTGGTAAAGGTTGTAGCTAGCTGAGATGGAGCGCTGGCATAGGTGCTATTTAGCAACCCATTCTGCCCACCAGGTCCAAAGCTTGGAGCATTACCAGGTGCACCCTGGGGTAGCTGCCACATCATCGAGCTGTTGTTATTGATAAAGCCGAAGGCTCTAGCAATACCTTCCTGGGCAAAGATCTTCCATGCAAATGGATGCATGATTAAGCAATTAGGAGTAAACCCATTGTTAACCATGGTGCCGTAAGCATAGAAAATATCGTCTAGGCAAAGGGTTCCGTTATAGGAACCATCAGCAGCGCGTCCTGTTGAAGACTTAGTTCCAGCTCCGGTGTTATCAATTATGCTAAGACCGTTATCTAGAATTAAGTTTGCAACTTTCTTCTCCTTCCAACGAGCGAGGGCGCGGCCTGCAGCGCGGAAGTGCATTGACATTACATCAAACTGGCTATAGCGAACCATTTCCTCGGAGATCTTTATTGCAACACCGGACTTACCGATTGTAGCAGTAACGTGACCTGCCAATTCCATGCTTCTCTCGGGATACTCAGAACCCTCTGCGATATCTGCAGCGTGGATTGCACCCCAGGCAGGGAATACAACCTGTGCTCCAGCGCTATAGTTAACTCTCTGCATAAGAGGAGTTAAAACTAAGTTGGGCTCAATTGCCTCACGAGCTATATTTGATATAACTCTAGGAATGAGTAGAGGATGATCACTAGAGAAGTTATCTCTCATTACCTTAGTAAGAGCGATATCCTTGTTCATTAGATCACTTAGAGAAACTCTACCACTAGCTCCCTTTACGTAACCATTGTTTCTCCAGATAGCCTCAGCACTCTGAAGCTTCTTCTGATCCTCTAATAGCTTTCTATCAGTAGGACCTAAAGAAAGAGCATCTTCAGAAAGGCCGGCGCTCTCTAGCTTCTCTTTGACTTGTTTATCAACAAGAGCCTGCATGTTCTTCTGCATCTTTAAAAGCACTTGCTTTTGTTCAGCATCAAAACATGTTAAATCACTAAAATTATCCATGTGTATTTCTCCTATTATAGTCTTATTAATAGGGTTAAGTAAGCAAAGCCGGTGCTATTAGCGCGTGCGCCAAGTAGGTGACCGGGAATGCCTGAGGTTCCTGAACCGCTAAGAACAAGACCTGGAACGGTCTGGACCTTAGAGAGATCAGCAAACTCTAATGCAGCCTCAGTTGAAAGGGTAATTGTTGCACCTGCTACAATTCTGTCCTGGAGTAGATCACCAGAAGAAGAACCAGAAGCTGTGCAGAACACAACCTTCTTTAGGCAACGACCGACAACCATTTCAGAACTGTGGGCTAAATAACCAGTTCCTGTTAGGGTTGGATCATATTTCTGATAACGGCCGGCTAAGCGGCTGTTAGTGAAGCCTGAAGAAGCTCCTATGTTGGCAAATACACCATGCTCATAAGCATTGTGTGCCACCATTACTAGATCGCCGTTTTCAATGGCGTGCTCATTAGCAGTTACACAAGGAACTTGAATTACGTAATCGGTGACTATACCGACGTTTACGTTTTTCTTGTAGTTAGTGAAAGCAGCTTGTAGGTTAAATGAGTAAACCGGCTGGAACACAACGCCTATTGGCTTGACTACACCGCAGGTTCCTGAAGTTGTAGTAGCGGGAAGGCCCCATGTTGCTCCATCGCTGTGGTGATAATTAAATATCATCTGAGGGTGGCCAGCTATTGTAGTGGCACCACCAGTAGCCCACATTGCAGGCAACAGCTTTCCTGAGAAAGATGTCGCACCAGTTGCTATACCAACAATTGTTCCCGGTTCGAGAACGATGGGATCGTGGTTCACATCATCAATTCTTGTTGGTGCTAATCCAGTCCAGGCCTCTAGAGCTAGAGCCGATACGGTCGGTCTAACACCCTCACAGATTTCTAGGTAAGCTGGACGGGAGGTATTGTATCCACGAGGAATACGATATGCCATAAATTATTCTCCGTCTACGTTAAATGTTTGATGTAGCACAGCTGAGGCATCTAATTTCTTAAAAGAAGAGTCCTTTTTGCTGGCTAGAGTCGGCGATGTCAATTTATCTTTAGAAAGATCAACATCTGTTTTAGTTTTCGTGGCATCAGCTTCAGTTTGAGCTGCGGCCCATTCTAGCTTAATGTCCGCTAAAGAGTCCTTTAGAGACTCCAAACTTCTTTTAGCTAGGTTTTCAGTATACTTCTTACGTGCGTCTGCAGAGTCGATGACCTTTGTATCGGGCTTGTTAAGCATTTGTCTAAAGTGAGCAACTATATTAGCATAATCATAGGCTATAGCTGCTTTATCAGCTTCTAGCTTCTCATTTAGCTTCTTTATTTCGCTTTCCTTGCCTTCGACAGTAGAAGTTAAGGTCTTGAGTTTGTCCTCAAGCTCTTTATTCTTTTTGGTCATTTCCTCTAGAGAAGCTTTTAATGCGTCTAAATCCATTAATTTCTCCTTAGAGTTTTCACTAGTTTTGTCGAGCCCACTTACTTTCTTGTCACTCGCTTTGTCATCGGAGGTCTTAGAATGGCCATCAGCAACATTTTTGACGCTCGCTACAGATTTAACGGAGACTTTTTCAGATTTCCCAACGTCTGGAGAAGGTAATTTCTGAGTATCCTGCTTTATGGAGTCATCTGGCTCGACTGAATCAGATGAGCTCTTAAAAGAGGATGACTCACCGAAAAGTGAGTCAATACGGGTTTGAAAACCTTCTGAAACTGATATAAGGACTTTGTTATTAGCCTTCTTATCTTTTCCAGAAAGTAGATCTAGTTCCATACTGGAATCTACAAGAGTTACACAAGAGAACACTGATTTTTTGCCTCTTGAACTAGTAGAAATTACTAGATCTTCTGAGTCTGAGAGTTTAGCCCCATCCCAGTCGAATTTGGTTATTTTAGCAGGAGATTGTGCAGGTATATTAACAAAACTAATCTCCTTATATGCTAATGGCCCTGTTACTGCATAACACAGCATATCGCTATCATCTAGCTCATATACGGTGCCAGGAACATGCGGGCATGTTTCGTCATCATCTTTAGAGTGGCGGCCGAATAAATCTTTGCCGCAGATATTGCAAAGCATATATTTACTAGACTGACCAGATGAAACTGATAAAAGTCTGGCGTCTACAATCTTTTCAATTGTATCTAAGTCAGTTATAGATGCTCCAACTTTTACTACTCCTGATCCTTTACCACCAGTCTCTTCAGTATCTGGATTGGCGTAATCCTTATCGAAGCCCTGGCCTTCTTTATATTTGATGAAGACTGCACTGGTTACGCGACCAACAGCATCTTCCTCGTGGCGGTGATGCTTTAAAATTGGAACGCTGAACTCGGAGGTTCCTCCAAGATCCTTAGAAAGGTAGGATTTATAGCTGGTGCTTACATATCTTCCAGGATAGACACGATTATTAGCTAATATACCCGAATGGGTAGCATCTATTTGGACATTTAAACGTAATCCAGCGTTTTTATCTTTTCTGATTATAGATAAAGCTTCGTCTTTTAGTTCAGCCTTAATGGGCTGATCGATTTCTAGTTTATCAATTAGTTTTAGTTTATTCATCTGATTCTGTGACACTCCCTACCTTATTCCCAAGTAACAACTGGTAATTTTTGCTATCAGCTATAAGATTTTGATATGGAATAGGACCTTTTAAAGGAAGGTCAATAGTTTTGCGATCTTTAGATTCAATATTTTCTAATATCATTGAATTATAGCCTAAGTTTCTTGCAGCTTTAGCAAATCCAAATCTTTTAGCTACTTCTTTATGCTCATTAATCAAAAAATTGATAGAATTTGAGATTCCAGATAGTTCTTTTAGACTTAGGAAGTTCGGCATATTTCCGTCTATGTCTCGTTCGAAGCAGCCCTTTATTTTATCAGCTATTGGATTTAAGAATTTGTAATATGATTTTTGAACATAGTTTGTCAAAAATTTCTCTTTAGCTCTAGAACCAATTTGTAGACCTCCAGGAACTAATGTCGCTCCGCTATCAATTTCAGCCGGTAGGTATTTAGTTGCTTCTTGGCCACACATAGTTACAAATGTTTTAAAATTTTGATCAATCTCGTCTTTGATATCTTCAGATTCAACATCTTCCAAGTCTGAAACTGCAATTTCGGATAGGCGGCTAGTTAATTGCTCAACATTATCTAATACAGCTGAGGCATAGTCGTTAGCCTTAAATCTGCTCTTTGCTGCTTTCTTACCATACTGATTAGCTGGTTGGCCCTTATTGTTGGCCATTTTTATAACTTTTTTGGTAGTCGTATTATTTTCTGGACTTCCACGCTTCTTAGTTATAGTTTTCGTTACTTCCGGTCCGCCAGGACCTTCAGTTGTTTGAGTTGGAGCAACTGAGGCCGCATGACTTTCTATTTCTTTAGCAGAATCAGTATCAAGCTGTCTAGCCAATAGGGCCCTTTCTTCATCAGATAGAGGCTTCTTTTTCAAGTAGTCTTTACGGAATTCATCATCAGTAATGGCATTTCCCATCATTAGCTGATGTCCATGATTTTGGTGGGCTCTAAGTTCCTCTCTATTTATCATAGGGAAGCTTAGCTTTGCTATATTCTCTACATTAATATCAAATCCACCTTCTAACAATAAAGGAATAAATATTCCATATGTTATAGCATCGCTAAACACCTCTTGATAGTCTTTAGCTGCATCTTGGACATTTTGATTTATATTGCTAGCAGTATTGCCTTGAATACTTATTATTCCATTTCTGCGGGTGATAAATAAATGATTTGGAACATTAAAGCAGTAGACATCAGCGTCATAATCTTGCCATGTCCACTTTACTTGTGGATCCTCATCAGTTAACAGATATAATCCAGTTTCTGTTTGTTTAGAGGCAATTCCTATTTTTAATAGTATTTCTTGCACTTGACTAACTATAATTGAACTACGATCTCTGAAAACTTTTAGTTCACCGTAACTGCTGTCAAATTGTGTTAGTTTAGAATAGAAATGGATAAGATCATTTTTAGAAAGATCAAGAATCCATCTCGGTAGCCGCTTTGGATATTCTGAAGTTCCTAGATCTTTTGATAGCTTGATAACTAGATCTGGATGGTATATAACAATTTTTGTATAACCATCATTATCATAGGACCTAAACTCTAGTTTTAATCCTGTTATGAAATCTTTTATTGTTTTTGCAACTTCTTGATTTCTAACAATAAATTTAACTTCCTCTCTATACTTATTTATTTTTCCATAGCGGATAAAGTATGCGACAAAAGTTATTAAATCTTTGTTAGACTTATCTTTAGCTAGCCAATTAACCTTATTAGTAAAGGTATAAGCATCGCGGTCGTTAGAAGCTAGTTCTGTAAGCTTTTCAGCTTTAATCTTGCTAAATGCGCCATTGTTTTTAACCCACATATCATGATCAGGAGTTACTAAGCAATCAATTAGATTGTTAGCAAAGTGGATCATTTTTCCTGTATATTTGTAGACATATAAGTCATTGGCCAGCTCATACTTTAATTCGCCTGTTATTGGGTCGACAGTAGCGATTTTATCAGTCTTTATATCAATGTTCCAATAATGCTTCCAGCCCTTATCGGTTAAAGTTTCTGTGTCTGAGGAATAGCAGGCTCTATTAGCTGAACCGCCTCTTCCTAGATCCATAGGAGATAGTCTAAGACCAGCCAAAACTCTAGCCTCAAAGTATTCTAGGTATGGATGCAGATCTAGAGCGCCGCCTTGACGACTAATTAGATTAATTTCATGTCGCTCAGTTGTTATTACTGCACCACCAGTAGGCATATTAGCTACTTCTGATTTAACTATATCTACTTCAGACCCGCCGCCTTCATAAGCCATAGCTGGCTGTTCTGGCGTTCCTACTTTGTAGTGGTATAATGGGAAAGCTTCTTTACTAGCAATAATCATCGCTAGCTCTTCTAGCTTTCGTAATGCTCTAATATCTTCTAGAACAGGCAAAATATATGGTGTTCCAAAAGTAAATCCACTCTTTTTATCGACTGTTATACAGACAACATCTTCAGGTGGAAAGGTTTTTTCAGTATCACCAGAATCAAATCCAGTGTCCGCAGTTATCTTTTGTTTCCATTGCTTAGGGGTTCCATACTTATCGACCTTGACTGACATAGTAGTGGGGTCAACAGTATAGATACCAGCTATTGGAGACAATGTTTTACCATACATTTGGATAATGGATCCACTAGACCTATCCTCATCTCGTCTAAAGACTAAGTAGGAGGTATGGCAAGTTACCATATTGGTAATAGCTTCTCTAATCCAGCTAGAAGTTGGTATGCCAGAAACTAAAGAAATCTCAAATAGTCGCTGTTTTATATAAGCAACCATTTCTTCATCTTCGCCCTCTACACTATAGCCTTCTTTTAGAATCTGTTCTCTATGGCGCCGAATTGATTGGGCAACATAAGGCTCTACGTCAACGCACCTAACTATCTCTGCGAGATCATAAATGGGGCTGACAAAGTTACCGTCAGAAGATCTAGATGGGATATACGTCCCTTTTCCCTCATATGAAAGACCTTTAGCAAGCATCTTGCTACGGGCTTTTAGCATCTCCTCACTAAGTTCTTTAGGAGTACCTACTGATAGTTTTATGTCGTTTACAGGTATATTAGAATCTGTCATCTCTAGTCCTTAAAATTCTTTTCTATCGATTTTAAAAGGTCCAACTTCAATCCTTCTAAATATTCTTTACTATTTGATTTTTCACAGTTTGTTTGTTTAGCATCATCTCTGTAATTTGAGTCAGTTATAGTTTTTGGACCATAGTTAAAGTTAAAGTTTTTACTCTTGGATGCTTTTAGGTCTGGAAAGTATTTTTTGATCTCTACGTCTGTAAGTTGTATGCTTGCTGGACTACCTTCGGTCAATAAGGTATGTGTTATTTCATATGCGGCTTGATCTTTAGCATCAGTCAAAGCAGAATCATATTGCTTCTGATCAATATCTTTGCGAGCGCAAACATCAGCAGCTTCAAGTTTTAGAGCTAGGGTGTCAAGTATTTTACTAATGGTAAGTAAAAACCTACGGTCTGCTGGAACTCGCCAAGACAAAGTAGATGGCATACCGAGCCTATCAATAGCAAATAAAACATCCATCAAAAGCTTATCAATTTGAGATCTTAAAGATCCTAAAGACATAGAAATAGCAAAACTTATGTCCTTTAGTGATGGACAATGTTCAAACCTAGGTAAGACATCTTGTAGAGATCTCAAAATTTTGACAGCAAACTTGTCTTCAAGAGAGCGCAACCTTTCAATTATTTGATATATAGCTGCGGCGCTTAAGTTGTTTAACTGTCTAAAAAATGCATCTTGTAGTCTAGCTAATTCAGCATTTAAGTCAATAGCTGCTAATCTTAATACTGTCGCCAGTAGTTTTAGAATTTCTGGATCTAAAGATCCAAATACTTCTACTAGACATTGATAGGTCAAAACGTTATTAAACACACCCATATGCTTCTCAGGCTCCGAGAAACAGAACGTATCGTGCAGCCCTTCTAATTCTTTAATACTTACGATTTTTTGTTTCCTAGCAGTATCAATACAATCAGATTTTTGATGAGCATTGTTTTTCTTGAACCTAGAAGAAATTCTGGACGCCTTTTTGTACCTTGTAGGTATTAATGCACATTCAAAACTAGGAATGTGACAGCAGTATATACTATAAGTTCTTTCACCTTTGTTTGTTTTTTGACCTTTTGGTGAATATAGATACACAGAAGCAAAATTTATTCCAACTCTTCTTAATAGGAGCTGTAAGTCTCGCATTTTACCTTCAGATCCAAATATTCTATAGGAATCAGAATTTAATTGTCTACTTACATTACCATCTGTTTCTATATACCCTGCAATAAATTGTAGAATAGATTGTTTATCCAACTGAAACACCCAGTTAGGTAATCCATTTATATCTCTTAATTGTTTAGTTTTTTCTTTATCTAAAATATGATTAACATGTAGCCTATATACTGGATCTTTATACAATGGATCTATTCTAGGAGTAGATAATTTTCCTCTAAGCCCTAATTGAGTAAGCTTTATTTTATCTCCACAAATACAGATCCACCTACTAGATCTATCACAGCAGCCATCACCACAAAAAGCCCCATATTCATATGCATATTCTTCATGTTGTCCTTCTATTGGGTGAGTAATATTAAATGTTTCAAGTTTCGAGCCGATTATTAAATCTTTTGTTTCTACTTGTTTAAATTTCGACGCTTTAGGCGGTAAAACTAACCATTTATGATCGTCTGTGCAATCTAAATAGGATCCATCACTTAACGTAACTCTAAATAGTTTTTTATTACTTGCGGCCTTAAATGGAATGACTTTCGACCATTTCTCTCCATTCCAGACTTCAATTTCTTTACCTACCAGGTCTAAAATATTGTTTATACCATTTTTGTGCTGTATTTTAGTATCAAAAGAAACACAGCAAAGGTCGCTATCAGAAACCTGATAAATAAACGAGTTTAAAATATCATTATAGATATCATTAGTAGTTTGGTCTAGTTCATTAAAGTGACTAGCTATAACATTATTAATTTTTGTAGTAGGTTTTACGCCATATGCGGCGGTTACTGGGCCAGAGCCATAATCAGGATTTGGAACATTTCGATTAAAGGCTTCTGAAAAGTCTTTACTGTAGTCCGTAGCACTATCAAAGGCGGCTCTAACTATATTTTGTCTAGCAGATACGCAACCATAGGCGACCCAATGATCATAGTTCTTAGGACCAAGATAGCCGTTTGCAGATATATACTCATTACAATACTGAATTATTACATTAGCATCATCTGTTTGTGAACTATCAATAAATGACTCATAATCTATTCCTGCTGAACCAAGAGCTTCTTTTCTAGCAATTGGATTAGAATCTAGTTCATCAATAAGATCTTCTACTTCTGGTGATAATTTTCCAGAGTTTTTTAGGAATTCCTTAAGTCTATAGGCTTTAATCCCAAGTTCTATAAATAGTGCTATAGCAGGTGGAACTTGTGCTATGAAATAGGCTTTTGTTCCTTGCTCTACAGACATTACCGAAAATCCAGGCAATTGAAATGGGGCTATAGCTAAAGCGGTTAAAATAGCTCCTGCTATGCCATCTCCATTAAAAAATTGCTGTATAAAGTTTAATATGCCGCCCTTATTGTTATACTGCTTTACTGTATACTTCGAATGACTCTCTGTATCAGGTGGGATGTCAATATTTTCATAGACTCGTCTAATTTGCCATTGTGCATCTGATAGTATATCTACACAGCGAGTATAGACACTATAAGGGATAATTACACCGGATTTTGTTGGTTCAGAAGCGATTCTACGACATGCTGCTGATACTTTCTCTGCATCTTCAGTCACAGTGATAAATTGGCCAGGCTCCATTAGCCCAAGACCTTTTCGCAAAACTTCGCCCTTTAAATAAGTTTTTCCTAAGTTAGTAAAAATAGCAGAGGTTACTTCTTCTAAAACATCTGTTTCAGGTGGAGCGGCCTTATCTTGGCTATGATCTGGTATATTATTACCAACTGTTTCAGATAGCTCTCTTGGTTTAGCTTCTTGATTAATGCCATTAAAATCTAGATCTTTACGCATTAAAATGACTTTCGTTTAAACGTATTTGGCTTACTATCTGCCCGGCCTGGACCAAAAGTTCTGATATGCTTTTGCTGTCTTTGAACAGACATGCCGTTGTTTGTGGTGTAACCAAATAAACTTGCACCTTTATTGAGCTGTCTACTTGGAATTATAGATGGATCTTTTTTATAAGATTCTTTTTCTGAAAATCTTTCTGCGTCAGAGATGCCAGTGTCTGCTTGAACTGTAGCTGCTCTAGTTAAGTAGTTTACTTTCTGTAAGTCTGAATGCTCTAATAAGTAACCAGAGATTGCAAGCATTAGCGCCGTCATAGTATGGTCGTAGCCTTGAGAATACTTAGGGACACCATAAATTGAGTGCCCCTCAATTTTAAAGTTTCTCATTTGCTGAACAAGACCATGAATTGCATTTTTACGAGTTTCGATTGTATCTTCAGCTTTTGGTAGAATTAAATTACCTTCATCTAATACATTTTTTAAGCAGTTGACTAAGAAGGGCTTTGTTGGAGTGCGTCTAATTATACCATTTTTAGGGTCTCTTAGCTCAATATGCTCTTGCATAGCAATCGGCTTTAATCTTCTTAGCAATCCACCGCCAGGATTTGCAATTCCATGTTTCTTTAGAAGTTCGATCTGTGTTGAGCCATATCCGACATCTACTACAATTAGGCTCAGTGACCACTTATAAAATAAGTCTATAACAGTTTCGACGGCTAAAGTTTGGACGAAATCACTGTTGGGAATTATTATTTTTTTAACAGGCTTAAATAATGTCCCAGTAGTTTCTACTATAAGGATATGGGTTCCGGCTGTCTTATTCCAATCTACGCCACAGATATAAGATCTTCCAGGTTGGGGCTCAGCTGTTTCTATTTGATAGTTTTGAACTGATGCATCAATGCGCTCGTTACTAAAGACGCCATGTTCTTGCTTTCCGAACTCAGCTAGAATTTCGTGATCCCACGCAGGAGTATGTTTTCCTCCATAGTCACGTAAGAAGAATTCCTCGATAGTTGCATTCCACTCAGGTGATTCTTGTGCTATTATGTGGAACTCTTTAAATTTTTGATCTTTGTCAACACAATAAGAAAAGAATCTAGAGTGCTCGCCTGTAGGCGTGCAGCAAACTGCGATCTTACAATCATTGTGAGAAGCCAAAATAGCAGTAATAGCTACTAGGTCTTCATCAGGAATATAGTCGATTTCGTCAATAATGATGTAGTGGGCGTCCTGTCCACGAATCTTATCCGATCTATTAGTGGTATTTTTTGATCCAGCCGATAGCCCTTTAATATGAGAGCCATTTGCAAAACTGATCATGCAAGGTTTTTTAACATCTCTAACTATAGAAGACTTTATGGTCCTGCTTCTATTTATTAACATGTGCAATTCCTCAAATAGTTTTTCTACTTGGGGCTCAAATGGAGCCAATATTAGCACAGTTTTGCCTGGTTGGGTCACCGCAAAATGCAAGGCATCAACCATAAGGGTATTGGACTTACCTGAATTATGAGTTACTAGTCCATTTGCTAAAAGATACAAGTTTGTTGGTGAATCCACATGTATGTCATAGCATTGCTCTTTTCTAGGGTTCTTTAAAGTCCCGCCCATACCTTTAGGATTGAAATTATATGGAACTAGAGAATCATAAGCTGTATCATATTTTTTAGATCCAACATTCATATAAGGATCTAATTCTTTTAAAATCCTCTTACATTGGTGAATATTTTTGACAGTTATATTCCAAACAGGGCCGTTTTTATACTTAGATCTATTATCAATACCTATATTGGTGGTTATTTGCCATAGTGCTAAGAAAGCATACTGAGCGGCTTCTATTACGGATTTAGCCTGCATACCCAGACTAACAGCTATCTCTTTTATGTTGCCATTAGCATCATAATGTCGAGAGACGCTGCCATCAGTATCTATAAGCCCGGCTACTAGCCTCAATAGTGTCTGCCTATTCCAAGTCTTTATTACACTCAAGTCAACTATTTTTTCATGTGCATACTTATTATGAAGCCAATCAAAATAGTAAGGGATTTTAGCCTTGTTTTCTTTAGGCATATTCCATGTATAGTTAGTTGGACTATTTTTTCTATAGGTTGCCCCTAACTGAGCGGCAACACTAGCAACTAATTTTGGTTCAGCACTAGATATGGAAAGATAATGTTCTCTGCAGCAACCATCTCCTAATAAGGTTCCAATTACGTAAGCTAATGGCTCATCTACAGTTCCTAATGGAGCTTCAATTTCAACTCTATCAATTAAAGTATACTTATCTAACTGAGAAGTTTTTCTTAGTCCTGGGTGTGGAATATTTCTAGTTTTAGAATGCTGCTTAACTGTAGCCCAAACGTGATCTAGGGTGCATGTAGCAAGAATTTTATTTCTATGTGAAATATCTACTACATCTTGCATACCTTGATCAAATAATTCTTTAACTTTAATTATAGATCCATGTTCTGAATATACTTCATCGCCTGGATTTAAAGATTCAATAGGCACAGGCCCAGTTGGAGTAGCAACTAAAGTGCCTTTAGCAAGGCAACGTCTTCCTTGCCGTAATACTTTGAATTGAGAAGTGCAGCTAAGCACATCAGCCTGATACCATCTAAGATCCCACTCAAGCTCATACATGGCCCAAGCAACTGGATCCAGAGCTATTTTAGCTAGTTCAAAATCGTCTTCTGACTCAAAGTCTTCTAGTCTAAGAGCTTTTATTGGATCGGTTATGTGCTTGCTGCAAGATGGAGGAAATGGTGTTTTTGTTATACCTTTGACATATAACTCAGCGTAATAGTTTACGCAGGAACCACAAAGGTCCTCTGGGCCTTTCTTAACTGGCTGCCACTTATTAGCTTCGTAATCTCTTTCTGGGAGGTATTCTGGCATTTTTAAGCCTTATTAGGATTTCTTCGTCCTCTTCTAATTCGCCGAGAAGCAGCGCATCGATCATAATATTTTGTGGATACATAAACTCCAACTCCATAGTAGTTACTTCGTTTCATATAGTGTCCCATCAACAACCAATGAACCATTATTTATGATGTGGCTACGAGCAAAAAATCGACCATCATCAAAAAATTCTACTTGTGTAAAGCCGTGCTGCCAATCTGGGTTATTCACATATTCAAAATCATTACGACCAAGGTGTCCATTCTCAATAGACACATGTGTTCCCCATTTATTCGTGCGACAAATATTTCCTATTCTGTGCGTGTTAAGAGTTATAATAGTGTGACCGCCTCTTCTAACCAAGAGAGTCCCATTTGGAACAGACACACACCAAACATGACCAGAATACTTTACTTTAGTCCAATGAGATTTATCTGCTTGCACTAAGTTTCTAGTATTTATTGTAAGATAGCGCATACCATTATTGTGGGATGTTGATGTTCTGTATCCTAATCTTGCAGATATTTCTTGCAAGAAATCTATATGGTCTTGCCTATTTGAAGCAACTTGATAACTATTTTTTGAAGCTTTATTAAAGGTTCCATCTGCCCAAATATAAGTAGTTAAAAAAGATTCTAGCTGAGAAGAAGACATATTGGCTAATAATCTTGTAGGAGTCTTGTTTTCATCAAGATAATTAAATATTTTGGCTCTTACGTCGCCTTTTGGATCGTGTAAATTTATTCTGTATGCATCATAATTTCTATATTGACCGTGTTCTATAGAACCAGCGTTATATCTTTTTGTGCAAGAATATTTAATTCCACAGTTAGCAATATCTGATTTTAATCTTTCTAATCTTCCGTCAGGAGCATCAGATTGAGCTATTCTTATCTGTGATATTTTACCATTTTGTTTTTCAAAATGTCCTTCAGCCATAATCCAAGCAATTAGATTAATGAATGAATCATTTTCATTTAGTTTACACTCATTATGAATAGCTCCGGCCTTATAAGATAGTCTAGATTTAGTAGCCGCGTCTTCTGCTGTTGTTTCAAACCATTTGTTACTGCCGCTCTTGGTGGCCCAAAGTCCATGTTTATCCGTAACCATTAAATCGATGTCTCTAGATTTTAGATGGTATAATTCTGAGTAATTTGAATAGATATAAAGTTTATCAATTTTTTGATATTCTAGTTTATCTAACACCCTATTATAGGTAGCTACTATTTCAGTATCTGTTATTTGATTATAATTTTTCCAGCCTTCATTAGTAAGGATCTCAGTTTTTTCATCAAAACAGTGTCCTATTAAGATAGATGCACCACTTTTATCAGAGTGCGCCTTAGCAGACATGCCTGCACCTTTTCTTACAATTTCTCCGTGCGTAACTTCAAGATCACCTAGCTGTATACTCTGGCCATAGTCTATGAACTTTATCTCATGCTCTTTTAGGCCTATTAGCTCGTCAAAAGATAAACAGGACAGGCACGCTAATGCTGGTGCTTTATCTAGTAAGAACCTTTTTAGACGAGTCTCATGGTTGCCTTCAATATAGTATATTTCAGCATTTGGATGTTCGTCTCTTATTTTCTTTAAGAGTGCCTTACCTTCTGTAAGTTCATCCTGTAGAGTGTCAATTCTTATTGGATCTTGGCGATAAGAACTTGCGCCATAAAAATCAATGATATCCCCATTAAGAACTATTATATCTGGACCATAATCTTTAGCATAGGCTAAAGCAACTGCCAGAGCCGCTTGATCATGGTATGGAACATGTATATCTGATAAAATCAGGGCCTTTCTAAGATTTTGATTTTTTGATACTGAAACTTTGTTTAATCGTATCGAATCATTAGTCTTAAACTCTTTTGCTTTAATAGCCTTAGTATGCTGCTGTCTTATAGCGCATCTAACTTTCCATTCTGAGATTCCAAGAGTTTTAGCTATCAGTTTTCTACTTAATCCCTTTCTATACAATTCTATTATTTTATTATCAGACATTCTTTTCTACCTATGTAAATATTGACTTTCCTGGCCGATTAAAGCTCTACCAATTGACAACTGACTATCGTGAATTGCCATTAGGCTGCGCTGTCTTTGTGTGTAAGCTGTACGGGTATCTAGCATTAGCTCGTTACCAGCGTATACCTGATCGATAGACATGTCTCTTCCTACAATTGGATTAGCCATTGAACTACCCAATCCTATCGCGAGATCAATTAAGGATATAGTTCCAGCCAACCAGCCTAGATTAGACAAACTTTTACCTGTTCTTTTCCAACTGCGGTAGGAGGCTTTTGCGCCCGATCTAAGTCTTTCAGAATGTCCAGGCAATAATGGACCAATGATGTTGTCATATTTTTTTGCCTGAGACATCGTTGATCTAAACGTTGATCTAGCAACCTTTTTTCCTACCCAATTTCCAAACAGTCCAAGGCCTAAATCTAGGCCTATCATGCCATATGAATCAGCTGCAGATCGGCTCGATCTATTCCCTTGTGGATCAATTAATTGATCGTATATCCCCATTACATTAACCTTCTGCGATTATTGTGTATTGATTGAACAAGACCAGCTGTGTCAAAATTCATTTTAGATACGGCGGACTGTCCATATATTTCTACATTACGACCTTCTAAAGCAACTGGTTTTCGAATAGAACTATTATATCCATACCCAAGACCAGCAACCATACCAGCAAAGATCAAACTTTTTCTATGCTTTATTGAAGCATATGGTTTTGTTTTTACTGAATTTCTAGTGTGCTCAGTTATAGGTATTTTTGATTCGGCTGTTAATCTTCTTCGAAATGGCTTAGTTGCTATTTTTCCAGTTGTTTTAGCTAAGGTGCCGACTACTGATCTACCAAAGATACCACCGACAGCGAAACTAGTTAATGACGCGCCTGCTAATAGATTCCTAGCCAGGCCTTCTCCAGTGGAATAACGACTGTCATAAACTTGAGAGCCGTATTCAGCTGATAGGTCTTGCTTAACCTTATCCATGGCATAGTTGCCACCGTAATAGCCAGCAGCAGCCATTAAGATACCGCGACCTCTAGTAGTAGTAAAAGCTTTCTTACTACCAGTTTTTAAAGCCCCGCCAAGGGTGCTATTCAATATTTTTGACATTATTGACATTATCTGTATCTTCTAGATCCATTGTAAAGGACAGTAGGTCTACTTCTTTTAGCGCCTTTTGATCTTGATTTATGGCCTATAGCTGTCTCATGATTACGAATAGTCAGCCCCATTGTTGGTATAGAGCAATTTTTTGATTTTTGGACTATATAATAATTTGATGCCTGTCTCAAGCTATTTGCTCTACCCCCTGGGAATTCATCAGAAGGAGATATGCTGGCAAATGATGCTGGACCGCCCATCTCATTTCTAATAGCTGGAGCTTTAAGCATATTAGCTGAATAATTTTCTGATAGCCAGCTATAAGCATTTTTTGACACTTTAGTTGAATTTAGTGCCATATAGTCTCTAGCATTATACACATCAGCTATAAGCCTACCCGGACTATAGCCTACTTGAAAAGCCCGTGTATTTTGTATGTTTGAGCTATCAACATATAGGACATACCCGTATCTAGCCTTTCTAGCATGGAGGTAGAAATTTAGCTGAGATTCGTGGGATTCTAGCGGCTTGGAGAGGCGTTCAAAGCCTGTGCTGCTTATAGTTTTTACTTCGACAGGAATGTTATTTGGTAATAACACATCAACGCGGCCTTTGATTCTTAAAGCTTTATCAACAACAGGAACTTCGTATTCAGCTCCAACGGTGTCACTAAATAAATTCTGTAGCACCTTATGGAAGGTCTCGCCAGAGGCGAGAGTGCTTACGCTAGCAGCATCAGAGTCTTCTATTCCGCTTAAATAGTGCTCAAGCTCTACGCCGCGTTTTCCAAGAGCTGAAGCAGACAAATAGCCTGTCTTATTATCTTTAGAGTGATAAAGGGCATAAGCAAGACCTCCTAAAAGACCTAAGGATAATAGTTTACCCTTATGGCTGAGAATTTTCTCAGTTAGCGCCGAGCCTTTTATAGCTTCGAGAACATCCATCACTTAACTTCAAAGTCAGCGTCTTTAATGTCCTTGTCTTTAAGTCTTTTCTTTAATACTTCTCTAGCCTTATTTAAGATTGCGTTACTTCTCTCATTGGGATCTGCAAGCTGGCGACCGGCGTTAATTTGCGCTTCGCGCGTGGCTACTAGTGACTCCCTTAATTTAGACGAAACACGACTGTGATATTGTAGTGCCTCAAGAATTGGGGATAGTATATCCTGGAAGATCTGATCACCAGTGGGTGTTCCTCCAACTTGTTTCTCTTCTATGAGGGCGCCCTTTTCAGATAGATGTAACGATGCTCTGTATTTTAGGAGTTCATGCGCAGCAATCTCATAAACTATATCCATATCAAAGCTATTTTCTGGATCATAAGGATCAATAATTGACAGTGCTTGTAAATGTTTATTTACCCACATCTGTATTAATCCATCTTCAACAGGACATTGTTGTCCTATTGGGAGAGCTACGGCGGCCTCATGTAGAGGACAGTATTTAATAAAGGGACATCTCGTTCCCTTGCACATCATAGATAGCCCTGCGCTAAATCCGCGGGCCGTTCTATTGAAAAATTTATTTAATACCTGTTTAGCTTTATTGTCAGTCTCTGTGCCAAGTATTTCGTTAGTAATACTGTTTGCTATCTCAGGTATAGTCCCACCGCCCAGAGTCGAGGGAAGAAAGAAATCTTTCTTGACAGTCAACTGATTCTTTGGAATAGATGTGCTTGAGGGCAGCTCGCGCGAAGGGGCAGCTTGGTCCTGATTGTTTACAGAATCGTTCGAACCAGTCAAATTGGTCTTTATATTTTCTGGATATATATCGTCTACATTCATCGTTAGTTAGTAATTGGTGCGCTAGTTTATCCAGTGACATAAAAGTTTAGTGGCGATAATCTTTGTTAAGTCTTTTCGACTAATTTCCATTAATTATAAATTATGGTTCTTTATTGTAGTAGATTATGCCACTAAGCTAGTTAAATCGCTTCCCATTTGATATCTGATTGTAGAGCAACATTATTAAAGTCTATATTTAGAATTTCTACATGATGCTGCCCGTTACTGTCATCAAACATATTTGCTAGTCTGCTATTAGCATGTAGTGCTAACATGCTAGCTATATTCCAAATTAATTTGTTATCAGCGCTGGCCACTAGCTCATCTCCATCACAAGAGATAGTAACTGTGTTGCCGTCGCTAGTTAGCTTAACCACCTGAGGATTGGTGGCATAAAGCTTATCAAAATTTTCTATATCTTCGTTCATAGTCTATTAGCTAGTGACTGGTCTGACCAAGCATAACTATCACTGGAAATAGTAAAAACTTGATTTGCTGGAGACATCCCATTATTAAACGCTTCATACTCACTGCCTATTAGAGTATGCCGATTAGTCGTGGTCCAGAACGGATAATGATCATACCACGGCCAGACTTGCATGTAGGGTCTACTCTTTAGAGCAGCAATTTCTTTCTCCAATTCAGCTACTTTCTTTTGTAGCTTTACTATAGGCTCTTCTAATTTATCAGCCTGTGAATCTAAAACTTTTGCTTCCTCGCGAAGCTTCTGAGCTTTCTGTCTTAAATCTTCAACCTTAGTCATAAATTAGATCACGCTCCTTTTTCTTTTTTATCTTTAAGATATTTTTCTACTTCTTTATCTATCGCGCTGCTTTTATCAGTCATAATGTCAATTATTTCTTGATTGGCAGCTCGTTCTAACAAATCATTCGCCATTATCAGTAATGCTTTACTGATTGCCGGAAATGTCCTTTTATCACCAAGAGCAGCTTTATTTAATACTTTTGTTGATAAAAATTTCTTCACTAACTCTTCATACTGCTTCGGAGGAACTATCATCCGGAATTCGTGGAGGTAGTGAATAATTTTGTCTATCTGGATCCTTAGAGCTGTCGGATCTTTCGGATCGAGTGTGAGGCAGCTTTCTATTCTTGCTAGAATCTGATCTGTAGTTGTTATCATTTAAATAATCCAAAATTTGATTATTGTTATCAATTATCTTTTTTATTTGACGCTTCATCTGCTAAGATATCCTTGGCCGTTTGTATCATAGTATCTATCTCATAATACAACCGAGCCCTTAACTGATCCAAACTATCAGCGTCAATAAAAACATTCGGAGGCTGAGGTAGTAAAACCGGTCCTCGTATTGTAGTTGCCTTGTCTAGGCCAGGGACCACATGGATCCCTAGCCAAGCTCCAAAGCGGCGGGTTCTCTTTCCACCCTCTAAAATATCATCTACTAGATCCAGTTCTTGATCTAGGAACCCAAAGTTGGTTCTGATTAGATATGTGCCAGTTCCTTGAGCGGCTTCTGGCATTGGTGGTCTCTCATACGCTTTATTGTTTTCTTCGCTGTTCATGTTTCTTATCTATAATAATTTCTGATACTAAAGGCTCGTGTATAGGTTTGTGACACCGATCACAAACATCATCATTTATAATAAAGTTACTCTTTATTTCTCGTCTATTTACTTGTTCACAACTAGCCTTATCACAAGTCCAAATAACAAGTTTGTTGTACGTCATGCTGCTTTAATCCTTTCCAGCCAAGATAATATAGCTGGTGCTGGTGTAAACAAGTTCATATGGTGATATTCATATTGGCCGGCCCTGAATATCGCTTTCGAGATACCGAGTAGCTCTCCAGTATTTGCGTCATAGATTCCTCCACCGGAGGAGCCTGGTGCTGCATCGGCACTAGAAATAGTCTCTCCGCTACGGATAGAAATTCTTCCTTGGGTGAAAACTGGATCTTCCCCAAGAGGACAGCTAAGGGTTATACAGCTGTCATTATTTTGAATAGGATTGCGGGTAATAGCTGGAAATAGAAGCTTTACAGCCGTTTTACAGGTAATAAGCGCAATGTCTAATTTTTCATCCTTGCCTACTACTGAAGCTAGAACATTGTCTAGCAGAATACCATCAGAGAAAATTCTTAATCTAATTTCTCCAGCTGCCTTATCTACAACATGCGCACATGTTAAAAAATACGCAGTGTCAGTTTTTTGATCAATCGGCGCGGCTGTTCCGGATATTTTACCAAAAGTAGTATCAACCGTAACATGCGCCACAGAGTAAAACCTAATGCTAGTAGATGTAACTGGTGAGTCAATGACCCCGCAGGAGTTAGTAACTAGAAGAGCTGCCATAAATAAAGTTCTCATAGGGAACACCTCTTCCATTTAATAAAAAATCTAATGCTTACCGAATATAGCCTCCAATAATTGGGATAACAAACTAGTAATACTAGTTATCAAAGCTATAATAACCGCCAACCGATTATGCCCTGCTTTCTTATCAGCACTATCATCTTGACCTTCCCTTGTTTCTAAGTAGAGACGAAACTCATCTACAGATCCCTCTAGTCTGGATATTCTAATTAGTAACGAGTTATCTGCGTCATCTCTAACCAATAACGACAGCTGCTGATGTAAATCTTTTAAGAAGTTAATCTCTTGCTCTAAGGTCTCTAAGGAAACATTATGTCCCTGTATCTCTTTTATGAAGCGAGATAGTATTTCTTGATTTTCAATAATCAAATTTTTTATTTGTTCGATGTGTTCCATAGAGAAAATCCCTCTGTATGTGTTTAGCGAGAACCCTTAACGCGTGTAAAAAAATTATAGTAAAATTTTTTAAAAATAGACCGGCTGTAAATTTAATAGGGATTCTATCAATAAAAAGACAGCTAATCACTAAATAGACAGGTAATAGTGTTGGGTTTGGGTGCTTAGTAAAGGAGACTCATGTTGAGTTTCACGCCCACCCGGTCTTCTTTTAATGGAGATTTCCATGGCTACTCGCCTCTTCACTGATTACGCGATCAAGCTTGGACAAGCTGAGATCTTGTTCAAGAACAACAAGATGGACTACAACACGTTGTTGTGGTTCAAGTTCATGTATGAGCTCACCAAGCAGCTCATGCTCAAGGAGCAAGCCCAATGAGAGCATTCATCATCTTCTTCCTCTGTGTGGTGTGTGTTGGTCTGCTCACCACTAAGGTCAAGCAGCTCAAGCACAGCAACAACCCTGAGCGTGCTGTCATCGATGCTGCTATCACTAGGAACATACCTAGTGAGCACATTGCCCTGTTGTCCCCTGTGGTGTATGCCATTAGGAGGGCTGAGAATGGTAGGGCAGGCAGGGAGTTCGGTGTTCTACACCCTAGGGCCATAGATACCAACCTGGATACCCAGGCTGGATGGTGTGCTGCTACCGTCTACAAGGAGTGGGTGCGGCAAGGTAGGCCCAGTAACATGGGCACATTCATACCACTGCTTGGCAATCGCTACTGCCCAGTGGGTGCAGACAATGATCCAACAGGCCTCAACAGGCACTGGGTCAAGAACGTCACCAAGTTCTACAACCAGGAGATCAACAAGTGAGACCCTACCGTCACTGCCAGAATACCACTGGCACCAGGATGATCATTATTTTGATCATCGTCGTTCTGTTCCGTGTCCTTATTGGTCTGTGACCAAGGAGATCTGCAATGACACTCGTTCGCTGTGACGTCTGTGGTGTGGACTACAAGTCCAACCTTCCCCACTTCATGCTGCTCAATCCTGAGGATGCTGTCTGTGATGCATGCCTCAAGACGCCCGCTACCAGCAACCCCTCTTCCCTTACCCTTCTCACCATCAACGACGGCACGTTCGTCTTCAAGTTCGTGCCCAGCAGCAGGACGGTCGAGGCTAGCAAGGGCAAGATCACTGGCAAGTTCGGCCTGTTTGTCTGGAACCCGTCGTTCGAGAAGGCCAAGCTGCTGTTCAAGTCCTACAAGTTCTTCCTGTCCAATAGGAAGAACCCCAACGCCACCAACATGGACCACGAAACAAGCCTGTTCATCAGGTCCCTGGAACGTGGGCTGGCTCGATTCATGCAGAAGATCAGTGCTGCCAACCCTGGGAAGACTCGTGGGTCTTGGATTCTCAACCCGGATGGCAGCTTCCAAGATACTGACTCTCACACGGCCAGTGCCGAGTTCTGAGTCAAATAGGTGATGCTGTCTACCTATCAATTAAATGACAGCGTTCTGTTGGAGTCATGCACATGTTCGTAGCTTGCGTTTGCTGTGGTGAGATCTTTCAGCTGCCGGAAGGTAGCTATCAGCCTGTCTGCAACGTATGCAGGAGGGCTGACTGATCAGAACCAGGTTGGAGTAATCTATCGTGACTACTCCGACCATTCTTTGAGCTTGTCAGATGGCAGTCATGCAGGCTCCGAGGTAAGTATCTGGCCTGTAGCCAGTTACAGGAACTGCCGAGTCACGTTCACACACCTAGTTCACATGGAAACCGTCACACGTTCCCTCCCTCCTTCTGTAGGTCTCAATACCAAATGCCTAGAAGCGATACTTGCTACTGGCACGAATAGGCGCGCCAAAGGGCTGATCGCCAACATCGCCGAGATCCTTGCGGTTGATCCCAACCTGGAGTTGGAGACTTCCGAGGCGCTCGTGAAGAAGCTTCAGCAAGCCGTGAAGCGCGCGATCTACCGAGTTCGTCCTGAACCCACCTGGCGGTGGGAGGCTGGGGAACTCGTCAAATACAACTACAAGCTCTATCAGGAACGGCTGTCCAATGAATGGCTGTTCTATGTGGAGCTCCCCAAGGAGATCTCCCAGGAGAAGCTGGAGACGATGGCTATTAGAGCTGAAAGGCGCGACTACCATCTGTTGGGAGTCAAGGCTGGCGATCACACTACCACTGCTGTGCTTGCCAAGGGCAAGGGATTCGGGCCCGCTATCATCCATGCCATGGGTGGGATCATCGGCATGCAACTGATCAAAAACAACCGGCTCAAGGACCTTCAGAACGCAGTGCAACTGCTCTGTCGGTCTGGAAGCATGGCTGTTCACCATGAGATGATCACTTGGCCTACCAAGGTCAATGACAATCCCAAGTATGATGGGCTAGTGGCCAGAGTGTCCAGGGAAACCATGGACCAGATCAAGCGCTGCTGGTATGGGATGCCTCAAAGCACCAAATGGGTGCAGATCACCATCATTGACAGGGAGAATGGTCACGCAACCAAGGGCGCGATCATGGAGTGCGATCCTGGTCAAGAACCTGAGGTTTACTCCGAGTCCTGGAAATTCGGCTGCCTTACCGGCACCCTCAACCCCAGCACGATGCTGGTCCACAACACGGATAGCCTCTACAGGCCGACTCCATGCCTGAACATCCAAGCACTCGTCTATAACTACAACACCGACGAGATCAAAAAACTGATCGAAGAGCTGTTCGTGCCATCGATCAGAAAAATGACAGACTTCAAACACTTTGGGCTGGCCCATGGTGTGGAGAAGCTGATGGCACTCGGCTATGGTATCGACCTGGATAGGGCGCGCTACTTCCACAAGAAGTTCGTATTCGAGGCTGCTACCAAGGCCGCAATGAATGGTATCCGAGTCAAGGCTGCACCCAATCCAGACCTGGAGCCATTCGAGATCAAGGTGCCCAAGTTCTGCGAGTGGGTGGTTGGTGACCTCGTGGATGTGACCAGAGATCCCAGCTTGCCTGTGGGCAACTCCACGCAGCGTTACACTGTCGTGGGATACACCAATGGTAACTACTGCGAGATCAGTAGTGAGCCGTGGATGACAGTTCAAGGCGGCGATTACGATGGCGATGATTGCAGTGTTACCAGCGACACTGTCAATATTTTGCCAGGTAAGGTGTATGACAAGACACCTGTCAGTTTGTTGACACAGAAGAAGAAGTCGGTGCGCACTGGTGCTACTAGCTGGAAGGAGCGCATCAAGCAGGCCATGTATACCATTGAAGGTAACATTGGCAAGTGGGACCTCATGGCCCGCAGAGCCTATGAGATGGGCCGATTGGACTATGAGATGAAGCTACAGCTATCCAGGGCTGTGCAAGCTGAGGTCGATCGCAAGAAGCACGAGGTGCCCATTGTGAACGTGCCTGCAATCCACAACCTGGAGAAGATGGACTTCGCCATCAACCACGTCCGGGCAAATGATTGGGAAGCGCCCATCATCAAGGGGACAATCTATGAAAGGATTGCCCTAGTAGCCCAAGAGGTAGCAGATACCTGGCTGCCTCTGCATGGGATCGATCAACAGCGTATCAAGATCCCAGATTGCAAGATGGCAGTGTCTCTGAGATCACGCCAGTTGGCTGAGTTCTATCAGGACTGCTTCAAAACAATCCTGCGAAAGAACCAAGAGAACAAGACGCTATCTGAGCAAGATGTCAAATCTTTGACACAGGCTGAGATGGAGCGGCTTGCACTCCGTATCAAGATCAGGCTGGACAAAGCCAAGAAGGTCGGTGCATGGGCTGTGTTGGCTCGCACACTGGCCAAATACAGCAGTCCGAACCTGGTTTGCAAGGTCCTGACCTTGGACGAGGCTAGGATTGTTTACTCCGGTTCCTTGGTTCGCCTGACAAACTAAGGAATCTTTGGAGGGATTGTGGGCATTGTGCTCACATCCTCCATGTCTGTTTAGTCGTTTTGATCCTAACGAGGATACACATGGAAGCACACATCAAGAATCTGTTCAAGCACGGCGTCAACGAATACAACCGAAAGGAGCGCAAGCTGGGTGACAACACCCTGGGCATGAGCGTGTTCCGCCAGGCCTACAGCCGACGAGACAAGTCCTACTTCGGGATCGAGCTCGCCGACAAGTTCGAGAAGCTCATCATCGAGCTGAACCGACCGGAGATCATCACCTACTCCCGAATCGCGGAGGACGACAAGGGACAGCCGGTGCAGATCAAGCGTGCCAACTCGGCCAACATCGGCTACGCCCACGAGGAGCAGGGCCTCATCCTGCTGTTCCCCAACGGTGACGACGCTCGTGATGCCGAGCAGCGTCTGATCGAGGCCTATCCGGGCCTGCTGAACGGAGACGAGCCGATGATCATGTCTGGGGAGCACCTGGAGAAGCTCATCGATGGCGATGTCCTGGACCAGTTCCTGCAGATGGAGAACCTGCGGAACACGACCGAGCTGGGCCACCGGGTGATCCCGATCCTGGAGGAGCTGGTGTTCATCAACGCACCTCCCAGCCTGCCTGGCAAGGGCCTCTACTGGGTCAAGGCCCAGGACAACGTCAGGCGCCCCAACACCAAGGTGGAGCAGGAAGCCGAGCTCGCCCCTGGCGACGATGTCAAGTTCTGATCCAGGTGTCAAAGAATACTCTCATGAGTGAATAGCTCGTGGGAGTATTTTTTGATGCTACATCCCATCAGGACAGTCCAGATGAAGATCCAACGCAACACCAAGATTCCTGTTCGTGATCGTCGCGACATGCTCAAGGTCATCCAGCGCTATCCACGATACAGCTCTGCACGAGCAACCGTGGTCAAGCTGGAAGCACAACGTTACGGTGTGTCGACCGTGGCAGTCTACTACCACTGCAAGCAGGCAGGTATCTGAACATGAACAAGGACATCAACTGGGAGTGTCTGAAAAATGACATCCCATTCGGCCAAACTGCTGGTGTGCTCATCGGCAAGACTGTCGGTGGCATCGCCTATGGCATCCGCCACCCCATCCTTGGTGCATCACAACTGGCAGGATCCGCAGAAGGATTCTTCCAGGGACTGAAGCTGGGACTGGAAGTGACCGCCGCCAACTTCGAAAAGGCCAAGATCCGTGGCAGTGTCAGTAAATTGACACAGCAGGGCCAGAAGTTGGACCAGGAGGAGACCAAGATCCTCAACAACCTCGTGGAGATGGATAGCAAGCGCCGCAACATTGTGGCCAAGCTCAAGGATCTCCCCGAGCACATCCGCAAGGAAATCCTGGGCGAAGTGCAGCTGACTCCTGCACCCGCCTAACCAAGACCGCCGTTAGTGTGACAACGAGGCTAGGTGTTAGGAGGGCTAGTAGCTAAACCAATATGGCTACTAGTCCTTCTATTTAAGGATGAGTCATGACAGCCCGAGTGTTATCATTAATTTGATAGCACGAGGGTGTAGGTAGTAGGTGTGTATCTCTCAAATCCCTGGATTAGAGGGATTCTGTGACCTCTATTCAGGAAAACAGGGGTAAAAACAGTGATTTTACTCCAAAAACACCATAAATTGCAATCTTCCCTGGGAATAAATGCATTATTCGAGGTTTAATTAGGAAATCAGCTCTAATAACCCGCGCGTATGTGAAATTATCCTGATTATTTACTGTCAAAAAACTAATAGTATAAACACATTAGCTATTAAAATATTGATAGCTATAGTCACATTTAATACTAAATAACCAACAACCCATAGAACAAACCAAAGAAAAACCCCAAGCTACGATGAAGATAAATCCAAAACCAAGACTCTATAAGCAGCTACGTGACCTAATGCCTGGTGATCTATTCAGACGACCAGATTTTGAAACTATCTATATGAAATTAGATAAACGATCTGATTATCCATTCAACATAGTAAACATACTTAATGGCTATCCTGATTGTGAACGAGAAACTACTAAAGTAATACTTGTAGAAGGGGAATTTACTGAGAAATAGGGAAGGGCCGGGCTATCAAAAAACTGACAGTGAGAGTCATATGAAGATCGCACGCAAACAACCCAATCCAGTAAAGCTAATAGAGATCCTTCCTGGAGAAACATTCACGCTTCTCAGTGGAATTAGAATCTTTATCAAAATCACATCTATCTCTAATAGTAAAGTTAATGCTATTAGTCTAGACGATGGAGGGCCGCGCTATCATTTAATTGACAGTAACCAGATATGAAGATCATCCAGAAGAGTCCGAAACAAGTAGTAGTCACATTTAAAGAACTACCACGTGGCCAGGTCTTTAAAGCTGTGACTAATGCTGAAATATTGATGAAGATTGAATCAATATTCTGCGATATATGGTTCACTGCAGTAAGCCTTACTGATGGAACTTTAACTCCTATTGATGACACATCATTAGTTATTCCTCTTGAAGCTACTGTTGTAGTTGATTAAACGAACATGCGGCACACTATCAATTATCTGATAGTTCGAGCCCACAAAAGGACACAGCCATGAAGATATCCCAAGTTCCAATTGTTAGATTCAAGCAAATTAATGTAGGAGTATGTTTCAAGTTGCTAGATGATTCTGACGCATATATCAAAATTTCAACAGAACTTGATTATGATAGAGATGCCGTCAATCTTGTAACTGGTATTGGAGTTCATATCAACGAAGATACAGAAATAATTACATTTCCAAACGCAACAATAAATCTTAATGGCCAATCATGAAAATCATAGATAAAAACATTAGTAGCAAGAAAGATTGGTCATTAATCAAAACAGGTGATCTATTTAGAATTGGTGGAGATAATGACATCTATATGAGAATAGAAGACAATGCAAGTGGGTATAACGCCATTAGTCTTAATAGTGGCATAATGGTTGCAATGTATTAGAATAAAGTCTATGTTGTTAATGCTCATTTAGTAGAGGAATAAGGCGCATCTGTCAAATAAGTGACACATGGACGATTATCTAAGTTATCTTGAGAAAAGACGGATTAACAACCTAAAAAGGGAAGATGCATCTATCAAATTCGCTAGTGTATCAATCATAATCATGATGACTCTAGGAGTAGTATCCTTAGTATTACTAGCAGTTTTAAAGAGAGTATAACACTACCTACTAGCCTTCATGGCTTATGTGCGTAATAGGCTGGGTAGGCTTGGTTAGCACTAACCTACAAGAAGCGACATAACTAGTTATATATAATACTACTTACATTGATAATTAATTAATACTCATAATACTATTAAATAATTAACGATTGTTTCAAGTTTTTATTAAAAATAACACATGCGACGCTGTCATTAATTTGACAGTTACAGGAATTTGTGGAGAGCAGGGTCGGCAACGCGGCCTTGAACTCCTCATAGATAGCAAGTGAGGGAAAAGCTTACCTCATGGTATTAGATATATCTACATACCTGCTATCAAAAAGCACTAGTCTAGTAGCTAGATGCCGGGCACTCTGCTAGTTGTCCGTAACACTAATGGTGTTTCAGCGTTAGTGTATAGAAACATACTGGAGCTAGTATCCATGACTCTCTGGTAGATGGTTCATGGTCAAATTAAATCTACCACGCTAGAGTATGTTCTGTGCTCAACACTCTAGTTAAAATTAAAACACAGCTATGGAACAACGCTTACGGGCTGCGTTGTATAGATTACCTGCTGAGACAACCCGTATTTACTCCTGCTAGCTGAGTTTAAACAGCTCTTAAGTGCTAGCGCGTTGTGTCAATAAAATGACACGTGTGAGCGAAAACTATGGGTCGAGCTAGACGTTCCCATAGCATAAGTTAGGAAAGATCATAATAGGGTCTGATCAACCTGGTGCTACAACCTATTAGATCAATTCTAACCTAGCACCAAATAAAAGTTTGACCGTAGCAAAACAAAAGGTATTGCAAGACCTTAAAAAACAAGGCTTAAGTGGTAGGTTAGCCCGTCCTTGTTCTTAATATCGTAGGAATCTACGTGTTAAGTTAAAATAACCCCAGTTTCGTGGCGTCTGGTATATTACTGTGGTCTGCGTAAAAGCAGCAACCACTAAGCACGGTGAAAATCCGTCACGCTACACCAATATTGCCAGGTGAGAGAGCTGTCCTTATGACGGCTCGTATCTGAGTTACCTCAGATCTCAGTTGGCTTTCAAATTGTCTAGTAAGCCAGGGATTTGACCTCCAACCCCCCCCCCATCTCTGCCTTACTAGATTTGATATACATCTTTGGAAGAGACTGTCCTAGTTCTGTCTGGATCGAGAAAGTACAGAAACGCATGGGTGAGAAGGCAAACTAGGATTTAATATAGTTGGGCCGCCCTGGCAATTTAGTGTGTAGTAATACAGACTGTTGCCGGGGCCGCTTTTTTACAATCAATTTTGTTGTAGGACCTGTTGTTTATAGATAACGGGGATCAGATGCTTGACCAGATCCGTAGTGTAATTGAATAATACCAGTTACACGCTAAGGATTTGCTTCATCTATAAAGCATCGCTACAACATTTCATTTTCTGACGCTACCTGAGTCACTTCTGGCATTTGTGGTTCTGGAACAAACTGAGGCTAAAGTCCAGAGAGGGTGTTTAATGGTTCACACCCTTCATCCCTTTGGTCTCATTTTTAACTATGTTCTATCTAATCGGCGCTGCTGTCTGTTTTTTAATACTCTTAGTAATTAGTGCTGTTAAATACGAATGGAGTATAAAAGACTTTAATTCAGATGAAGTAGTTTCAGAAACAATGGCAGCACTAATCATAAGCTTTCTAGGATGGTATTTAATACTACCCGTGCTATTTTGTATTTCAATTGCTAGGTTATTTAAGACCTAGCCCTTCGACGAATTCGGGCCGTGACCACCTTGTGTGGCAGACTGGGGTTCACTATCCTAGACGGTCCACCAATTTTAGGAACCTGCGATGGCACAACCAGAAAGCATCTTTCAGAAGCTGAAAGCAACTGACTGGAACAACCCAATCAATATTCTGATTGTGGCAGTCATTCCTTTTACCATGTTCACCCTGGGAAGTCTTTTTAACACTGGACTTGTCCTTGGTGTGTGCATGGCTATCAGTTCATTGACATTGTTTTCTAAGCTGCCACGCTGGCTTAAGAAAATCTGCCATAAGTGCCCACTCATTACTGATTTGGTCTTCACAGCTGCTGCTAC